ATAAATAAAAATTCGTGGCAATACGAAAAAATCATGGAAACCATATCGATCGATTCGTGGCTAGTCTATATAAATAAAAATTCGTGGCAATAAAAACAATAATGATATATGTCTATAAAAACAATTTCAATTGAAAGCGGCAAGAAGTATTTAAGCGAGGTTATTGAATTCCTTCCATCTCATTGTCTGATAAATAAAGGAATCACAGGATGTGGAGGCACAACTCTCGAGCTAACATGCAAGAGAAATAGTGTGATTTTAGTCCCAACAAAAAACCTTGTAATTTCAAAATGCTTAAACTCTAAAAATTATTTTGGAGTTGTTGGAGATATAACAAAACAACAAATAAGAGAATACGCTAATTGCCAAATAGAATTTAAAAAAATAATTGGTACATATGACTCTCTGGGAAAAATAATGGATGCTATTCCAGAATGTACGAATTGGTTTCTGTTAATTGACGAGTATCATTTACTTTTTAATGATTACTCTTTTAGGTCTTCCGCAATTCTTGGAATATTAAATAATTTTAGGCGGTTCACTAATTGGTGTTTTTTAACAGCTACTCCATTAAATGATAAATGTATTTTAAAAGAATTAGAAGGTATAGATAGAATTGAATTTAAATGGGAAGATGCAACAAAAGTAAACATTACAATTAGAAACACACCATATATACAGCGTGAAATAATAAATGTTATTAATTCATACCCGACAAGAAATATTCATATTTTTTTGAATAGTGTTGGAACAATAAAATACATTGTTAATAAACTTAGCATATCTGATTTCCGCGTTATTTGTTCTACAAATCAAACTACAAGAGTAAAAAATAAGAGAGAAATAACATCTCCTATTTGCAAACTAAACTTTTACACGTCATGTTCATTTGAAGGAGTAGACATTAATGATGAAAATGGAATGTGTGTTATTTTATGTGATACAAAAATTGCTTCTACAGTTCTAGATATATCAACAAAAATTCGGCAGATTTGCGGAAGAATTAGAAATTCAAAATATAAAGATGAATGCATAGTTATTTTAAATACAAAGACACATAGATATTTAGGTTGCTCTAAACAAACATTTTTGGACAAAGTTAATTTAAATGAAAAAAGAGGATTAAGCAGAATGGAGGTTATAAACCATGAAACAGACGAACAGTTAACAACTGACCTTCTATGGTTTAAAGCCACGCCTATGAATTATATGTCAATTTATATAAATCAGTATGACACAAGATTCTTTTTTGATGAAAATTTAAAAAAGATAGATATTTATAATTATGAATTAATCTCTGAAATTTACAACAGCACGATTAGCGTTTTAACGGAATACAAAAAACAAGATTTTAATGCTTGTGAGTATTCCCGATCAGAAATATTTAAATCCGACAAAAAGGGTTTAGAGTGGATTAACAAAATAATATGTGAGTCAAATAAGGCAACCTGGACGTATTCAGAAATAGAAGATGTTTTTCCGTCTTTATTTAAAGAACATTATTTAGAGTGGCACAAAAAAAGTTCAATTAAAACATTTTTCCCAGAATATGTAAAGAAGCGTGAAATAATTAATGGTAAAAGACAAATAACATATTTTTTCCCGTTAGTATGCAAAACTTCGCAAAATAAGGAATAGTTTTTATAAAGTGCTAATTTAATATTATAATTGTTGCGTTAATTCTCGAAACGTTTAATTAAACAAAATAAAAATATGAATATTCGATTTCGTAATGTGCCCGTTGTGGGCGTTAAGAAGTTCCAGCAGGGCGGTCCTGTAGACGCACCAGCTGAAGGTGGAGCTCCCGCTGAGGCTCCCATGGAAGAGGAACCCGCAGAGCAGCCCCAGGAGGGCGGTGCACCTCAGGGTGGCGGTGATCCAATGGAAATGTTGATGCAGGTCGGCCAGATGGCAGCTCAGGCTTTACAGAGCCAGGACTGCAACGCTGCTATGCAGGCTTGCGATGGCATTGTGCAGTTTATCCAGATGATGCAGCAGGGCGGAGGCGCACCCCAGCAGGAAGCTCCTCAGGGTGAACCCGTATATCGCAGAGGTGGTAAACTCGTAGGCTACATCCGTAGGTAATAAATAGAAATTAATGGTTTAAGGACGGAGGAGGTATATAATAATTTATACCTCCTTTTTTAGTTTAAATGCAAAATATGAGTCAATATATTAAAAAATTACAAACAGGCGGAACGGTAGTTGGAAGTGATCCATCTGTGCCTAATGAATAGGTCGTTGTAGAGACTCCCGTTTCCGAGGAAGAGCAGCCAGTATTATTTTAGACATCAAGTGGAAAATATGATGCTGCTAAACTTGCCGAACTTTACGAAAAGAATATTCCTTTATTTGCTGAGCATATAGGATTCCGTAGAGGCAGCAAGAAATACAATCAGTTTTTGAATGAAGCTGCAAAAATCCAGCAAGGACTGCGTGATGGGTCTTTGAGACGTGGCGATGGTATGATCTACTCTGGAACATTTCTTGGAGATGATAACAAGATGCAATCATATGGTCTTGGTTTGTTAGACAAGATTTTGGAATCAGCACCTCAGTATGAAGCACCTAAAGCTAAAGAAAAAGAAAAGTATAACTTTGGCGCTCTTAGAAAATATTTCTGGAATAGATTCTATGGCGGTAATGAGGATGCAGATCTTCAATCTTGGGTTGATCGCGATGCGTTAGACGATAATGGAGTACGTGGTAATACAAATAGAGCAAATGCTCTTGCACAGATGCTTACCGATTATGCAGGAACTCTAAGCGATGACTCGTTTGATTTTCAGGGTAGTGCATTCCATGATCTTGCAGATTATAAGCAGAAGCTCGCAGAAGCCGCCGCATCATTAGCAGATGGAACATACGACAATAATGATGCAACAGCATTGGATGCTATAGGATTTGGCAGATCATTACGTGAACGTTTACTTGGCAATGGTCAAGAAGAGGAAGTTGATGATGACCCTGAATCATACAATAATCAGCTCAAGATGAAGAAGAAGGAGCTTGATGCAGAGCTCAAGGCCGGAGTTATTACTCAAGAAGAGTACCGTGCAGCACTCCAGGAATTCACTGAAGATTGGAAAGATAGGAAATACGGAGATGCAACATACAATCGCAACTATTAGAATTGGGCAAACAATCACTGGGGATGGACAGGCGACACATTCAATGAAGAGCAGCAACTTGATACCAGAGCTTGGGATCAGGCAATGCATGATAAATGGAGCGGCATTTCTGGAACTAGCGAGGCTGATTCTACACCATCTTGGCTTTCTGATTAGAGAAACGCACAGTATGCAGATAAGTTGCTCGAGTTGGTTATGAATGGCCAGCGTGTCAATCCTAACCAATTAGGCCCCAATGGAATGACCAACTCCAATATTTTGCGTGGTATCATGATGGAATTTGAAAATAATCCTTCTTATATTACACCTGTTGATGAGGATCGTTTCTATCTTAACAAAACGATAAACTACGAGAACGGAACCGCTTTGATGTACAACAAGAAAACAAAACAATTCTATAGAGTACATGTGAGCGATTCAGAAACTCCACTTTTGTACCAGTATCTAAAATCCGAATATCAAAAGAAGAATCCAAGACGTCGTAGAACATCAGCTGGAGGCGCTCATGTCTGGGCTAAATATGGCGCTAAACTTGAAGCACTACGTACAGGTGGAATTATCAAAGCTGCTAGTGGTTATGATCTTGCAGCCCTTGGACAGCAAGCTAATTAGTAGAACGATGCAGAACGTGAACTGAGATACGAAGCAGAAGCTAAGGCCAGGAATATGTCTGTTGAAGATGTAAAGAAAGGCAAGCAAAAAGCTGGAACTCAAAAAGGTTCATCTCTTCGCAAATGGAGCACAAACCTTGATATTGCAAGCGGTATTGCTTCTTTTGTTCCTGTTATTGGTAATGCTATAGGTGCTATTGGAGGAACAGCTGGAACAGTCGGTAACTTAATAGCTGATGCAATGGATGATAGCGTATCACGTAGTGAGATGATGCGCAACCTTGCTATAAACGCAGGAATGACTGGCTTGATGCTTATTCCTGGTGGTGGTCTTGTAAAAGCAGGAAAGGCAGCAGCACAGCTCGGAATGACAGGCTTGGGTGCTTACAATGTTCTGTCAAATCTCGATAGAATCAAGGAGTTGAGAGCAAAGGATAAAGCAGGCACGCTTTCTCACGAGGAAGCGCGAGAGCTTGATGCTTATTACTCTATGGCTTCCGGAGCTGCCACTGGTACAAAATCATTGTCTGGACAAGCTGCAGCTAAATTTGGCAATAATATAGCAGGAAAAGCAGCAGCGTTTGTCAGTGATCCTGTCCTTGCATTATCTCCTGGTAGAAATGCGAAGGCTGCATTTAGAGGTCTTTATCAACCTATGGAATCAACATCAGAAGGCGCAGGACGTGGCAATAGTTTCCTTTTCACTGATGCTAATGGCAACGAGATAAAAGTATCAGCTAAGCAGAAGAAAGCAATGAAGGCAGCTTTTGATAAAGCTGTAAAAGCAGAAGGCGCAACATCAGAAAGTGTCAATAAGGCTGTCGGTGAAGCTTGGGCTAAAGCAGGAACTTCAGAACAAGCATTGCAGTACTCTAACACAAGACATTAGGCAAATGTACTTTGGAGTGATGATGTTCATGCTGGCAATTGGTTGACAAACAATGCTGATCCTACATCTCCAAAAGTTTTGAATATGGTTGATGTAGACGGTAATGCAGCAGAAATAAAACTGAGCGTATAGGATCAAAAAAATATGCGTTCAGCATATAAGACGGCAGCTGATGCAATAGGAAAAGATCAAGTCATGAAAGGAATCGGCAAGCCTGCCAATACTGAAATATCAAGTTTGAGTGCTGCAGAAAAGACAGCATATGATACAAAACTTGCTGAATTATAGGAAATTGCCGGACTTGATGCTGCTAAATCTAAATTTGAAGGATTGAGTCAAGTAAAAGCTCATGATATATCTGTTGGTGTAAATCCAAATGCTCCTGTTGTTATGCCTGATGGCTGGACCAAGGCAACAGGTTGGACAAGTCATTTCAAACGTGGTCCGAAGATTGGAGACTTTACCGATGAGGTTGGATTCTGGGATGGAATGAAAACTGGAAGTGGGTACGCTTATGATCCAAAGACTGCCGATGGATTGCGCAATCTTAGAATGAGAGTTGGCCAAAGAGCAGCTGATCGCGCATACTTAGGTAAAGGTTTAGGTTGGGCCATGGATTACCTCAATACCAATGCTGAGATGTCGCGTGGCATGGGAGCAGTCAGAACAAGAACTGATAATGTGCTCGATAACAAAATAATAACTGAAAGAGAGATTGAAAAACAGGCTGGAAAACCAGGAACAAAAGCATATGATGCAAAGCAATTCCAGGATTGGTTTGGAACAAGAAAAGATAAGCAGCCAGTGCTTGATTATATAGCAGATTATGAAAGAGTGCATGGTCCACAGCCTCAATATAAGAAGACACAACTTGCGAAAGAATATCTGAAAGGAACTGCAGGAGCTGGCCCAAAGATCATGGACAATCTTTTTGATGGTCTTAATCCTGAACAGCAGAAGGCACTTCGTGAATATTATTCTGGCAAGATTGATCCACATTTTGATCCGAACGCAGCAACGCCAAGATATGCTGATGACATAGATATAGCATTGATGCTTCGCGAAGATATGGGTAGAGGCTTGAAATCTGAAGAAATTGCAAATCAAAGACTCATTGAGGGAAGAGTTGGAACATATGGTGCAAAAGATGCAGCCGGCAATTTGATAGCTGATGATTTATACGCTACTACTACATCAAGAACAAAACTGAATGATCTTGCTGATTATGCACGTCGCAATGGTATAGCAGCATCTGATGATTCTGATGTCACGGCTGTTTATAAATTATCGAATGATCCTGCGCATACTGCACTTGTAAACGCAGAACTTCAAACTAAATTTGATACTGCAAAATCCCTTGGCGAGCTTGAAGCATGGAAAGCATCAGTTGGTTCAGAAATGTCTAATAATGCAGAGCTTAGAGCAAGAGCTGCTGGCTCTACCGTATCAGAGGCTGAGTTTAGAGCTTTAAGAGATAGATATAATGCTAACAAATCAGCATTTGACCGTTTGAAAGCAGCAGAGGCTACACGTGGAGGATTGACAAATTCTGAAAGGCAGAAACTCAATGATTATATAAACAAGAATAATAATGAGTTTTCTAAAACTGGAACAGGTTCTGCATTAACAGATACAGATATACAGAACGAGTTGGGACTTATACGTACTGACGAAGCTGCAGAGAAAGCAACAGCTAGAAAGATTGCAAGCTATGGATTTGATCCTGACGAGATTGCAGAAATATAGACTAGCGGATAGACATTCAGAGATAATCTGAAAACAAAGAATCCAACAATGAGTGAGTATGACATAAATTCTCGAACCAGGAAATATATTCAGAAAAAAGCACAAGTAAAAGATACAACAAGAAAGAGAAATGCAGCAAATGCTCAGCATTTACTTGAACAAAAAATAGATGCAGAAAACAAGAGACTGACATCAACCTTACAGGTTGGCCTTGAGGTTTCTGATGATATAACAAAAAACAAGATACTTGGAGAGATCGATGTTGTGACAGAGCGCTTGAGGGATATGTTACCTGAAAACTTACGAGATATTGATGGTTAGGATGTTAAAGCAAATATCGAGAAATACCTTTTGCAAGAAGTTAACCAAAAGGGAAGAAGTGTTTCTGACGTAGAAGCGCAATTTGCTAATGCATTAAAGAAAAACAGCGATTTGCAGAATCTTCTTTCTGAAGTTATGCATGCGGACGATAGTCTCGAGATTACGGTAAAAGCTCCAAGAACACCAAGTGGACCTCGTCCGATGTCAATAAATGAAAAATTGAAAACTAATGCTGGGTCTCTTACAAAAAAGGAATTACAAAAAATTGCAACCCGTGCTGGTATAACAGTTACAGATTGGGCTGCATTTTAGAATAAACTTGAAAAAATCAATTTCAATAGGATACCATCTTCGAATTGGAATTCTGTAATATAGCGTGCTCAAATAAATCATTCTGGCAACAAGATATTTGCATACGGTGGTGTTCTTGAACGCATGAGATCTCTGCGTGATGTAAATTTTACCTCAGATGATATTGATGCCACCGCCATATCATCTAATGCTAAAGGTGGCATCTTAAAGGCTGCAGACGGAGATAAAGTTGTACAGAACCCAGAAGATTGGGCATGGTATAATGACCTATGGAAATAGAAGAATCTTGGCAATGTAAATCTTAGAAATAGAAATCAGTTTGCAAATTCTGATTTGAATGCAAATGATCACAACAAGAATTTCGATCTTGGACAGGCTGCTGCAAAAAATGACGCATATACATCACAAGCAGATATAGTAGGCGATGATTTGCAGCGATACTATCAAACAGCATATAACACTGACAATATCGATGATTTCATAAGCCATTACAACACAGATGCTAGTAAGATCAGGAGTTTCTGGGGTGTGCAGCCCGATGGCTCAACTATAGATACAGCATACAGTGCAAACACTGATAAAGGACAGAATATACAAGACCACAACCGATTGTTCAGATCAATGTTCTACAATAGAAGCCAAAATTCAAATAATAGAGGTATAAACTGGAACATTGGATATCAGGATAATATCGATGACACAATGGGAACCCAAACCTGGATGCGTCGAATGGACCGATACAAGACAGAGTGGGACAAAGATACACTTGAAGGTAAGATGTCAAGAGTTCATCCTATTAAATTGTCAAATGGTGAAACTGCATATGTATATAAAAAAGCCAATGGTGATATCGCGAAGTTAACAGAAGAGCAGGCTAATTCATTAATGAATGAAGGAAAACCAAAGCCTGCAGCTGGAGAGATTACTGGAGAAAATATCGGACGCGGTGGTGGATTCAATACTGGCGGAGATGGAGAAGGCGAAGGTAGTAATTGGCTCAACAAAGCGCGAAGCTATCTTGATAGCAATATGAATAAGCTTGCATACGATGCACTTGGATTTGGTCGTTATCTTTCTAACAGGAAGAATAACAAACGCAGACTTCAGGAAATGTTGAACATCAGGACTTCGTTAAAGAATCCGATGAATATGCACCGATATACATATGGTGATTATCTCGGTCAAGAGAGTCAAAGATAGCAAGGCGCACAGATTCAATCACAAGCTGGAAAAGCAAAGTCGTCTGATGCAAATATAAACAATGCGGCAGCACTTGAAGGTGCAAGTACATCTGGTAAGATGAATATGCAGGGCAATGCTATATATAATGATCGGATGTACAAGACTGGTGAAAATTAGCTCAGTCTGAATCAAAATGTATATCAGGATAATCTCAAGACATAGACATAGAACAGTGCTGCATTAGCAGAACTTGCAAACAATAAGACAAGGGCAAAGTCAGCATATATTGCATATGACAATGACAGCACGCAGAATTATCTTGGTGCAATTCAAAATACGCGTGGAACGCTTTGGGCGCAAGATCGCCAAAAGAAAGAATATGCACAAAACAAGTATGATAGTATAATGATGCCACTTAATTTCTAGCAATGGATGAACAGCAGACCTGAATATAACAAGCTGAAGAAATCGCTGCTTGATCCGAATATTTCACCTGAGGAATTCTACAAGAGGAAGCTTCAGTTGAAATAGTATGAAGCAACAGAAGGACTGCAAGACAAGATTGATATATATAATGAATTGGCTAAGAGAAAGGGCTTGAAATTATACAATATGATGGATTTGCGTTCTAGTTCACCCACAAAGAGATCGATTGATAGCTATACTGTTACAGGTATACCAGAAGCAAAGAAAGGTATAAAAATAGATGATACTGATGTGAAAAGATCAAAAAGCAACAACGATAGACTTGCAAAGCAAATAGCTGATAGTTGCAAATTATTATCAAAATCAATAGATAGATTGTCAAAGGATGAATTGAATGCAATTAAACGATTCCTAAAATGATATATAAAATTAACTAGATGTAGAGCGGGGGATCAATGCCCCCGTTCTCAGTATATAGGCCAGTGACTGTTGATTTGGGACTATCCAGACAAGTGGAAACCGATGATACTACAACAAAAACAAAAGAAGACAAGGGGCAACTTACAAATAAAGATTTGATGAATCTTCTTGGAAATATCAAAGGTTTACCTTCTGATATGGAACAGATATACTCCAGATTGTCAAGGTTTTTTGACTTGCAAGATCTCGGAATAAGCACTGGTGATTTATCAACACAATATCTTAGTGCTATGCATGACCTTAAACGCGCAGAGTTTAACAAACAGGAATATGATAAAGCATACAAGACTGTGAGCTAGAACAAGGGCTTAAATGAGGTTGCTATAGGACAAGGAGGATATGTGTTTGTTCGTAACGAAAAAAATGAGCCTAAACCAATAAAGATAGAAACATATTTGCAGGACCCAAGCAAATATAGCCTTTACACAAATTCTAATCTGTTGGATTATAGAGCACAAAATAAAAACTCAGCATATGATAATACGGTGATGGAAATAGTCAACAATGGCATTGGGTTAGAGCAGGTTGACAAACTTATCAAATAGTACATGATGAGTCTAGGGAAAGATGAAGAATCATCAAGTCAGTACATATCAAAAAAGACATAGCAAAGACAGCAAGCTTTATAGGCTCTTGTTGAAAAGGCATACAATGGTGAAGATATTGCGTCTGTTTCTGTTGATGGCTTATATAAGATTAAATCTTTAACAGAGACACAGGCAAGACAAGCACAGGAAGCAATCAGTTATATCTATAACCAATTGCCAGAAAATGCGAAACAGTTGTTGCATATTAAAAGCGGAAAGGCAAGTGATAAAGAAGCACTAAATTATATCAAGAATGTCATCATTGGACAGAAGATCGGAATGACGACATCCTCAAAACAAACTATTGATCGCAATCTTGTAGAAGATACAACAGGGAATAAGCCAGGAGCAAAAGCTACTGCAACAAAAGATGGATAGGATATGAATGTGGCAACATAGTGGATGCTTGGTTACGGAAACAAAAGCTAGTTTGTTATTCAAAACCAAACCGTGGATGGCATTAAAACTTTCGGTAATGATTTACCAATTGTGTCAAAAGAGGGTACGCCATATGGTGCTATTTCAACAATATAGGATATTACAAAAAGCCAGTATACAGGAATACTTGATTGGACTAATGCATCAATTGGCGGTCAAAAACTCAATCCTGAAACAATGAATCAAGTGTTGACCAATGACAGCGTTATTCATTCTGTAGATATGCCTATTGATTTAGAGAAAGCACAGCAAGGAGAGATTGCTCCAGATTTTGATGCTATGCAAAGGAAGACGAAAGCTGATCAGGAACTTAGAGAAAAAGGTATTTTGATGAATAGTCCAGAATAGATTGCTGAGCATGTCGACGAAATCAACCAAGTATATCAGCAGCATCAATTGCCGGTTGCATATGACAAGACTGGTCAGTTGATAAAGAATGGAGCATGGAGAAGATTTGGAGTCATCAATGCTATAGCATATGACAAAGCAATGGGTGATGCTGATTTTGATGAAAATCAATATCTGGAAGAGATTAAGGATGACAATAGAATCAAAAATATCACAGCCCAAATTAAGAAAGCGAATAACTGGGAGAAAGATGGTGAAGGCGGATTTGAATTTGATGAAGATAACTGGTACGATTGGAATGGTCATGATCACTATTACAAAGGAACCGTATTTGTTCCAGTCAAAGTTGATTATTTCTCTGCTCAATCTGGATCAGGTGAGAAGTTACCTCCTGCATATTCGTAGGGAATAGAGACATAGCAATAGATAACTAAACACAAAGATGATGTAAAAGCAAGGTATGTTGATCCTTCAAAACTTTGACATATGAATGAGGAAAAGAAAAATGATTTGCTGCTTAATGTGCTCGTAAATCCGACCCTTAGCATGGGGGATTTATAGACTGTTGGAATTACTGCAGACAATAGCACTGTAAAAGACTACGATGAATACAAAAGTAACGAATTGGTACAGTAGGCTTTTAAAACAGAAAGTGGGAATTTTAATGAAAAAGAATTCAAAGGATTTTATGATAATGTGTTGTCAATGTATAATGTAATGGCAACATAGGAACAAGAACAGGATTTTTCAAATTTTGTTTCATTTCATCGTGATAACTTTTTCGCACCCGACAAGCAAAGGAGAGATGATTTTGATTCTGAATTTGTCAAAGCGTCAAATCCTTATCAGATTACTAGCAGCATAGCCGAACTTGGTAAACCTGGTAAAAGGACAAAATCAATTGATGAAATAGCACAAGCAGAAAAAGTACTTGTAAATCCAGTTGAAGTTGAGAATGGCGCAGCACCGATTTACCATGATTCTCCAAATGATAGCTTTTTCACTGATTTCTTTGATACTCGCGTGCTTGCACAATGGGACGAAGATGGAACACATAAGGATCCTATAAGCGGAGAGACAATTGAGCATAAAAAAGGAGATTTGAAACTCAATGACAATGGCACGTTCTATTATGAAAATCTTGATGGCAGAAGCATCTACGGTAGGCGTGTATTAAGTAAATTGAATACCTTAACAGTTGATGGTTCAGATTGGAACAAATACGACTTTTTTGATTCTGATAATCTTGAAGAAAATGGTGTTGGCAAAACTTTATTGAAAAATGCTGCACTGGTTGGTACCATGTTCATTCCATATGTTGGACCAGCTGTTGCCGGGTTATCTGTGGCAACACAAGCTGTTGGCTTATTTGGAACACTTGGCAAGATCCTTGTTGGAAGCGATAGTCCAACATTATCTGCAATGGAAGGTTGGTCTAAGTCTTTAAACAGGTAGATGGCAAAAAGTGAATATGCACAGGAAAACACTTGGTGTCTTGAAAACTGGATCAATCTGATAGGAGATGTTGCAGCATAGCTAAAAGAACAACGTTTCTTGTTTGAGAAAGCACCAGCTCTTTTCAAAGGTATTGGTGGTGCTAGTGAATCAAGGCAAATGAAGAAAGCAGCAGAAATAGAGAAAGCATACAAAACAGCTGCAGAGAGGCGTTTTCAAGATCTCACTAAATCGCGGACATTTATTGATCAGTTTTCAGCAGATAAAGCGAGAAATGAGTTGTTGGCTGTGGCTGCAGTAAATGCAGAGCGAGACATGAACACATTTCTGAAAGGATATCAAAAGGTTGGCGAAGTACTTAGTAAGGCCTACATGAACGGTATTACAACATTAGATACTTATGGTGAAGCAAAAGAAGCTGGCGCTACTGATCTTGAAGCTGCAATGGTTGCTATTGGATATGCCGCACAGGAAGCTGCAATCTTAAATACCGGAATAGGAGAATGGATCTTGCCTGAATTACGTGCTGATAAATTCAAAAACAAGGCTTTGGTTAAAGCTATCACTCAAGATATGAAAGACACCGGTGGTGACCTTGTTGAGCGTTCAATCAAGAAATTGCCAAATGAGGGCAAAAAGCAATACATATACCGCTTGTTCAATATTGGTAAAAAGATAGCAAAGGCAGAATATGCCAATGGCACACCTGGTCTTATGACAAAAGCGACATTGGCTGGTGGACTTGGCGAAGGTATAGAAGAGGTTGTTGAAGAACTTTCTGCTGACTTTACAAAATCTTGCTATAATACAGTAAAGTGGTTACAGGGAGACGATGAGCATAAGATGGGGGCTTGGGAAAATGCAAAAGACCGATATCTCATGTCATTTTTTGGCGGTATGGCTGGTGGTAGTTTTACAAACGCATTCACCAGCTATCAAGGTATGCGATATATGAAATCCCTTGATTATGATACAGCTATATAGGAATTGGTCAGTATATGCAGAGATCCAAAACAAGTTTCTGAGTTTAAAAAGTCAATTGACAAAATGGATTTCAATGATTTGCAACTTGGAAACAAACGCTTGACTTTCGAAACTACGACAGATGAAGACGGCAACATTATCTATAAACCAGGCAATAAAAAACACAATCAAACTATCGATATAAAGAATGCAGTAAAAAAATAGGTTGATTTGATAGTTGACACTCTTAATGCCGAAGGTGCTGCTATTGATGACGATAGTTTCTTGGATTAGAGTGCGCTGAAAGATTTACGTTTCTATGCTTTAAGAAAAGCAACAACAGCAGGAATGTACTTGTAGCAATTCAACACAGCATGCACGGATTTAGTCAAAGCTTCTAAATTATTGAATGATTTTCAACATTCGCACGAACCAGAAACAGATGCTAAAAAGGCAGCGGAAAGAAAAAAGGAAACTACTATAGTTGAGGAAAATCAGCTGAAGAAACTTACTGAAGATTATGAAAAAGCACAAAAGAAAGTGCAAGATTTCGTAAGTGGAAAGCACGCTGCCAAATACATACAAGATGCATTATTTGAAATGAATACCGCATTGAGTGGACAATTGACAACTGTAATCTTACCGCTATATGCAGAAAAATTGTACGGTAAAAAATACAATGAATTAACTGAGTCTGAAATTAGCGATGCTGTTGCGAAGTTTAACGAATTGAAAAATGGAGAAGGAAAACAAAAAATACATGATATTGCCACATAGTTTGTTGATGTATTGCGCGGAACAAGCAATATCTTATCAACTCAAGCTGATGCATATAAAGCATAGGCTGACAATGCAACCGTTGGAGGTCTTACTTAGCTGATTCATGAACTGTACATGATGTCTAATATGCCAACGGAACTTGGCGAAGATATCTGGATGGAAAATGCACAGAATGCAATAGGTTCTCAGCAAAACTATCTCAAAGAATTTTTGACAGAACAAGAGGGATCAGGATATGAAATTGGACTTTTGAATACTCTTTCTGATGAAATTGATAGTATCAAATAGCAAATCGCCGAATTAGATGATTCAGATCCAACTATTCCAGCTTTACAAGAAAAACTAGAACTAAAACAAAAAGAATATCAGAATAAATAGAAAAACATATTCTACGATAATTTTGATTCAATTATTGGAAAGTTTACATCTTAGGAATTTTTGCATCCAGAAGTTAAATATGCACTTCAGACGTTTTTGAAAAATTTGCATGATGAAGTATCTGATCAATTAGAAGAATTACAAGGCAATATAGGTGAATATTTATCTGAAGAAGAAGAACAAGAACAGAAAAATATACTTGAAACATTAAGAGATAAAATCACAGATGCTTAGACAGCTATACGAGAAAAAGCAAATTCTCCAATCTCTGAAAGTCTGAAACAATTTTCGATTGCTTTGACTGGATAGTATACTGATGTCCTCCAATTAATAAATGCTGCATATACAGCAATGGATAATGCAAAGCATAATTTGAGAGATGTCCAGTTTGATCCAACAATGCGTGAAGCATTCGATAATGCTTTGGAATTACTAAAAATATACCGTGCTGCTATCAGCGGATCAAGAGTTGATAATGCTGACATTTTAAATATATATGGATATAGTAAAGCATTAAATGATATCAATCATGCATAGGGTACCGAGGACTGGACAGACTTAGCCGAGATTGATAAAGATATAGCTGATGTTTTTCTGAATGATGTTGATGCTCTTATATCAAAAGTTTAGTTTGCTAAGACACTGATGGATATCAACGAAGGCCAGAAATTACAAGAACAAGATAAAGTGTCAATGAATTTGCACAGATTGAATTTCAAAGGCGTGAAAACATTTGTGTAGATTTTGGACGATGATGACGATGATATAAAAAACAACGTTCATTTTAAGGAATTGAAAGACATTCTAGAGAACAAAAGCAATCTTTTGTAGGGATTGCTAGATTCTGGAATCAGTTCAGTTCCAAGCCAAGAAGAATAGATCAATATAACAAAATAGTCTCTTCAAATTGAGGACAAACTCTACGATTTATTTAATAGCTTAACAGAAGATGAACTGGCAAGAATCATAAAGCCGAGGAAGCTGAATCTGTACGAAGATAAGACATATACGCTAACAAAAAATTTGAATGAAGTTGATCCTATTGCTTTTGTTACATATTTAATGAGATGTGCAGCGGTCAAGTCAAGCAAGCTACACAAAATGTATTTGAATACACGGAAATCCATAAATTCAAAATATGCTCCAATAACGACGCAAGAAGCAAATATTTTGAACCAAGTTGCGTTTGTGTTCAATGGTGATATGTATACAAAGTTTGAGTCTGCGGTCAAAAAGGCCATAATGAAAGAATGGGCTAGTTTTTCAGAAGCAGATAAAAGAGCAATAAAGAATTTTAAGAGGGAATATGCAAATTTGCTGAAACCAGAGAACGATAAATATATCATGAATGTATTTGGTTTTTTCAGATACAAAAACTTTGTGCTTAATGAAGGAGGTCCTGGAACTGGAAAAACTACAGCCTGTGACGCTATGGTTGTAAGCATGATCAAGAAATACCGTCCTGATCTTCTTAAAGGCGCAATTGTTTGTCATGGTGCAGATAGATATAATGATGCAGACAGTGTAAAGTCTACAGAAAAATCACAAAAACTTGCAGAAGATTGTGGTGTAGATTCAGCTAATGTAATGAATAAAAAATAGCTAATGAAATATGCTGCACCAGATTATGAAATATACAGCGTAAACGAAGATGGTACAATTAATGTTAAAAGTGAAGATCTTGAATTTGATGATGAAAATGAACTTCGCGCCAAATTTAATGTATCGACAAAAAGTGATGCTCCAAAAATTATAATAATAGATGAAATTTCACAATTCAATAGTTGTGAACTTGATCTTCTACAAAAATTTGCAGAAAGACACGGTATTGCTGTAATTATATCTGGTGATACAAACCAGTCATAGTCATATGGTGCATTTGATGTAGAGTTGAATGGCGTAATGTATAAATGGGAAAGCGAAATTGAACGTCAAAATTTTTGCCATAGTTACAAGATGGGACTCTCAATGCGCACAAGAAATAATCTGAAGAATATCAATGGGAAACAGCTTTTGACATTACAGGAATCCAAATCTGGCGGTGATGTAAAACTAAAATATTACTATTCTGATAATGAAGGTTTGATTGGTGATTTTATTCAAACAATAAATCCTAGCGCTGATCATAAATTTATAGATTCAATGTTTGCAAAATTAGCAGATGGAGAAAAAGTTGGATACATCTATAATGACACAAATAGTGACATGTACAAATATTTGACAACTCATTATGCTGATAAAATAGAAATGTATCCTGGTACATCTGCTCAAGGATCTGAAGGTAAATATTACATTGTTGATTTTAACATTGATGAAGTAGGACCCGAAAAAAGTAAAAGTACGAAAGCATTCTTGAAAGATCTATATACTGCACAAACTCGTTCTGAAATTGCTACTATTTTAAATTTTACGAACAGTGCAGGGAATACTGTATATCCGAATATTCAAGCAGTCGATGGTTCTGGTCGTATAAATTTGAGTTGCGAACAGGAATCTTCGTATCAATTAGAAAAGCTTTCAGAAAAAGCAATTGAAAACTACGCAATAAAGAAAGAAACAATTTTGACTGCAGCATTGGCAAATGCCAGCGATGATGTTGAATACAAAGAAAGAACAGTTGTTGCTGCACCTACTACTCCAGGATCTACTCCTGGTTCTGGTCCTACACCAGGCAGCGGTCCATCTCCAGCACCTGGAGGAAGTCCTACTCCTGGAACTGGACCAACTACTTCTGTACCTGGATCAGGTCCATCTCCAGCATCTGGAGGAAGTCCTACTCCTGGAACTGGACCAACTACTTCTGTACCTGGATCAGGTCCATCTCCAGCATCTGGTTCTGGACCCGGTCCTAGTGGTGGAGCTGGAGGAGGCCCTGCTCCAAGAACTACGTGGAATGCAGCAGAAATGGCAATCGAAAGGTCTTTAAGACTTGGCGAGATGCAAGCAAAAGGATACACTCCAGGTGTTAAATTTTACATGGAAACTTCACCTGGAACAATAGAGGAACATACATTTGTTGATGTAGTAGTAAAAGCTACAAAATAGGTAGATATTAAATACTCAGATGCAACAACAGAACACACAATGGATTATGATGAGTTTAATGATCGAATCACTAGAGGTTTAATCAAATTAACTCATCCACCAGTTATTGCTTCTGCATTTGATGTATTCAAGGCAAGTGTCACGTAGGGATTGTCTTGTTCAACTACAGATAAAAAAATCACTATTTTAAATTTTGATGAAGACGCAAACACTATTCAATATATTGATGAAAATGGAGATATCAACACACTATCGTTTGAATAGCTTTTTGATATATTAAACAATAATGGGTACGTTAATAGCGGAATAGATTCATTTGTTCTCAATATCGACGGAGCCATATCTGCATTTGAAAGTGATCCAAAAATCAAAATTGAATATGATGGTGAAGAATTAGAACTTGTGCCGATTCCTTGGGTCGCAAGCGATGACTCGCAAAAGTATATTGCAAAGATTAACGATGACGGAACTCTTGGAATTCGATTTGGTATTGATCCACATGGAGTCAATCGTAATGCAGAGATTTGTGCAATATTAAGGCCAAATGGAAAATGGGATTTGTTGATAGGTGGTTCTCCATTTATGGCAGATTCTTATGTAAAATCTAGCCCAGAACTTACATCACTAACTCAAGCATTAAAAACAAAATTTGGTAATTTGCATATTTATAACATAATTAAACCTGACGCATTTTCTGAAGTCATAGATATAAGTATTGATGAAAATAAAACGGCAGGAAATAAATATGGAGATGTTGTTGAATACAATAACAGAATACTTGATTTTTTACAGGATGCTTTCAATGAGTTTGTACTCCAAAAAAGAATTCAACCAGAATCTTTTGATGATGTGAATTGGGATGAGTTTGATGATAGCTTTGGAGAAGAACCACCAACAGGCAATAGTGGTACAGGATCTAAAGAAGAAAAACATTTTGTGGATTTTGATAATCCAGACGGATTGAAAGGCTTGATTTTCAGTTTCAATACATTTGAGACAGGTGCTATTTGGGATGGCAATGGGAAAATAGTCACAACAGGAGAAAGAAAAAGCGACTATGATCATAATTCACATAGAATTGACAGCATCAATGGTATTGCAAAACTTGCAGCTCATTGGTGTGGATATGACAATTTTGCCATTAACAAAGACGTATTTGATACATTCCGCGGTCTTTTTACGAGAGAAGATGCTATCAAATTAATTGCTCCGTTTAGAGCTGCACTTTTAAGTACTGTAAATAATGATACACTAAAAGAATAGATCAAATCAGCATGTACAAATGTTTTTGCTTTTGTAAAGTCAAAAGTTCAAAATCAAAATATACAAATAGATAGTACAAGAGTTAATATAAAAGAAGATGTTTTCAATGCTGAAATAGGCAATCTGTTCATAGATCATGCAATAAAAACAAGATTTGTGAAATATGGACCAGATGGGAATACATTGGAAGATCAAACAAACTACAGTGGTCAAAGATACGGAATCTTTAACAGAAACGAAGCGGAGCGTCTTGAATTTAATCAAGACATGGATATCCCACCAAGTCCAAATCAAATTGTCTCATTTATTGGAATTGAGAGCGAAGACGCAGATAGGAAAAACACATCACAGCTATTCTTGGAATTACCAATGATGGCATTAAACAATCCGTTCTCACTGATTTAGAGTCAAGAGTTTTTGGATTTATTTAATGATGAAAATACTATTCCAAATAATATTCTCAAAAAAATCGACGGAGTATTGACCTCTGGTGACGAAACGCATAATAAGTCTACAAGTATATAGACTGTTTTGGAAACAGAGATTGAGACGAGAGAAAGTGCGTCAGATGCAAATACTGCGAAAAACAAGAAAAAGATAAACACTTTAAAATGGCTTTTATAGTCATTTAGGTTCTTTGACAGTACTAATAATGACATCGTTTTCTTGCCAAAAAATACTAATCTTGCAAGTATAGGCAACCCACAGTCAAATACAAGATCAACCGAAAGAGGATCTACTGCATTAGATCCACGTTTGGGATTCAAGGCTGAAGATAAAATGAACGCAACAGAAGTTGCAAAAGCTTTATCTAATCCTATGTGTATAAAAACAGACATACTAATGTTGAAATCACAAATTCAAAACATAGAGATTCAACCTGGTATGCCGTTCGTCTTGTATTCTTTCAATCCTGCATACACAAAGGGAGATTTGATTGATAAATTTAAAGAGTAGAGAAATAATCCTAATTCAAGAAAAGATGTTTTCTACGCCTATATATACACACCTTTTTATAGTGTTGAAGAATATTGTGAAAACCTTCATGGAATATTAACTCGCAGTGCTTCTGGTAATTTCAGGATTGGAAACAAATTCTCATCATATAAGATCTTGCGAGATGCAATCATTGGACCTGACGGAAAAGTTGATAATGACAGATTGACTAAATTGAGGAATTTCCTTGATGGATCTGATATTGCAAAATACAAGAACACATCAAGAAGCTGGCAACTGGCAACTTCGACTGTGGAAACAGCGTCGCATGGATTAGCTCATACGATATTAAATGCAATAGCACATACCATAAGAGGAGACTATAATTATACCGACATAGATAATGTAACAATCACACGAACTGTAAAACAAGGGCTTCAGGACATAACCACATAGCACTCGCTCACAGCTTTATGTAATGATTTATTACATCATATAGCATATGATAATAATTCAGACACGATAAACACAACAAGGCTTAATGCATTTAAAGCATTGCTTGGAGATGAATATGCAGTGAGATCGGTTGCTAAGTTTAAGCATCAAAGTAATGAAGACAGACAGGATGGTTTTAGATTAGTAGACCAAGATAGAGATATGTATGGTTTTACAACGTACTCGTTACAAGGTAGGCCTTGCACTGTATACGGAAAACTTGACACACCAGCATTTAATGTTAACCTAACTAATTTATACAATTTGTTTTTGGAAACAATTGATCATGCTGAGCAAGAGAACAGAAGAAATGGCTATGACGATTTGTATGGATACACAAATATTGATAGAAGAACCGGAAAGCCACACCCATTCTTTTACACGAGATCTCAATCAAGAGATAGAAGTAGAAGCAGAGCATTAACTGATGAAGAATTTAAGGCTGAAGTAGCAAAACATTTCTTTGGAGGTGATGAGAGTTTTCTTGACATTGTATTAGACGGAGATGCTGATATATTCCCACCGAAAAATGCAAGAAGGATAAAACCGAATGATATTCAAAATATGCAATATACTGCATTTGTGTGTAACATTAGAAAATGCACTCAACTCAATGGTACATTAAACGGACAAACTATATAGTATCCAGTCATCTCACACTCTCTTACAAGTTGGAAGGCGATTTTCAATTCAATACCGCAATATCAAAATATAAATTTTGAAAATATAGATTTTGAATTTACAGATGATATTGATATTGATTTAATTAGCGATGAAAATGCAGAAACATTGTTGGGTATTGAATTTAAAAACTCAAATGGTGATAAATTAACCATAAATTTTGAATCTGATATGGCAACCGGAAAATTACGTGTAAATTACTCAATTGAAAAGCATCCAGAATCTAGAAGTGAAGGAGGAACTAGTAGTGGTGTATAGGTCTAGTTGGGTAGCGATGCAAACATAATAATGAACAATGTTAGCATTGTTTGCGCGCCAGGAACTCCTCCTACACCTATTTTGAGCAATCAAGGAAAAAAGATAATAGAGAAAATGATACCTGATGAAAATGGTAATACTTAGAAAATTGAATATGAAGATTCTATCAAGACGGAAATTAGTAACTTTATACAGGCAATTGATATTTTAAGCTCGTTTACCAGATTAGATGGAGGAGTAAGTATCCTTATAGGAATGTTAACTAGTCAAAATCTTACTATAATACAAGATATTCAAAATGGGCAAATAGATTTAAAAACTGCAGTCGATCAGCTTGAAACACTAGCACAAAAGCTCAAACAAGATATTGAAGAAAATCAAGCAGGAGTTTGTTCAATAGTCCTTTCTATAAGTTAAAATTGATGATATGAATAAATGTAAATTTAATGAAGAAACAGCAAAATCTGTTGTTAGTACCACTTTAATGGGCAGCACGTCCATATTTATGGACGTAATGAAATAGAATTCAACTCCAGAAGAAAAATTTGTTTCTTGGGCGCAAACAATATGCAAACATATCGGAGAAAACATTTTGAATTCTAGCCCAGACATAAAAGATCATGTTGATGATTTTATTGAACTTGCAGAGCCAATAATCAAATCGTCTCTTTATTACACAATACTTTCAAATGCTTCAGGATTTAGCAATTTTGATTTCGGTCCAATAATCAGAGGAGCAATCACTGGTGTGACACAAGCAACTGCTGATCCAGAAACTCCAAGTACTACACAATCAAATGTTGAGACTACAAAAAGTGTGTATGGAAAGCATGCTGATAATGAATTGAATTTGCTATTCCTTGATTATGCATTTCGTGGTATGTATCTGTTGAGGTCTAGATTCGAGGATAAATTCACAAGATACATCTGGGAATCATGCTTCATCAATAGAGGTTCGATAGGAGGAGAAGACAATGCCGGTGCAGTGACCTCACAACTTTAGATGAATAATAATCTCAAAACTTTACAGGAATCCCAATTTGGGATTCTTGTAAAGTACTATAATGCAAATAAAGGTCAAGGTGAAAATCCTATCACGGGCACATTATACAGGAAAGATGCAAGTGACAATTTAATGCCAACATATCTTTTTGATCTGAACAAAACAAGATTGCAAGACTTTTTCAACAGATTTACATCAGAAGATATTTTGGAACAAGCAAATATTGCAGAGAGTGAACCGAAAACTGAAAACGGAAAGAAAGCTCAAGCATTTATTGATGCATACAATGCCTTTGTTCTGTTGTCAAATTTTGATTCCTTCCTGACTGTACTATTTGGAAAAGATATTGAGATGTTGCCAAGTACATAGCAACAGCACAACGGATATATGGCATATGCTTTGGCAAATAAAAGTCACACAAACAGAACGACGCATGCTGAAGCAGATGAGATTATAGTTGACAAGTTAATCAATTACATTGTAAAAGGTGGAATCGAAACAACATCTGAATATGATTCTGTAACTAAAAAAGCAAAGCCAGATTTATATTTGAGTTATTCTGATTTTGCAACTGTAATTGCAGACATTAAAACAATGGCATCATCTCCAGGCGCTTATGTAGAAATAGGAGCTGATGGATTGTTTAGCGCGAAAATATCCGATCTTGGCCTTAGTAAAGAAACACAAGCATATGTTGAAAAGCACAAAACATTACGGCGTTGTATCACATTAATGAAACTTGACATGGAAAACAACATACGGTATGTTTTGGAATTATTAAACAATGCTAAATTTCAAAATGAAGAGATAATCAAATAGTTGTTTGCACAGTATGGATATGATACAAAAGAAAAGAAAGACAAATTGTTCTCTATTTATAGAGGCATATTTTCCTCAGAAAGTGATTCTTTGTATCATCTCGATGTAAATCGTGACATTCTGTATAATTTTACGCAAAACGCTGCAACTATATATAAAAATGCAATCACGCAATATTATACAGACAGAAGAGGAAGAACTAGAGTCAGATATCTTTTTGATCAGGAATTTGATAATTTGAAAATCAGGCTTGAAAACAATATCAACGGATCTCATGCTTTAAAATTATCAGTTGAAGGACATAATGCGTAGGTTAACGAAAATAACCCAAACAAAATCACATATTGGATTACAAGAGACGGGTATAAAATTACCGTAAAAACAGACACAAAAAATCCAAAAAAGCCTACGATAACTTTATTAAACACAGATTCAGGCATGGTTGTATTATCTGATTAGAGTGTGAAGGATTTCTTCGATAATCTTCCAAGCAAAGATGCTGGTAATGTTATGGGAATATTGAAGCGATTTGTATCGAATCAAACTTGTCTTGGATTTGGATATAATGATTACCTTTTCAAAAAATACAAGGGATCTGAAAGTGATTTTAATGCTGTTAAAGACTTATTTTTGTTTGCTAATCAAATAAAAGCAAATGCTATATTGAAAGATTAGTTGCAAACGGGTTTATCAAATGCAAAAACACGTGATAATAGGGTTGCATTAGTTGAAAAATATTTCCCAAGTAATGATGCGCCGGAATTATTAGGAAAAAGTTTTTCTTTGATAACTCCAACGATGACTCCTGAATTTATAAGAATAGCACGAGCTGTGTTTGCCGTGAAAGAAATGAATATGCCATCAATTGTGAAATCTGGAAATGGATCAGCATATTCACCATATAGCATGAGCAGATTACTGGGTAGTATTTAGGAATAGGTCGAACTGCAATGTACAAAAGAAGATTCGGCAACAAAAGATTCTGCTTTTGTCAAAATGCCAGGGTTGTTTGTTGGCGTTGCCAAGAATCTTGAAAGCTATTCGTATGCACAGAAAGGCAAACGAACTGTAAAATTCAACACTGCTGAATTTATGTATGGAGGATTTTTGTATCAGTTCATATCTGGCCTAATGAAAAAATCATCTAGTCAAAACTTAACAACAGGATCGACTAGCAAAGACATTTTTGGCGATGGTGTTATTGGTATACTTCCAACAACAAACTCAGATAAAAGTGAAGTGAACACAGCGATATTCAATCTTGCTCTATTCAAATTGGATAATAATCAAACTATGTATAAGGTGTTGAATGATCAAAACATGAGTACATAGTAGAAAAAAGACACATTGCTTCGAGTTATACGCGATGAAATTGGTTTGCAATATAGAATGGTGTATGAAAATATCTCAGAAGATTTCGTGAACAGTAGCAATGGGTTTTTTACCGTCATAAACAAATATGTTGGCAAATGGGGAATTCCTAAATTTAATTTTAACGCAAACGAACTGCATGCATTATCTGGATTTTAGTCTTTCTATAATTGGTTCAATGAAAATGCTGGACGATTGAAAGAAATAGGAATCAATACACACAAATAGTTGTTCGATAAAGCTTTGCTGTGGTATAATACCGAAGATAATGGAAGAGTGAACCCTGCAGAATTATATAATTAGGTAGATTGCACATTTGATAAAAATGAAAATATTAAGTTCAACGACACAATCATTTCTTTGTTGTACAGGTTCAACAAAGACTATGTCGAGAATCTTAATACACAGATTGGCAATGTAGGATTAACATCGATCAACCTATCTGATTTTTATACTATAGATGAATTCTTTAATTATAAAAACAAGAAAACTGTCTGGGATTTATTGCAAAATAATTTTGCAATAGACCTGAGTCTTGCATTTGCGACAAACGGACAATCAGCAGTAGTGAAAGAAGCAAGAGGAAATAATCCGGAAATTGTTGATCTCAAGGCTCGTTTTGATGCAATCCGTCAGAAAGAAGGAGTGTTCTGGTATGATGAGAATTCTGGCCAGATGATTATTGCAAAAATTAAAAAAGACGGTAAAATTTACGATATAAAAAATTACACAGATCTCTATTTGCTTGATCCGAACGTAACAGAAAAGGAATTTTTGAAAGATGGGAAATTTGACGTTGAGATGAACCCATTGTTGGAACAGTATAATCTTGTGGATTATTTACTTTCTTCTGAATATACTCACTGCTCTGTTGGATCAATTATTTCTCATATACCTAAAGGAAAGACTTCTGCAATTACAGAACGTGAAAAGATAATGGCAGCCGAATCGTTGCGTTATCTTGCTCAAACAAAACGTAATGTATCACTTACAGCAGCAATGGAAGGTTCCCAGCTTGGGCAGAGGAATGGAATAACAACTCGTGCAAAGTTAGCATTGATTCAAGACATATATGCATCCGCTTATAACAACTTGGGTCAAACTGATAGAGTGAAACCGTTTGATGGTGCGACATTTACAAGTCCAATGCAAGTATATTGGGAAAACAATTCGCTTGCCAGTGCTAGAGTGGGCTAGACGAAGAAACCGTATGCTCATTATTATAATGAGAGACTCATGTGTGCTGGAATGATGAAGACAGCAGCATTCCCATTGAATAATGAAAACATGCGTGGTTCAAGCGTATATCGTAATCTGTTCAGGATGAGCGCATCTTTGAAATGGATAAATCCAGATGGTACTGAATGGGACGGAAATATTACTAAGACAATAGAAGGTAATGATATAGATTTCTCTACGAGACCTGTTTATAAAAAAGAGAATGGAGAATTTTATCGTGTTTCTCTTGAAAAAGCTCCTGGTATCAACATGTATTATGTAAAGTTGCAGTAGGTTGATGCTTATGGTAATCTTATCAAAAACATGCCAACAGGTGAGGCTGTTAAAATTGACAACAACTACACACTTTGGGAAATTTTCGGAGGAGAAAATTCGTATTCAAAGAATACAGAAGGCAAGCTTGTTCTCTCAGAGCGATCCGTACAGATGATTGCTGACATGGCAAATGATATAGGTGTTGTTAAGGATCAACTTGACCCGACTGACAATGAGCTTGATTTTGTAAAAATACAAGATGGTGATGGTGTCAAATATTTCTATCAGGTTCTTAAACATGCCAATATACACTATATGCCAACTGAGGGGGCTGTTAAGATGTTCCAGTGCAACATGAATCCAAATACTGTATATAACGATGAAAATGCTAAATTAAACTGGTCATACTTCTTGACAACTCAATTTGGAATACAGCTTGATAAAGAGCACCATGCTGATGAGGCTGAGCTTTCGATGATGACACAGGCGATGAATGCATGTGCATTTAGAGGATTCACATTTGATGTTGCACAGAATTTGTACAAAGCCCTATATTCTTTGAATAAAGTTGGAACACGAGATTTCATTGTTCCATTTGAGAAAATGCTTGATCCGAAATCTACAGAATCATAGGTAGCCGACGCAACAAAAGAATTCTATGCTGCTATAAATAAAAGCCTCATAAAGACATTAGCAAATAGAGCAGGCAAAACAGATAGAGCAAAGCAGTATGCCCAGGAAATATTGGATAAAGAAAGACATGGCTAGGTTATTGATTATGCCGAATTGGAAATTCCATTCAGTGCAAAATCTATATATAGGCAAGCTATATCATCTATTGCATCAATACTCACAAAGCAAGGTATCAAGCACAAGATATCTGGATCATTGAGTGTGTTAACTCCATCATATAACTGTGTACTCGTTTACGGTAATGGTAAGCTAAAAACAGACTTCTCTGATTTTGATTCAGAAATAAACGCTTTACAAAATTCATATGATCAAGATGCTGCTTTTGATTTGCATAGAAATACAGATGTAGATATTAAACAAATCACACTTTCCGCATCAAACGCTGACGGAGAACACATGAACGTAGATGCTACACGCTATAGTATAAACGGTCATGATGGATATATAGATTTGACATACAATTTCTAGACGAATGAATATGATATCATATTCAATATGGACACAAACGGATTGACAGAAGAATAGCTTTCAAGCTTATTCTCAGCTATTACAAATGCTGTCCCTATTGGCAAGGATATAAGATTTGCAAATTCTGAAGTTAGCAAGGACAATCTCAAAACCTATGAGATGTTCAGGGAATATGGCTTCTTGGATGTTATTGAAGGCAATAGCGAGCATGATGCTGCTGATGGTCTTGCAAATGATTAGAGTATTGCTGATGCTTATGCATTTTCAGAAGATAAGTCAAAGATAATAATTCCCAAAATGGAACGGAATGTGTTGTAGAGAAGCGAAGAGTAGACACAAGAAAAAACTGATGGGGAAAAATTTGATGAGCATTTTACATTCTTAGAACAAGGGAGACGTTCATAGCTATATCAATAGTTGATGGTAGAATCTGATGAGATTTACGTGTTCACAAAAGATAAAAACCAAAAGGATATTCTTAATTTACAGCAACGCATAGATGCAGCAAATAAAAAAGCAAAAGACAAAAAGAAATTTTTGCATATAATAGAAATATCTGACACAGATCTTGGAAATTAGAGTTTCATCAATAATACAATCGAAACTATTGTTGAAAATATCAAGGCTGCTAATACAACAGACAAAAGAAATATTTGTATAATAGGCGATGATATTACTAAGTTCAAAAGCAAATTCATATAGCAATCAGATTTCAATAGAACGTTTGTTGGAATTATACAAGGTATAACAACTAGCATAGGAGATCAAAAAATCAGAATCTTATCTGATGGACAATCTGGTATTGGATATGCTGCTGTAATGAGTGCAAAACATCTTAATCAAGATTGGGCTGTGATCAATGGAGGTAAATGTATATATCGTGAAAAAACATTTGTATTTGATGATAGATCGGCAAAGGACCGCTGGTCGGAAGATTTACCAACTGGTGAATACTTTAGTTTCTAGACATCTTTTGGTGCATTATTACCAGCAAATGCAACATTTAAACCCGGAACTTATTTGCCAGACGCTATATTTCAAAAGCTTCAAGGATTCTATAAAGAAAAGCAAAGAGAAGCAATTGAATCATTCAACAAAAGACATGATGCATATATAAAAGAACACAAGGAATTTGAAGATGCACATGCTAAATGGGAGAAAGCAAAAGCTAAATATTAGAAATGGGAAGAAACTCAAACTGGCGAAGAGCCTAAAAAGCCAGGAAAAGAGCCTGTATTTACAAAGAGGCCACCACGATCTACAGCGAAAAAAGATTCTTTGCAAGACATTTCTGGTAAATCAATCAAACAAATAATAGATGATTATAGCAAAGCAACAGATACTAAACCATCAAAATATGGAAAAGAAGAATACGAGACATTTTTGAAACCATTATATGAATTGTGGGCATATCAAAATCCAAAACTTATTCTTGCTTACAAAAACATGATGGCAAAAGATACGTCAAAGGTAATATATGATGGATAGCCAAAGAACAGAAGTCTTGCAAGAATACTTGCAGAACTTTTGGAGAATGTATCTTGGGCATATGAATTTGAGACAGCGAATCTCGAGCCTGTATTTTCAAAGAAACAGGAAATACAAAAAGATTTTGAACAGCTCAATGTCATGGCTTAGATATCAAACAAATATATAGGATATTTGCCATCTGCGGAAAATAGCGAAAAAAATTATTTGTCTGAGCGTAGTGTCACAATGGCACTAAAACAAGATCCAGATGTAGTCAACTGTTCATAGTATCAAAATGGTGATATTGTACTGATTTGCACATTGAATCCAAAGAGCAAGCCGAAGCAAGAGATAAACAAAACAATCATAGACGAAGGGAAATTGGCGATACAAGATGGAGCCCTTCTGCTAATCGGTAGTGATGATGAATCGCTTTCAAAAGATGGTGCACTTGGCACTGTTGAAGATGTCAAAAAGGTCTTTGGCAATGATGCTATCATCGCGCCAATACGTATAGCTGGACAAAACTTCTTTGCAATATCCAATTCTCAAGAGGTTATAAATGCATCATTTATAAAGCAAGAGCTGACAATGGCCGGACAGACATGGGAATATTATGTTCCTTCTTCTTTGTATCAAATGCTTCAATAGGTGAATAAGAAGATAATGCTCTCAACTCACTCTACTGAAGACACATTTGATCAATCAGCTATTTGTGCAGCAATACATGAAGATAAATTTGACAAATCAAATTGGGACATGTCGCCAAATGGAATTGATCCCGTTTTGTACTCAGTAAAGACAGATATTGAAAATACAGCATATTGTTTTGGTCGTAAAGAATCTGTAAAAGATGCCAATGAGTTATATGATTTGTTGAATTTACTTGAAGGTATAGCAAGAAGTCCAAAAGATATAAGCGGGGATGGATATAAATTTGAAAACCATTTAATTGCTGGCATTTCAGAAGATTTGAAATCTAAATTCGCAATAGTTGCAGATACAACAAAGAGCAAGAAAGAACGTCTAGACAACTATACTAAAGCAAAAGACGCTATTGTACAAGCAATTGATAGTATTGATAGCATTACATATCTTGGCGGTCCAAACTCCGTTATGTCAAAAATAGATATAACAAAGCAAGGTACTAGAGAGAGACGTACATTCATAGATCCAGAAGTTTCCATGATGTACGTAGATGCACAAGAAGGGCGTGAAAATTTCTCTAATAAATTCAATGATAATATTGAACTAAATCCTACTGATGAAAGTATATCCGATAGTATCATATCCAATGGTTTTTAGCTAAACAAAAAACAGTCTGAGGCTGTACGCGAATCAATCAAACTGATCACGGAAAATTTTGGTGATGAATCAATAAAAAGTTCAATAATCGTAATTGATGGAAAAGCAGGAACAGGTAAGACATCAACTGTGGATGCAATATTGCGCAATTTACCAATGAGGATAACATCATAGGCGAATTTGATTGTTGGAGCATTAAGTCATAAAGCTAAAAATATAATCTCTTCCAATATATCAGAGAGTATTAAGCATGGGCGATATTCAAGTTACAAATCTTTGAGTTTTGCATAGATGCTTGGAATAAAGCCAAATGCTGATGGAGTATTTGATTACACACATATTGGTAAACAAGCACCAATCAAAAATGCAGATATTGTTGTATTGGATGAGATTTCCATGTTAAGCAATTCGCAGATTGATATGATCAGGTCACAAATGAAACCAGGTTCTATCTTGTTATTACTTGGAGACAAAGGTCAGTTGCCAGCATTAGAAGACGATTTGTTTAATAACTATACAATATTTGATTCTGAAATGCGAGAACCGGACATGTATCTCAGCCCAAATGCTGGTCCGAATCTTGTAAATCTGAGATTTGCTCTTGAATAGAATATGAGACAAGGGTCTAGTGAAAACCCGATTTTGAGATATGCAGAAAGATTTTACGATAATGTTCCCGGAATAACTTCTCCGAATATCACAAATGAAAACGAAAGTGGCGCAATCTACTCTAGCAATTTAGATCTAAATGATCAGACACTTAAATTCATAAAAGAATCTGTACAAGCCGGAAATGTGAACGCTATCAAAATACTTGCATATACTAATAATGAGGTAAATAGATTCAATAATAAGATACACGACTATTTAGGATACAAAAAGAATCAATATGGAATTGGTGAGTTTGTTGTAATGAAACAAACCACAGAGATTGTTGAAAATTCCATGGAAGGCAAAATTGTCAGTGTATCAGATCCAGTATCTCAAAAGGCATAGATTGGGAAAAATAATGCAGAGCATTCATTCCACACGCAAGAGATATAGGTAGAGCTATCAAATGGCAATACGGTTTCTTTGACTGTAATACCTGAAATGCAATTTGGCTAGCGTTTTATAGAAAATAATCCAGGATTGAAAAAATGGATGAAAGACAATGATGCTGTTGATGTTGGACTTTCTTATGCAACAACAGTACATAAAGCGCAAGGTTCTACTTATGATGTTGTCCTTATTCAGCATGATGACATTATGCATAACAAACGGACAACAGATGACGTTAAATCCAAGCTGATGTATACCGCATTGACTAGAGCAAAAAATATTGCTGTTATTATGCGCAGTGATAACAACCCACTTCGTGAAAACTTACAAGAGAAAAACAATCATTTTTTGGAATAGAAACGACCTGTAAAAGTTTCACGTAAATATAACGTCAAAGGCCTTCAATCATTCAAATAGAACAGCAAAGATAACACGATGATTGTGTCATTCAATTTCAAAGACAGCAATGATCGTTTTGATTTCAGAAAAGGTGATTTGCTGTATGATGCAAATGATATTGAATACGAAATTCTTGAAGATCCAATTGCCTATGCTATCGGTAAGGATGAACTTGTAGAGTAGAAATTTGGTGATTCAATTGATGCTAATCCAGGAGATATAGTTGTAAAGGTAAAACCAACAAACAATGTAAATGTTGCTGATATTTCACAAATGAAATCGCAACAATATATGCAAGAGAATGGCATTAATTTAGCACCTGATTCAAAGCTCAAGAAGATAGACACATCACGAATCAGTATTGGTAAAACATACAAAATTATTCCAAACTTATGGAGATACGACGAGAATGTTACCAAATACAATGATTTTGATATCATAAGAATTCGAGATACAAGAAAAAATATAAAGGAAGGTGTCAGAATAGAAGGGTCTCAAATTTTACTTGATTTGTAGAATCTGAAAGATGTTTTTGAAATATTCGGAGAGTCTGATCAAACATTCAATGAATATGTTGAACTTTCAATTTATGAAGCATTACAAAAACATTTCAATAAAGATTTGACGAATGAACAAGTTAAGGAAAAAGCAAGATAGATATATGACCGTGCTAGAATTAAGGTGAAAAAGCTTACATCAGCAGAAGATTATATTGCTCTAACTGAATAGATTAACGAAGGAAAAATTTCTAAAGTCATAGAGGTTGCTAATGCTGGACATGAATTGTCTAGTATAAACTACATATTCAGAGATACTTCTGGAAATAAGTTCCAGCTTATGGATCTTGACTCAATTCGCAACTTATTCAAACTGAAATCAATAATCAAAAAAATCAAATCCTCAGATTAGCCAGATTTTGATGAGTTGATATCATTTGGAATCAAAACAGTAGGTATTGATTATGGAGTAATCTCTGACAAGGAAAGATTCAATAAAGTTGTAAAAGAAATTGATTCTAAACTTAGGATTGAATCACAGCATGATTTGAATAATTTATCGCAAAACACTGCGGATTTGTTGTCTGAATTTGACAAATTATGTGATGATTTTGATAATACAATCGCATATTGTGATAGAGTTCGCGACTGGGTGAATTATGTACTTGGAAGAACAGGTGAACGCAAATTGACTATCAATGGGAAAATCCTTGAACTTACACCAGAATTTTTCTATTTGCAAAAAGAGATTTTGAGGCAGATTGTTGCAAATCGGACTCGTGTAAAAATAAACGGACAGGAAGTTGATGTAGATAGATCAACAGTTGAATGCGAACCATATGAAGTTGTGATGCCAAAAGTTATGGCAACTGTTTACGGATTAAAAGCAGGCGATTCAGTATCTAATATTTTGGATTCTTATGAATCTAAATCTTTCATAGAAAACGAAACACCAACTAATGATATCAATTATTTAGGATTTTTTGGCAAAAGATTAATGGATAACTGGAATGGTATCCTTTCCAATAATTTGTATGATATATGTCTCAAAAATATCACAGGAGAACATTTTTATATTATTAGCAAAGCTAATGCCAAGAAACTCAAAGATGTACACGAAACATCTCCACGCACAACTATAGATATAAACGGAAACAAAATCTTGCTAAGTGATAATGGTGCAGAATTATTCCAAATTGGAAATGATGATAAAATTATTGTGGATAACTTATACGGCCAGAAGATTATAGTCACAGATAACCCAGAGCTTTATTTGGATAATATCAAATACAGCTATATAACTTTGGGCAACAATGTAGATGATGCAAATATAGATCGATATATTGATCGTTGTTTTTCTGTATATGAATCAGGAACAAATGAATAGCTTAACAATATAATAGATGAATTGAAAGACAGCAGCGAGAGCGCACAAATCAAAGAGGTATTCAAAGATTATTTGAAATCTATGTCTAGCAGCTCCTCGAAATTCTTACTGGAAAAGTTCAGAACAGAAGGATTAAGAATGTATGCATCTTTTAAAACAACACTTGATATTGTAGCATCTCGTATTCCTGCATAGTGTCAGCACTCTTTCATGCCCATGCGTGTTGTTGGATTTGTAGACAGTGACGTGAATAATGCATTCGTATCTACTGATCAGATTTGGTTACAAGGTTCTGATTATGATATTGATACTGTATCATTAGCTACATATTCTGTTGATAAAGGAGGAAAGCTATATTTGTGGTCACCGTATGCAAAATATGGTACATACGAGGAAATTCAGCAATCAAGAAGAATTCCTGCTCCATCATCTGTCGAGTATAAGATTCGCGAAAATAACATGCAGTCTTCTAATGATGACACTGAATACTTGGATGGAACGAGTGCAAATGAAGCTCTTACTTATTTCAAATAGTTTGGCGGGTTATTCAAACCATCTGACAAGAAACATATCTTCTTTGAATTAGACAAGAAAGTCAACATTCCAAGTATTATAGCATTGTTGAAGACTGTACCAAAGTTAATAAAACTAAACACTTCAGACACAAAAGATTTGCGTGATACATTAGAATAGTACGGCTTTGTTGATAGTACAAGAGGTATTTCTGATGAAGAGATAATTAAAAAGTTCAATAATTCATTACTGTATATTTTCAATAAACACAATTTGTATTTGAGAAGAATCAAATCTCCGCATGTACAAAGATAGATCGCAAACAATATCACGATATCATCCATGATAGAAGTATCAAAAGATCCTGCGAATATGATTGAATCAAGAACGCCTATTGATAGTTGTAAGGATGAATGGAATGAAATTGCAGATACATCTAAGAAAAACGATATTGAATACAGACAGCCTGGTTCTGTAACATTAAAAGCAAATGGTATTGTTGAGAACCAAGTTGGTAAGGATTGTATTTCTATTGCTGCTGTTGGATTGAAAGCATTGTCTGCTATATAGTACTACTATGATTTGATAATGAATTCAGATCAAGATCCGAGACAAAATTCTCTGTATTTTAATATAACAATAAACGGGAGACATTATGGCCTGCCTTCTGACGTAAGACCAAAATCTCCAAATACACTAAATGCTCAATTGCTGAGAAAATTGCTTGATGCAGGAGCATAGAATGATCCTGCTCTTGCTGTCAGCGCATTATTGAGTTTATCTGTGGATAATGCCAAGGATTTGAGCTTGAACAAGCTGAATGCAAATCCTGCAACATTAGGTATGTATATCTTTGGTGTAACGATTGGAGTTCCAGTTGATACACTTACAAAGATCATAATGGGGCCAGTTGGAGATCTTGCCATATAGATTTTGCAAGCAAACAGTTTCACGGATCAAACTGATTCTTTCAATACGTTATTTGGTGTATTTAGTTATTTAGAACAAGGACCATGGAATTATTTGAAACGCAAATACAACTTCATGTCTCAAAATGGAGAGAGAACAGAGAAAACTGTATATCAAGAGTTGTGTAAGTTAGCAGGAGGTGAAGAAATATTGAAAAAAGCTGTAATGTCTAAAAATCAAGATGATACACCTGAGAAGAAAATCGCTTCCTTGAATGAACTAAAAGCTAAATATATAGAAGCACGAAAAGGATCTGGACGTACAGATTTCAGTGCAAAAGTTTGCTATGCTATTGATGAATTAATCACATATGTGACTCAAGCAGAAGTAATTAATACGTACAAACAGGAGTTCGAAGATTTCAAAAAACTTTTCGAAGGAGCGCAGGAAATGAAAACTCTTGGTCAGATTCTGAGTTTGAACCAAGGTCTTAAAAACGACGAAAATTCGTCAGATAGAATGCTGATTTCTCTTGAAGAAATGCTTGGTGTTGATAATGCTATCGATCTGGAACAGTTTGTTTTCAATAAAGAAGCAAGAGATAAAGCAATCAAAGATTTTGAAAATAAAAAAGTTGCATTCAATTCTCTCGCAATCATTTTCGGGAAAGAGGATGTCTACGGATTCTTGAAGGCATTAACAGTTTCTACTAGAGCAAGTTTGAGATCTGCAAAGTATCGCTTTGGATTGGATAATTACAAAAAAGTAAAGACTCAATTGAAATTATCGTCTGTGTCTGATGCAGACATAATTAAAGGATTGAGACAATTCTATGACGATCTTATGCTTGATGAGTTCCTTATTTCAAAGAACTAGAAGTTTAAGATTCCAAAAGGTGGAACCGTTTTTGATTAGGATGGCAATTCTATATAGACGGAAGGTGATATTGAGTTGGTACTTGGTTCTGATATCAACAATGCATCGTTTAGAGCTTGGGTTGAGTAGGATGTTATCCCATATTTGAAAGCACAATTCTCAGGAAATGAGTTTGTTGCAGGTCTTGGTGTTGTATCGTCAAACAAAACGGTTTCACATAATGAAGAGTTGTACTACTCTATTCCGACAATCAATCTCTCTCCAAGAGAGAAAATAGATCAACACATATTTGACAAATATGTCAATGCATACATGAGATTGAGTACTGTTGCATATGGAGGTATTCCTATACATGATATTTTTGCATATTATAATATAATTGCCTAGCGCAGAAATTTAGGTGAAAATACTTTCACAAAATTGGTTGATGCTTCTAATTCAAGAATAATCTCTGAACTTGAGAAATTCATTGCTGAAGCAGATAAGCATGGCGACCGCTACACTGTTGGGTACAATACAGCTGATATAAAAATGGAAGATGTTCTTCCTTATGTTGTTCCTATCTTTAGTGCAAAGACAGCAAACAGTGGATATGTTAGAAAGCGTAATCCGCATACTGGAGAATGGACAACATTGAGAAATATGGATGCTTTTTCTAAAAAAGGAAACAATTACTACGATGAAGATGAATACTACGATGTACCATATGATTTCGAATACACGGAAGAAACCAGAAGAGCAAATTGGTATGATTCTAATTTCGAGGAGATAAGGTCCAAAGTTGATACTTAGTACTTCAGAACTGGTTCTTTACAAAAATCAAGTCGTGTAAAATTCACAGGTCCAAATGGCGAAGATCTCATCATTATTTATGCCGCAGATCAAGACAAATATGGTTATCACAAAATTTATGATGTCAGAAATCGTAATGATGTAATGGAATCATCATACACTTTTGGTTATGGCGCTGTAAAGATTACATATGAAAATGGAGAAAAGAAGCTGACGTTTGACAAGAAAAAAATAGATATGAATAAACCAGAAAATGATTCTGAGGATATTAACCTTGAAGAAATAGGTGATAGCAGAAGATTAATTGAACTTGGAAAACGTCCAGACGAAGAAATAGAACAATAGGAAGATGGCAAAAAACAAAAATACTATCCAAGGATTTCTGTACAATTTAATGCAGGAAAATTAAGTTCTTTTGAAATTGAATTCTCTGATGGAGTTCATAAAATTCCAGCTGAGCAGTTAAAAGGAAGAAATAATCCGATCATAATAAGCAGAAACAAAAAGACGGCAACAATTAGTAGAGATACACTGATTAAAGTAATAAAAGCCCAAGAAAAGAAAAAACAAAATGGTTGTTGAAAATGAATGCATGTATAAATAAAAAAAGTTATGAGTACCGGTCCTTGAGTGAGAGGACCGGTCTCTCTGATTTATTTCTTGAAGCAGAAATAATCGACTATGCTGACAAGCATAATGGCAGATGGCCGACTCCAGCAGAGATAGATGGATCTGATACTACTGAACATGCTCGTGAATTTTTAGAGCTGCAAAAGAACAACACGATAGAAACATCTAAACTAACAGATAAATTTCAGGTTGACACTGTTGATGAGGCTGTTGTATTATTAAACACTCAAGATACATATAATGATTTGGAATTTGATATTTTACCTTTAAATAAAACATCAATTGTTAATATATCACACCGTCCAAGTAAATACAACAATAACTTTGAAATTAGGTACAAACCTGATGAAGAAGTTAATTCTAAAATTGTGCTTGATACAGCATTTGGCAAACTTGCAACTTTATATGGTATACATTTCAAATAGGTATACTTGCATGATTTGCATAATGATCCAATGTTTAAAGATGTGATAGCAGTAGATCCAAATCCAAAAGCATTCATTTTAAATGGGCAAATATATATAAACATGAACAACTATTCTGTTGATTCTCCTATACATGAATTGTCCCACATGCTTATTGGATAGCTAAGGTTTGCAAAGCCGGAACTTTATATGCAACTTATATCTTTATCCGAATAGCTTCCTAATTATTAGAAAATGGCGCGCACATATCTTAACAGATCAAGAAATGATATAGATGAAGAAATCTTTGTGACTGAATATTCTAAATTTATAACTGGCCAAAAATCTGTATTTGATTCTATAGATCCTGATATCGCATACCAAGTTCAATTCCAGGTCAATAGAATGATAGATACAATGCTAGAAGGTTCTTTTGGAATACGAGATCTTAAACTATAGGATATTGGAAAATATTCATTGAAACAAATTGCCGATTTGGTTAATTCATCAAAGATGACATCAGTGAATTCTTTTCCATTAGAAGATAGTTCTATACATAGAAAGTTGAACAATATGAAATCAGCAATGCTTAAATCTGGACAATTAAAGGAGGTGTGTGACTAATGGCTTGTGTATATTATATAAAAGGAAGAATTAATCCTTTCACATCTGAACTTGAACTTGAAGATTTTTTGATGTAGAAAGGTGAGTTGTATGCTAAATACAAAGATCTTGTTTTCAGTATTAGTGAACAGCAAATAAAGGCGGATGAACTGATAAAAAAACATGGTGAAGAGACATACGAATTGCGTAAAAAGATGAATGCGTTCATGCATTCAAGTAGAGCTGAATTCGATGATGATGGAAACCTTCTGAATGGTGAAGTTGCTCCTTATACTGGTGTGAATAAATTTCTAGGTGCTGTTCGAAATATCAATGGAGATCATATGGTTCCTGAATTCAATTCTGATAATCTGTGGAAAAATCTTCGTGAAAAATTCGAAAAAGGTGAATATTCAAAAGATGTTGCTGAATATTTGTTTGGTCCAGGAGATGATGGCACAACTCATAAATTAGCAAAAGGAGATGATGCGACATTCAAAGATTACAGGAAAAGAATAACAAGGAAATGGAAAGAACAAGCGTATACCGGAACTGCTATCCATGAAGTTTTGCAACTGTTATTTTAGAAAGTATCTGGCGAGAGCGAAGAATATAAGATAAGGCTGTAGACATTAGGCGCAAATCCAGATGCAGACCGTCGTAAAATACGCGGAATGTTAAAACCGGAGAATGCAGAACGTGTATCTTTAGATTAGATTTCACAGGTTATTGATATTACAAAAACATTCTATGATTAGTTGAATAGTTCGTTGTAGGGTCCATTGACATTTTACACCGAGATGCCTTTGACTGCTAAATCGCATATTGGCGCATCAAAATGCACACAACAACTCTATGGTATTGCTGACTTGGTAGTTATTGATAAACACGGACAAACGCACATTGTGGATTATAAAACATCTATTCACGCTTTCTCTGATTATTCAAGCGCAAAACAAATTACAGTGTTCCATCAGATTGGTTTATATCAGAGAATGTTGTCCGATTTAGGCTTGCGTATGAAAGACAAGAAGGCTTATGTTTTACCTATTCAGATGGATGGCTTTCATTTAGATGAAACAACAGACAAATTCTCATTTGAAAATTGTAAAACTGAGGGACTGAAAGATATCACTGTATAGTTAACTAATGAAAAGACACAAGCAAACTTGAATGAAATTTTGCCATTCAAATATAGCATATCAATACCAGCAGATCAGATTCTAACAAAGGTAAAAGATAGAATGGCAAGATTATTTCCCACATATTCAGATAGAAGAAAGGTTGACGACAAATGGCTAAGAGATAAAATAAACGAAGCTGGCGGATTCACTCCAAATAAAGATGGCAACCTTTCATATACATATGGAGGAGGTTCTGGAAAGACTTTTGTTGTTAAAGCCGGACCTGATGCAGAAGCAACACTGATGGCTTAGGTTAAGAAATACATTGAAGATGACAGAAACCTTCGAATGATAAAATATGATGCAACTGTTGCAGCATTAAAAGAGGGAATTGAAAATGAAACATCAGAAGTAAAATTCCCAAGTGCATCAGCAAATCATCACGGATTATCTGCAACTTGGTTCAAAGAGCGATTTGCAAAGTATTGTAATAAGCAATGGAAAGTTGTTGATTGCGATGCAGCCGAGTAGTTTGGTGTTATCATGTTGCGTAATGTTATAACAAATGAATTGGATATCAAAAGAATTTCCACACAAAATCTTGACTATGGCTTGTATAATGCAAAGACTTTCTAGGAAGCAGAGGGCAATAAAGGAAAGAATTTTGACATTATGAAAAATCTTTGCGCAGGTATTGGACGAGATGATGTGTATTTTTAGTCTCAAGCTGACTCTCTTATTGCTGAAGCAACAATTGGCAATATTGAAATCATAGAGACAATGCTATTGTTGAATGCTCTTGGTGACGTTGGTGATGTAAAAGTTACAGGTATCGAAGTAATGAATCCAGGATCAGCTTAGGGTATAGCATTATCCAATGAAGAGCTTGCGTACAACTGGAAAGCATTGAATGATATTGATCCAATTGAAGTTGATAATTTTAAAAATGGGAATATACAACTTGCATCAAAATATCAGCTTGCATTTAATACTTTTAAGAGTATAATGTAGGAAGGAAAAGCAAGTGGTTTCAAAGGAGAAATTTATCAATTTGCAGGATATACAGATGCGCTCAGTTCTTTTTATGACGCAATTGAAAACCCAGAGCAACAAATTCGAGAACTTGAAAAATTAAGAAAAAGGCTTGAAAATGATTTTGCTGCTGATACAGAAAGTGTAAAAGATTCAAATTTACAAAAGAAACATATGCAGTTGTATAATCAGGTTATCATTGCTTTAGCAGATAAAAGAGGAATCAAATTTAGACAATAGCTCAGGGATCATTCTAAATGGTTAGAAAGTACGAATATATTAACAAAAGGAATATCTGGGACATATACAGATAACCCTGGAAATCTTTCAAGTGAAACTCTAAATACTATTACTAAAATGGTCACACAAGCATATCAGCTAACTCGAGATGATATGCAACGTAAGATGATCAAGATAAGCAAGCTTGTTGAAAACCTTAAAAAGGCAAAGGGATTTGGAAGTTTACAAACTCACACGTTGGGAAACCAAACAGATCTATATGCAAATATGACGCAACATACTCCAGACGGAGATTTTGTTTTTGTTGATCCTAGCACATTAGATACTTAGGAAGAGCGCGATTTTCTTGAATTTGTATTGAATGAAATAAATCACAACAGGTATAGTAATTATACAGAATCTGAACTTCAAAAGATGAGAGATGAACATGATATTCGATATTTTCGTGTTCCTCTTGAAGTTGCATCAGAAAGTTCAAAATATTCTCAAAAGGACTTATTGTCTAATATCAAAGAAATATTCAGATATTTAAATCCTAAGTATGCATGGGAATAGGCGAGAATGAAAGCTGAAGGTGTATTTGAAGCTAGTAAAGATTTAAAACAGCAATAGGCAAATGAAAATTTCTACCAGATGATCAACAGATTCAACGTTGCTAATGACGAAAGTCCTGATAGAATTAAACGAATCGCTGATATGGGTGGCATTGCTAACATAGAGCATAACCTTGAGACATTGGTAATAAAACATGATCTTGCATATTCTATGAAAGAAAATATGGATAGTGTTTTCCCAATGATTAAAGCAGCAATGATTCATTTAACAATGTCTGCTGCATTACAAAATGATCCTTCTGGTTTTAAAAATGATAGGCAGTACCTGAAAGAGTATGTGATGAATAAAATTTTTAACCAGTCTATTATTGACCCAAGATATCAGGGCGTGGCTGAGACATTGACTTCATTGCGTTATGCTGCATCTCTAGCTACTTTGGCGTTATCTCCGGTGTAGTTTTTCTATCAGATGTTGTAGGGATTATTCACAGATATTCGTTTGTTTATTACATAGCCAGATGGAAATCAATCATTCACATTTCATAATATGACTAAAGCTGCAAAATTAGTGTATGCAGATATGTTTAGAGATTCATCTCATCCAACATTATTCATGAAAATCAATGAATTATATGGATTGAATGATATGGATATGAACACATATGGCGACAAGATTAAATCAGACAGATTTGGAATTCATAACTTTACAAATTTCTTGATGAAGTTTTCTTCTCGTCCTGATTACTATAATCGTTGCATTATCTTTGGGTCATAGATGGAAGCTGACGGATGTCTTGATGCTCACAAATTAGTTGATGGCGTATTGAAATATGATTTCAAAGCAGATAAGCGATTCACTTTGTTAGTAAACGGGCACACATCGGATCCAATGTACAAGCACCAAAAAGCGCTGTATGACGTAATGGCTGAGTAGTTTGAACTTGAAGGAGTTAAAGATGAAAATGGAAATCCATGGGTACGTGAGCCAGGGAAATTCAAACCACTACCTAGAGCTTATACAAATAAACAAGCAGAGAGCATGAAATCTTTAGCGGATAATATCTACGGATATTATTCCCATGAAAAAAAATCATTGATATAGTCAACTCTTATTGGCTCAATGTGGATGCAATTCAGGACGTATTGGTCTGGTAAGAAAAACCTATTCCTTGCTCCTGGTGGTGTGACTTTGCAAGGACACTATAAATAGATAGAAAAACCAGAAACAGGCGAAAAGTTATACTATCAAGTTGACAAAGATAACAATGTACGCCGTGATCTTGAACCAGTAACAGAAGACACGGGATATCCTGTATATAAATGGGTAGGGGATTGGAGAGAAGGAGTGATGCTTCAGTTATCTACAATGGCAAAATCAATGTATGACACAGGATCTATTCAAGAAGGTTTTTCTTCAATGTGGTATAATTCCAACAAGGATGTACGCGAACGTTTCAGATCTAACATCAAACAGATTACAACAGATTTGATGATGTGGATATTATTTGGAACTATTATCTCAGGATTTCTTAAAGAATGGTTGAAAGATGCCATGAATGAAAACAAAAAATCTGATGATTTTATGGCAGGACTTGGTTTGTCTGCAGCTAATATTGCAATTGCTTCATTAAGGAATGCATCTTTTGATTTTAATTTCATGGATTCAATCGGTACACCAATTACAAACTGGACGCCATTTGCATTTGAATGGACTGGGAAACAAGTATCTAATTGGTTAAAAATTGCAACTGGTGATGAAGATTTCTGGGATGGATGTATCAATACATTCTCTGCATCTCGACAATTCAAGCCAGCATTTGATGCTATCAAACCAGACGTTTTTAGAAACGAAAGAGAAAAGTAAAAAAAAAAGGACAAATAGGATATTCTCCTACTTGTCCTTTTCTTATTTATAATCATATAAAAAATCCCTACGAATTATTCTTTTCTATATCTTACCACCATTTTCATATAATCCAATCATACTTCTTAATTTGTCAAGGAATCTTTCAAAAATATTTCTATTTTCAAGAGGTTCTGATATCTATGTGACATATGACCCAGTTGTTGGAATTCCATTTTTCCCAGAATATTGCATAGTAGAAAATGGCTCTCTCTTCACATGTCCGCCTTCATTATGTGTCACATACCATTTGCTTGCTCCATGTCCACCTTGTGTTCCTGGATCATACGACAATATACCCGTATGTGTACCATATGTCCTTCTTCGGCTTTCATCATATGCTCGCTTTTTGAATGTACTTGAAGGGTGAAACATGTTCACAGTATAAACTTTGTTGGTATCTAAGTCTTGAGTATTTAGATTGTCATATATATACTTGGCAGCTTGTACATTCATTTTGTTGTATTCTGCCTCATTGAATGGTTTATCATTTGAGCCGCCTGTTTCTCTATATCCATTGATAACGTCTTTTGTTCCGGATAAATTCCAAGCATTACCGTAAACTTTAAAACCGGCATCTCTCAATTCACCATTTGAAAACTATGCGCACTGTTTAGTATTACACCTTGAGCTTGGGCCTCTTGATGCCATGCTCGTTCTTACTTTCTTTGCTTTATCTCCCATGATTTTTTAATATTTTAGACAATAATAATATTTTTAAAAAAAAAGGGGGTGATGAATACCTGGATTTTCCCAGATACTCACCACCCCCTTGTGTTCTATTTACGTGTTTTTATTACTTCTGACTTTACAAGTGTTGAATAATTCAAAGCGTCCATCGCTGCGTCTAATGTATAATATACTCCAGTATCAAATTCATCAAATTCCTCCATCCACCATGGGATAGGTATGAATCCAAAAATTCGATTTGTTTGTATTACATACTCAGATCTTCCATCTGCGTATGTATGCTTTACTATTCTTTTTGCCATAAATTACAAAAACAATTTAGCAATGTCTGTAAAATAAGACTCCCAATCATCAGTTGAAAATGAAAGCATATCAGGTCCAATATATTCGCATAAACTAACGAATTGATCAAATCCATTTTTGTCTATCAATGAGCTTGTTATACTGTTTGTTCTTACTCTGTGCCATGCAAAGAAAAGTTTTTCAATCCAGCCTTCAGTGTCATTAATACCAAGCTTTTCTAATATAGCACTTACTTCATTATATAATTTTTGTCCATTTTCTATATCTTGATCTGTAACAACTAAAGTTCCATTTTTTATTTTGCTTGTATGACGCTTTCCAAATAACAAAATACAAGCATAGCGATAATTAAATTTAATTTTTCCGCTTGCTATTCTTTTATGAAGAAATCCATTTTTAGAACAAAATTCCTCAAGTTTTACTATGTTATTAGTATCTTCTGTTTTTCTTTGCATGTCCAAAAAATCCTGTAGTTTCCATGTTCTTTGATTTTGGTTCATGCGGATTATGTTGTTCAGCACATCTTGACCGAATTGTTTAAATTCAACCTTGATAGGCTCATTAAAATTAATTTTTTTGTTATCCCAAAGAAGCCTATAAGCTGTAAGTCTATGCTGTCCATCTATAACAATTTTAGTGTTTTCATCAACAATAATTGCGGGAAAATATTTTCCATCTCCTTTTTTAAGATCATTGGCAAGTTTCGTGACGTGTGATTTGTTTATAGTTCTATTTCCATTTAAAAATTTAATATTTTCAGCTTCTTCTTTATTCAGTAAAAAATACCTACATGTTTCCATATCGTCTTTTGATTAATTAAACAATCCCGTTTTCTACCAGACAAAGTCTAATAAGTATTATAAAAAATAAACACCAAAGAAAAATCAATGTATATTTCGCTATCTTATTCTTTATCATTTTATTCTATATGATAATCTGTGTATAAAATTACGTATTTCTTATCACTAAATAATCCCTCGACAAGTTTAACTCTCGGAAAATGTCCTTCCATAGACTCTCTGATTTCCGTTTCTTTTTCCTCGGAAATTCCAGGTTGTATTTTTTCTGTTCCTGGTTCGCACTCTTCCATTTCGAGCACTTCTTCCCAATCCTCGTCTTCCATCCAGTCCTCGCGTTCTACGATGTATGTTTGATCAGGGAATACGTCGTGCAAATGCTCTATCAGGTCATCCGCTGACTCTGCACCTATCAGGTGCTCTTCTGTCTCGAATGGCTGGAATGACATATCAAGACTAAATACTTGGTACATTTTCTTTTCCATCTCTCGTTTTTATTATATAAGTAATTTCAAAAATTAAAGTGTGGATAGCTGCAATTGCCAGGTTGACTAATAAGAGACAAGTTCCCAATTCCTCAAATCTCCATCCAGCTAAGATACACATCAATCCAAAGATAAAAATGAAACATTGAATGCTTCCGACAAGTTTCGCGTTTACTTCAAAAAACGCGATCCCTGTCATACTGGAAACAAAACACATAAACAATATCTCAATCTCTCTTATTATTGTTTTCATATATTAGCAGAAAAATTCCTCTTTTATTTTCTTCAATGTCTCACCTTTAACGTAAAACACAAATCCGAAAAATGCGAGTGATGAAAGAATATTTGCAGCACCAAAAAGCCCTGCAAGAATAAACGCTAAAACATAACCAGTAGATGTTCCAACAATCAAAAAGATCATAGCAATCAAAAGGCTAATCGCTTGCGATATTGCCAGAATATCTATTCCAAGAATAGACCATCCAACACCGAGCATATTAAAAAAGAACAGGATAAGCCAGCCAAACGCTTCTTTTATTTTTTCCACCATAGTTTATTTTTCATTTTAAATATTAACCACTTTGTGTTTACCATAAACAGAACTAAGCCAAACAGCAAGCAGCTTATCGCTTTGGCTCCAGCTAACAGTGAAATTATCGCTCCAGCTGAGAGTACTATATTAGCCACATTTTCCAGCTTTTCTTTCTTTGTCATACTCTGCTATTTGCTTTTCTATTTTCTCTTTTACAACAGCCCAGCTAACCGGTCGGTAGTCGTTATTATCAACTCCAACATCATATTGTGTAGGGAAAAGATATTTCAATCTGTCCCTATCACATCCCGTGTTGTTCTCTCTTGTGTGTACATGCCCGAATAATTGCCACATATGCGGGTTATACTGTCCAGGAAAACAAAGGAACGGGTAGTGGTTCAGTATGATTTTGATGCCGTCAATCATGATGCTTTGCTGCTCTGTTATTGACTCAAACACATCCTGTATAGGAGATGCTAGATTTATTTTTGGAATATCATGATTGCCAAGTATCAGATGAATCTTACCGTTTAGGTACTCCCTTATGTGTAGTATTCGCTGCGTACCTTTCATTGAGAAATCGCCAAGATGGAACACTGTATCACCCGGTCCGACTGTAGCATTCCAATTTTCGATAAGCTTGGCGTTCATCTCTCCAACACATGTGAACGGGCGGTTGCATAGCCCGATAACAGCCTCGTGATCAAAATGGGTATCTGAGGTAAAGAACACCTCAGACCCATTGAATACTTTAAGTTTCATTGACTTTTCTTTTTATTGCTCTAACTTGTACACCTAACAAACGGAGACCAGATCCGGAAATGATCATTTCTCCGTTTCCTCCATCAACAACTGCCACGTAGGCTTTCATCGGGTTAGGTGTTAAATCAGCCGTCATATAGATCCCACCTTCTCCTGGACACTCTACCTTTCCGTTAGCGCACCATCCGGGGACTGGGAAATATATTTCCGCATTGTTTATTTTACTTTTCAGTTTAGCGCATTTGTAATTGTTAAATGTCGCAATACTGAACTCTGTATTTTCTATTAATTCCTGGAAATCATCTTTTCCTGGAATTGAGAACTCGGGACCTAATAGTTGCGTTGCTATATCATCCTCTGATTCTAACTTCTCAAGGTGATCATCCAGATTATACTTTGTTATGATGTTATTTTCTGCGAGCCTATAGTCATGGCCATCATTGGAAAACATAGTGAACTCTTCGACTTCTTTATCGCCATGGAGTTCAAGACCTCCCCATGCTGCCCATTTGCCATTCTCTCCTATCTTCTCAGCTCCCAGGTTTATTTCACACCATAGATTGCCAGAAGGCAAACCCAAATCAATTGATTCCATTTTTTCTTATTTCCATTACTGTCATTATGCAATAGTTGGCAAGATCGAGGAGGGTATCCTGTACTGATTCATCCTTTACTTCTTGCTCCTTATGAAGAATAAGACTTTCGAGTCTGTTAAACTTGTCGCTTATTCTTGTAAGTGCAGAGACGAGGCCGTATTTTTCTACTGCTTTAGAAAAAGAGTTCCCGTAATCTGCGTTCTTCTTTCTGTATGTGTTTGTAAGTTCGGCGCATATACCGGCATGATCAACTAAGTTATCCATATTTTCTTTTGGCTCCTTATTTACAACACCCTCTGTATCTGACTTGTTCATAGTACTACGTTGTTCATCATCTCCTGTTTCTGTTGCAGAATTAAAAGTTCCAACGTCTCCTGTTTTTGCTTGCTTTTTCAAGAAATCGACCAAGGCATGATTGCAGATTCGGGTAATTTCTTTAACATCCAGATCCGCCGCTTCCTTATCGATATCATAATCGCTAGCTGGAAATTTTACCTCTTGCTTGTACTTGAAAAGTTCACTGTTGTCACGAAGGAAAGACTGCCAATTGAAATTGTTCATATTTCAAAAATTAAAGGTTTAAAAGTCAGCTCATGGTTTTCATCCATAAGGCAGACATTGTAGATATCGGTATCTTGTAGCTTTTCCTTGAAATGTGTAGCCGAGTGATATTTTCCATGTATTACCACCTCAGGCTCCATTCTCTGGATGTATCTTCTCAACGCTTGACTTCCATGATGTACTCCTTGATATCCTGCGGCTTCTGTCTGGTTATTCGTATCACTGAAGCCATACGGTGCCTCATGACTCAGGACTATATCAACAAACTCGTTGTTTTTCATATAGATCTTGTTAAGTTCTCTATCTGTTTTGCTGAACGAGTGGTTGCCATTGTTGAGGTTATACTCAGTACCATATACCGATAACTCGCGACCTTCTTTTCTGAAAATCTTAATCTCGTTATGTAAAAATTGAACTTTCATCTCGTTGCTGTGGAATGTCTCCCACAACATAGGATAAAAATTTTCGAGTGCATGATCATGCGATCCAAGAATAAAAAACACCTTCTGTGCCGATACGTAGCTCTTACACCATCTATAGAATTCGCGAGTGTACCAAGAGATCGCGATATCTGTGTTGTAATCCGTATATTCCGGCGCTATGTCTCCTGCTATAAGCACGAGGTCGACAGGGTGATCTCTAAGGTCTGGCAGCATGCCATGCATGTCGCTTAGTGCCATGACTTTGATTTTCGTCATACTTTATAATGTTTAAATGCAAACCTCTCACGTGTTGCGAGATAGTCAGCTTGTCTTTCGTTAGCGTACGCTTCAGCCTCGAATGGGATTTTTCGATATGCAGTTCTCGCGTTCCCAGTCTTAGCTAAAAGAAAGAGATAGTAGAAAAGATACATAAGATAGAACCCAATAAACCACAACTCTTTCATTTGCGCAGTATGGATTGATTCGTGATTTATTACAATATTCTTGACTTCTGCGTGCTCGTTCATATCGTCTTCGTATTCCTTACGGACAAATAAAACACCAAATAGATTAATTGCCATGAATCCCTTGAACGGAATAAACCGGTTATAGATTATTTTCATATTGTTAAGCTTTTAATATATGACAAAATATCTAGCGGATGGTTTAATCTTATAGTGTTATCTTTAATAATTTATTGTTCTTTATATAAGAATTTTTATCCTGTTAGTTTTCTATTTCTTTTAGTGGCACAAACAAATCATATCCATCATCGTCTTGGAAATGATTGATATTTTCATCATATACATCTCCAAATTTATGCCTTTTATATATGAACTTTTCTCCATCCCATTCTGCTTCGCTTGCATTCCTACAAGCACCTTCATACCGTTTTCCTGTAATCAGTTTTTCCTTTGGTATTGCTCCACATCTTATCAGATTTGGAACAATACAATTGTTGTATATCTCACTTTTTACAATTGGAATATTCGGGATGTTATCAATTGTTTTGAATGGTTTGAGTCCTTCAAAAAACTCTATTATTTCTTTTTCTTTTTTCATGGTGAAATATAATTAAATGATAGATGCTTCAAGTGCACCGTTATAGGTACACAAGAAGCATCTATCAAATCATAAAATCTCCCTCATTATATGATACACAATCGAGCCAAACAATATGATAATTGAAATAGACATGCATAAAAGCAACGTGTTTGTTACGAGCATTTTGATCCTTGAAGTTAAACTCTGGTTGAGTATGGTTTCCTTAGCGTCTGCCATACCGTCAGAATATCCACGCAAATAATCCTTTGATTGTTCCATGTTTATTTGTTATAAAGTTTATTAAATTCTTCATCTGTCATATTTGCAAGCTTAATAAAATCAACTATTTGCCAAACTACAAGTGTGGCAAGTCCAAAAAGTCCTATAAATATAATTAACGTTGCAATTGATATCCAAAATACTATAAATTTAATTATTCCTGTTTTATTGTCATTGAGGTAGAAATTATGAAATCCCATAACTCCACAAAACCAGGCTAGCAGAAGTGCTACAATTCTTGTTTTCATTTTTTTTACAAATTTATGGGTTCATCGTCCCAAGTTAAACTTTTAATTTTTTCACTGAAATATTCCTCATTTTTGGGGAATATCATTTTTGAACCTATCCATTCCTTAGGCTCTAGAGGCTTTGCTTCATCGATAACCCAGCACTCTCTCATGCCGTAAGGTGTATCTTTCAGCTCTTGTTTTGATTTATAGATTTGGTGTCTTTTGAGGTCTAACCCTATCACAAGACGCCCCGACTTGTCCCTTGCTATCTGTACCATGTGATCCAATTATTAGTTCAGAATGTGGTAAATTCTCGATCATCTCACATATAGCCCCCCAGTCTTCTTTCAGCTTATGGTGTTTGCGCTGGAAATAGATAGTCTGGAGCTGCTTATAGTTTGTAGATACACGCATAAACAATTCAAGCCCAAGCGGACAATTGCTCACCATTTCCATAAACAGGCGGTAAGCTTCATCTCGCCACAATTCCCATAGGTCAGGATTATTTGGCTCGTTCTTCATTGTTATATTATATGCGTCGATATTCTTTTGCTCAATCCTTATAATCTCCGGGTCAACATATTTGTTGCAACATTTAGAAAGGTCCATTTTGCACAACCTATGCATCTTGGAAGAACTGCTGACAATATCAAAGAAATGATAGCGTTGCATCTCTGGTGTCAGGTATTGCGGATATGTTATATCAAATGACACACGGATCCCTACAAGATAGTTGCTATGGCAACTGATGCCTGTTTTTATTCCGCTATCTGTAAGCTTCACCGCCCTTTCGAGCGACTTATTGAATTCTTCCTCTGTATACTCAGGAGGTGTAAGCCTCATAGCGTTCCGTGCTGCTATCACGCTCTCTTCCAAATCGTAAACCTTAACATTAGAAATTGTTGTCATCAGAATAAAGTAAGTTGTGAACTAACTACTGAATCTTTTATTTTGTTTGCTTCGGAAATATAAAAGCTGTAATCTATCATAGGCTTTTCTCCCCAATTCAAATTAAAGAGAGCGCAAGATTTCCCAGGATGAACTAACGTCTGTGTTCCTGACTCTGACACTCTGAGAATAGAACCAGGCCCTGACTTCGTGATGTAATACCTCGCAAATTCTCCTAGATTCTTTGTTTCTATTTGTGCGTGCTGTATTGTCCTATATAGGACAGAGCCACCAGTTAAAGGTTTAATCTTCAAACAGAAATCGTAAACGTTAGAGTTGTTTTTTATTGATTCCTCGATTGGTACACCGTAGACGAAAAACTCCTTCAGAGCCTTTGGAATGGCACGTTTTGAGGTGTCCCCGTAATAGTCAGGGGAAGTATCAAAACATCCCCTGAGTTTCACGTGTTCATTCTCTCGTGTGCTTCCTGGATAGATTGCGATATAGTTATTGACATCCTTAACTATCAACCGCTCGTATTCTTCAACACTTATAAGAAAGCCAAACTTTCCGTATATCTTATCATTCAATCTAAGTATCAGCTCCTGTTTATTCCTTGGAATCTTACAGCATATACCGTCTGTATTCACGGATATAAATTCTATATTTGGGCATATAGTCACCAGCATCTCACACCACATAGCAGTGAATACTTGCCCTGCTATTGTTGTTTTGTATGTGTACAATGGATCATACAGAAATGATTTTGGCTCATTACTGTTTCCATATATAGCATTCAAAACGAGTTTGAGAAGTCCGATCTTTGCCTTGTCCGGGTTCTCTTTCTTTGCTTCTTCAAGTTTCAAATCTAGAAACTTAGAGTAGAGCTTGGTAAAGACTGGGCCAAGATGTTCAGGGTATAGTTCAAGAAGTCTGCCAAGCGAAGGATACAAGGATTGCACGTCATAGTCCATAATCACGAAATCATTATCTGATTCATAAATTCCAGGCTTGGCTACTGAGTGCAAACCTCCTAGTGTAAAAACAAACTGAGTATCATGAAAAACTGCGGGAATCTTTACGTCGTTCTCTGTGTCTGATTTTATCACTGTCTTTTTCCATGTATCCAATACATTGGTAAACTCTGGTGTCTTTACATTACAAAACCAAGGAATACAGGACCCAAGGTTTATTGTATCCCTTGCTGTCTTCATCTCTCGAATCTCAGCAATAGGTAAACCTACCGCTTTTGAGTACAAAACCAGGATCATCTTTTTCCCAAGTACAGCATCGGCAGTATTTAGACACTGCACGCCATACTCTTTTCTCAACTCTTCACGGAACGCGATTTTGTTGATTCCTTTGTATATAGGATAATCGTCTCGTCCGATAGTGGTAAGAAAGAATCGATGGATAGCTTCGACGTTATTTTTGCTATATACATCCACTAGTTCCTTATCCGCTATAAAAGAATCGTAGCTATACGGCAGCGTGTAGATCTTCGGCATTCTGTAGCTGAACTTTATGTCATTCAACGTTGCGCGCCTGTTCTTGTTGTATAAGTGCCACATGCGGAATAGATCGATTTGTCTAACTGTAAACCTGAACTCTGGGATTGTCTCAATAGTCCCGTCTTTCATTCCTGCGATCCTTAGCATCATCTGCCCGCAGATACTGGTTCCATTGCTTCCTTGAAACATCTTCCGACAGTCAAGCATATTTTGCAAAATCTGCCAATCGTGGTAAATGTTGTCAAACCCTACCATTAAAAGCCCGCTCTCCAAATGCTCCATGAGAACCTCGTATTCGTTAATCCCTTCGCCTATCCTGTATATAAACCACTCATCAGTCTTTGGCCTATATCCAGTGAAAACAATATAGTTTGGATAGGCTTGAAGATCATAAATTTCCAACGTCATAATCCATCACGTCTTATTTTTTCTTTGAATTCTGCCAATACTTTTGCTTTTATTTGTCTCACTCTCTCAGGTGTTATACTAATGAGCTTGGCGATTTTAGAAACAGGTAATGCCTGACAATCAAAGCCGAACGAATATTTGATGACCATCCTTTCACGCCAAGGTAAATCAGCCATCATATCGCGTATAGCTTCACTTGTTCCTTGGTTATCCATATCGTCTTCAAAAGTCGCATCATCCGCAACCAGCGTCTCGCCTATCTCTCTTTTATCATGCTCATCACTTCCTGCTGTATCACTCAGAGAAGCGAAAGACACAAAACACATCATAGCCCGGTTGTATTCAGAGGGTGTAATCTTCGCGTGTTCCATTACGTACTCCTGGTCCGGTTCTGTGCCGTGTTGCGCGAAGTACTCGTTCACGACACGCTTGATTTTACTGAACGCATGCCTTACAACATTCGGAGCTATAACAGGCTTAACGTCTTCGCTTAAACCGTTAATGATAGCCTGCTTGATCCACCACCCCGCGTAGCTTAGAAATTTAACGTTGTAGTCTTTGTTGTAATACTCTACAGATTTACAAAGGCCAAGATTTCCTAGGGAGATAAGGTCCATAAGCTCCAAACCGTTCCCTTGGTAAATCTTAGCTATACTAACAACAAATCTCAGATTCGCATTTATCAACCTCTCTCTTGCTTCTGGATCAGGCAATCGAGCGATTAGTTCATTCTCCTCTTCCGGAGTCATTACTGGTATCCTGCGTATATCCAGGAAATACCTTCTCAGCTGATCATCAACATTTGTGTACAGCTGTTTGATTACGATTTTTCTCACACATTATTCATTCACAGTCTAAATTCATCGCATCTTGTTTTTGTAATAATCTGACAAGTTTGACTGCCTCCTCGTAGCTTGTGCTTGATTTCAAAGCACTCTCTGCCCTAGGCTTAGAGCAGAGAGTAGCAGCTGCTAAACGATCTATGATGTTCATGACTTCTTGTCTGTAGATCCGAAACCTCCAACACCTCGTTCTGTATCTGTGAGTTTATCAACCTCACGCCATATAATACGAGGATATGGTAAGATCATGATTTGAGCCACACCTTTACCGTTAAGTTCAAAAGGTGGCTTTTTGTTATTTGGATCTCTGTTTTTATAACAGGCGACAACCTCCCCGCGGTAGTCCATCGTTGCGGGGTTGTTAATACTTAGCGTTTCTTTATTCGCTAATTTCTGCACCTTCAGATTATACGTGCAGATCAGACTATATCTTCACGGTTTAACCCGTGCGGGATACTCGTGTCTCTATTATATTCTGATTGCTCAGTTTCAAGAGTTAGTCGTTGGACCCTCGTCATCTGTTAACTTGACGACCGGCTGAGGATTGCCTCTTTCTAGGTTTCTCCCCATTTCTTCCCGTTTAACGATACCAACTTAATTTCTAGCATCTACTATGCCAGGAGTATTTGGCATATATGCGTCGCTTTTTCTGCTACTACTTCGTGGTTGTATCGACATGAAAAAACCCACCGGAATCTCAAAGCTTAAACCGGAATGATAAACCCAACAGTCGATGTCTTCCTTATATTCTACACTCACAGGTACCAAGTCCATACATGCAGCTCCTTCTGTTTCATACTTTGGCAACACTGCACGTTCGTCTAACTTCTTGATGTTTACCTCTAACTCCATGATTCGCTGTTTAAAAAATTCATCATTGTAATTTCTGGGTATTCCTTCATAAAATCCCGTCCTTCTGTATTTCTCGAACTCGATATTCCTAAGCATCTTAGATATGGGCTTTTGGTGTTCTTCCCTATAGTAAACCCTCTTGATGCTCTTATCTGGATTATATACAACCGCAAATGGTGTTTTCTTCGCAGCTGTCAGACTCTTCAACTTTGCCATCTTGGGAATACCTCGAAGACTTCCGCCGTCTATTATTTCATAGTGTACGACTTCATCATCAACAAGACGAGACATCTCGTCATCAGTGATCTCTTTCGGATCAGCAAATACGACATCGATTTTTACCATAGGTTATTCATAAATAAAAACATCACCAGACGCACGAGACAATGCCACATACTCCAGCTGTCTCAGCTCGTCTCTTATCTTCTGCTTTCTTATATCTCTCAGATCTACAAAGGTTTTGGAGATAGACGACCCCTGCGATTTATGGACTGTTATAGCATAGCCATAATCGAGCCCTTTTTTCATAACCATACGACCTTCGTAATAAAGATCGAGTGGCAAGACAAACGTTTCAGTAAGTCTAAAATACATACTCCAAAACATAGACTTCCTTTTTCCCGTAGAGTTTAAAGCTTTCACACGGATTCCTTCAACTTCTGCTGCTAACATATCGAATTTTTCCTCGTCGTTGTTTTTATCCATCATGTACACAACATCAGAAAATCCGGATAGCGGATCCTTTAATGTCAACATATGAACGAGGAATGTTTCTCTAAGATCCTTAACGTAGGCCTCAGTTGTTATAGGTTCCTCAGCGATGATATAATCCATGCTGTTGAAAAACTTAGTTCTCCTTCCGCTGAAATTACTGTAAGCTGTCAATATCTCACCTTTGTAATATGGAGCTTTTCCAAAGACGAGCTGATGCATCACGCGGTTATACTCTGCAACTCTGTTGTTGGTATAGGCCAGCGCTTTTGCGTATAGCACATCTTGGCGTTCTATTCCTTCCTTAAAACACCGCACCATCTGGTCGGCGTATTCTTTGATATCGTCGTATACATACAAACTGCCATGCTCTGATTCTTTCGTCTCAATGTCGCCTATCACGTCATTTCTTAATTCAAGAAGCAAAGGCGCTATGGCTGAGCCGTCTTTTTGCCGGTAGATTTTAGTAAGCTCGAATCTGTTTTTCAGTTGAAAGACCTTTGAATAGTTGCGACCTTCCACAGGCTGCAACTGTTTAATATCTCCGCAGAATATCACCTTTGTGTTAAGTTCTGAGCATTTCTCAATAAGGATATCGTACAGGTCGTCATTTATCATAGATGCTTCATCACAGATAACAACGCCCTTGATCGGTATAAATTCTGAGCTTTTACTCTGAAACTCTAACTGGTTAAGGTCGAGCTTCAAAATCTCAAGGTTTGGAGATAAAGCCAACAAGTAGTGTAGAGTATCAGCACGTTCTCCGGTGTATGCTCGCATCACGAGCGCGGCTTTGTGTGTAGGGGCAACCAGGCAATACTGTTTCTTCATACTTCTCACAAGTTTTATAATCTGCTTGACCATAAAGGATTTGCCAGTTCCTGCGCTGCCATACAAACAAAAAGCGAAATCATCACCGAGCAAAAACTCACGGATCTCTTCCAATGCTTGCGCTTGCTGTTCTCCTAGTTTTACTTTTTCCATGAAAAAGAATTTCTAGTTTATAATTATGTCATCTTTTGTTTTGACTATTTAAATCATTAAAGGTTTAAAGTTGAAAATTACATTTTCTAGTTTCTAATCTCGCGATCTTTTTAACTATATCATCAGATGTTCCTATTATAAATTTACGACTTCTGTATTGATGCTTAAAATACTCGAGTCTTGTTTCTCCGTAATATCTGCTATGTGTTTTTGTTTTCTTGCTATAAAAAGAACCGTCAAGGAGAAATATAAACTTTACGTTTCTCTCTCTGTTGTGCTGTGCTCGTTCTGCAAAATGTAGCAAATCGTCCATCTGCGCCTCATTATAGCAGCTGGTATATTTTGCATATACATAATACAGATAGGATCCGGAAAACTGGAAGTCTATTGTGTGTGTACTCGGGCGTGATCCGCTCACAATACCGCCATCATCATCTACCGAGTAGCCGGTAGTGTTTAGCCTTGTGAATTCCATATCAAAATCATCCAGGTTTTCACGGATAAAATCAAACTGTGCAAGCTCTGCCTCGTTCTGCTGAAGTGGACGCTTGACATATGACGTACAAGTGAAAGCGTCCTTTTGTGATATACGAGTCAAAACTTCGGCTATATATTCCTCTTGCGTCTTGCTGTTTAAAAGCAAACTATCACGCTTATATCTGCTAGATGCTAATTTCTTAACGCGTGCATTATCTAATCCTAACACCAGATCTTCATAGTTCATTAACGCGCGACTTTCTAAACGGTTCTCTATATACTCCTGGAATGTCATATTGTTTGTTTCTGTATGTTCTCATAATCTTCTGATCTTTTAAATGGTTAATCTTTAAAATAGAAACGGGCACCCATTATAGGCGCCCGTTGTTAGTTATCATTCCGCGTAATCACTCACGAGAATGATTCGATTTTCATTTTTCGTTTTCTGCCAGTCGATGATTCGCTGGTTCTTACTACCTTTAAAAATAAGGTTATGATTATACAAACCTTTTTCAAATTTTCCATCTACTACTACGTCTGCTTTATCTATTGCTTGTTTCTGGCCTTCATTAAAACCTTCGTAGTTGTAGCCTGTATAAACCCAGACTGTCTTATCAGGGATCGCCTTGACTATATCACATAGTACAGCGACAGTTTGCAGGTTCTCTTCACACAATGGCTCCCCTCCAAGAATAGACAAGCCTTTGATATATGGCCTGTTTACCAAAGAGCGGATAGTGTCAAGTGTTTCATCATTCACTTCCCGTCCTCCGTTAAAATCCCAAAGCTCAGAGTTGAAACACCCGGAGCAATGAATAGGGCAACCTTGGAGGAAGATGGAAACACGACAACCTGGACCATTTGAAATATCAAGATCTCTGATTTGGTTATACCTGTTCATATGTTCTATTGTCTAAATGTACAAAACGGTTTTTGATATCTCCAGCTCTGCCTTTATTTACATCGCCGACTTGGATATATCCACAAATTCGGCGAGGATGGTATAGCTTGGATGAGTCGGTACATCCGCACACAGGACAGAACCAATTTCCGTCATCGTCGAGCTGCTGCTCTTCTGTAGATCCGCAAGCTTCACAGAAATCATTTTTCCCGTTTATCTCAGCATAGAGGCAGTGGTCATTTATAGCCTTCATAACATCGATAATAGCGTCAGGATTCTTTCGCATGTTGGCGCTCTCTATGTAATTCACATTACCGCCTGTACTGTATACCTGAAGCTTTCCTTCAATCTCTAATTTCTTAAATGGATCGATGTTTTCAAAGACTGGGATATGGATACTATTCGTAATGTATTCACGATCATATCCGAATTTCTTCAAAGACTTTGCAAACTTCCAGGTAGTCGACTCGATGGGAGTTCCGTAAACGCTCCAGCCGAGATTATCAAGTTCTGCCCACTTCTTAGTCTTATTATCAAGATAAGCCATGACTTGCTCGGCGAACTTATAGCCTTCGTTTCCACTCTGGCTTTCTCCTGTCATGATCTTTACGCATTCATAAAGTCCAGCATATCCAAGACTGATGGATGCATAACCTCCATAGATTATTTGGCTAAGCTTTGTATGCTCAGGTAATCTAGCGAATGCTCCGTGCTGCCAAAGAAGAGGTGCAACATCAGTTGTGGAGTTTGCAATTCTATTGACACGTACAAGCTGAGCCTTACGTATGAGCTCTGTGCGCTCATCCATCAACTCCCAGAACTTATCAAAATCTCCACCTGACGAATAGGCAACATGTGGAAGGTTAAGAGTACAAACTCCAAGATTGAATCTGCCCCAAAGTTTGAGTTTTCCATCTATCCACATAGGTTTCAGTAGCGAGCGACAACCCATCGCTGGAACGATTGCGCCCTTGTACTTCATCATAAGCTTCTCGGACATATAATCCGGAACCATACGTAACGCCGTGCATTCTGCGCACTTATGAATAAAAGCCTTAGTCTTCTCGTCAATGTCTTTTTCGAAATACTTATCTCTGAGGACAACGATGATTTTGGGAAATGTTGGTGTTATATAAACGCCAAGTTTATTTTTGAATCCCAAAATTCTTTGACTCAAAAACTCCATAGCAATCTCATAAATCTCTTGCGTATATTCCGGGATTTCCTCAAGATCGATATGTACAGTTAAGAATGGCGACTGGCCAGTTGATGCTGACATGCTGTTCACCTGATAGTTGAAAGTCTGGACTCCATCTTCAAGCTCTTTTTTATATAACAGATTCGCTTGTTCTGGATACTTTTTCTGATAGTACTTTTTCGACTTTCTAAGATAAGGTGCAAGGTGTGCAATGCTTATAGTGCAACCTCCGTATTGATTGGATGCTACTCCCATGATTATCTGGGTTGCTATGGTGCATGCTGTAAGGAAACGATGCGGGCTTTCGATCTTGATGTCATTGATAACTGTGCCATTATCAAGCATGTCCTGCAAATTGATAAGGCTGCAATTTGTCTCCCCTTTATGGATAAGATAATCAATATCATGAAAATGGATAATGCCCTCATCATGCGCCTTTATCACATCCTCTGGCAATATCAAACGACGTGCTACATCTGTTGATGTAATACCTGCAACATAGTCGCGCTGTGTGCTTGTACGCTCTGCTCTCTTGTTTGCGTTTTCCTTATTCCAGTATTCATTGGTCCCATCGATCAGTTGAGCGACTGATTGGTCAGTGCTGTTTTCTTTTCTTAATAGCGCCCTATTATACCGGTATATGATATACGCCTTAGCTACGTCATAGTACCCCCAGAACATCAGCTGACTTTCATTCAGGTTTTGTATATCCTCAAGATCAACTACTCCGTTTTTCTCTAAGTTAGGGATCTTGTCTTCTATAGACTCGAATAGGTCCTTCTCTTCATATTTCGATAGCTGAACACCGCACTCCTCAAAGGCTTTCATAACGGCACACCGAATTTTATTGAAGTCAAAATCCTGCAATTCTCCATTCCTCTTTTTTACTTTCATAACTCGTATTATTTAAAATTAAACATATATAGACCAAAAAAGCGGGGAAATCCCCGCTAGTTCAAATTGACAATATTTGTTTCAATAATACGGTTTTTTCTGGAATATTTACGATGTCTTTGCCGTTGTAGATCACATCACTCATAGCTGAGAAGATGTTCAGATAATCGGTATGAACTCCAAGCCCTTTGTAGTAATTGCTGTCTCGTGTCTCGAAAAGATATTTGTATCCGGAAACGATATCAGCATATCCTATTTTTATTGTCCCGTAGTCTGTGCTTCTCTCTATATTCAACGCAAAGCGTACCCATTGCCCGAGTGTATAGTTGACGTTATCATTGGATGCATCGAAATCCTTAGTCTTCAAACTCTCCATCCACTCGTTAGTCTTCACCTCTTTTGCAATGAGCCTATCAAGAATAGAGTAATCAATAGGAGTATCTGGTGTAATGTCTCCGTAGACTATATTATTTGTATTGTCTATGTACAACTGCCCACCTTCCAGGTTATCCTTGACTCCCTTGAAGAACTTGACAACAGGATACCTAACATCCAGCGCATAGGTCATACCTACAACATCAGCGATATCAAAAGCAGTAGGAATAACCGCCTCGATGAGTACGCGGTTATATACCTGGTTTACTGTCCCATCAGCAGATACTGAAAGTTGCGAAGGTGAAATGACACGTATTCGGAAATCATCCGTCTCACTTTTGAATCTATCAATAAAAGGCTGAACATATGCCTTTGTCTCGTTAAACTCTTTTCCCCTAATAATTGTTGATTGCCCTTCGAGCAGATCTTTCATTTCGATTTCCATCAGCGATTAAACATTTCGGTTTTTACAATTTCAACAACATCTGGGTCTGTGTCTTGGTAGTACTCGGTGGCTTTATTCCAAAGGTCTATATCAATTGTCTTGTCGATATACTTATGGATAAGCTCGCCCTCTGTACTGTCCAAATCTTCATCTGTCAAATTATTCTCCGAATAGAAAGAGTTTAATCTATACTGCAGAGCGTACCATTTACTATATGGCAATCCCTCGAAGTTTTGGGATTCTTGTAGCTCTGCTTGGATTCTCTTGGCTATCTGTGGGCCTTTTGCCACACAATGTACGTGCTTATCTTCTCCGTCTCCAACAAGCACAACGTAAACCTCCGGTCTGTTCATTCTTCTTTTTCCACTATTGGTTTATTAACAATGCCAAAACAAATCCAAATTCCCTCATTGGCAAATTTGCTAGGTGCATAATCAGCAGCAAAGCAAAGCTCGACGCAATCCTGAGGTACTCGGTAGATATGACGCCCTTCGATGTGTCCTTTGAAGCCATCAGCGAATGCTTGACGTGCTACCTTCATGGCGTCTTTATAGTGTCCTTTAAGCTCTCCCAAAAGAAAGGTGTGCCCTTCATTATCGTATCCTATGACTTGGATCACATCCTCTAACTTTCTACGTGTTAGTCTCTTATACCCTGGGATACTTGTAAACTTCCAAGGTCTGACTCGTGTGTCTTGGTGTGGTTTGTCTATAAGGATTGAGTAGCCGATACCTGGCGCATTCTTTGACATCTTAGCCAGATAGTCAAGCATGAACTGATTTTCGGCCATCTCATTCATAGGATGCTTATAGTTTTCTTTCCATTTGTTGAATGCTTGCGTGGCACTCCCTACTACCATAAACGGCAGCTTCGAGAATGCCTCGCCTTCATTGTATCCGCTCACCGTTTTTCTAGTGAACTCTCCGACTGTGTACAACATTCATCGCGTATTTTCATTTTACTTTCTGATCTTAAAATGGCAACATCTCATCGATTATATCTTTTAGAGTGTTAATTATCTCGGAAGGTTTAATGCCGAATGTAGAAAATTTCGTGCATCCGTACATAAAGTCCTCTGAGATAATTGCGATCCTCTCCTGTAAACTTTTCTCGATCCAGAATTTTTTATTTAAAGCCTGGACAATTTCCAAACACGTAGTCGATGGGTTCTTCTCCCTTGCCTTATGTGTAAGATAACACACAAGACCTATTAGTACAAAACGTTTCTCTATATCAGGACCAATATATCCTAAACCGAAACGTTCGATATACTCAAGTTTTTTATCTTCATATTCCATAGCATGTATAATATGCAACCATTTTTAATAATCTTTGAAATTCTTCAACACCAATCAAGAAATCTTCTCTACGTAGTCTGTGGACTTTCGTATAATACGGCGGAATAGTAGAGACAACTAAAAAGTTAGCCTCTATGTCTGTTTTATCCATGCCGTAGAACTTTTGAGCCACAAGATTCAGCAGTGTGGCATACACTGCCATCTCCCTCATATACCGCCAGTTGTTAACAGCATCACCAAACTCTCCAATCTTTCGACCATGTGTTTTGATATCGTTGATGATGAGTTTGTTATTCTCTTTATCTATCGTGAAGTTATCAAGCTTTGCCTTCAGCTTTAACACTATCGGCTCATGGCCTTCTACATCAACATCTAGATCAACAAGGATAGCTTGCTCATTCTCTGATATGGGATTTGTCAATAACCCGGTAGGATGAAGGAGTGAATAGATCTCGGCATTTTCTAAGAGGTTAGAGACACAAGCCTTGACCTTTTCTCTCATCGCTTCACCGAGAAAGATAAGCTCTTTATCTCCCGTGTATCTTGCCTCATAGTTCATTCTCTGTTCACAGTATGGCAACACTTTTGCTTTCAACTCTTTCATCTGTATAGCGTTGAGATTTCCGCCGTAGTAATCAACATCTTTAGCAGCTGCTATGAGCTCTTCGTCTGTTGGCAGAACGGTTTTCTTGTAAACAATATCTGAAATGAACCCGGGTTTTCCTGTTGGCCGATTTATTGTTTCGACCAGTTCGAAATATTCTGGCTGGAGTACCAGCTCGTGGACAGCGCTCATTTTGTTATCATTGAACTTTTTATTTCAATCTCTATAGATTTTTTTCTCTATAGTTCGGCATATATTTTCTTCTTTATCAAGAAGTCCTGCTCTCGTGGGATCTTATCCTATGCTCTACATTTAACAACTCGGTATTCCCGTCTCAGGGTTCACCGATTTAGCAGGATGATAATTTCGCAAATTACTTCGTGAAACGGCAGCTTCGTTTACCTTGTATTAGCGCGTCTGAATAGATTCCAGAGAATCCTTCGAAATATTGTTCAGGACTTCCGCCTTGGTCTGGATTGATAAGCTTGAGCCTACTGTTGCTGATATAATCCGCGTATTTCTCGCTGAAGTATACCTCATCCGTTATCTTATCAATCACGAGTGAGTCCATTATAGGACTCACTCTAATCTTAGAAAAATCAATATCACTCATCGAGTTTAGATTTTAGTCGTTTCAGTTCTTCCTCAAATACAATTTGAGATTGTGTCTTTATATAGTCAGACATAAATTCCCAGTCTGGCTTTCCATCGTGGGTGATAGGGAGAGGGATTTCGAGATTTTTAATCCTTGTTAATGTTGCGCCATATCCATAGTTGTATTTCTTTTTTACAATCTGGTCTAATATCCCAACTATGAAAACGCCGATGTATTGATCAACGTTTTCGGACGATAAAGAAAGAACATTGTTTCCACAATAGAAAGCTTGTTTTTGATAGAATACAGTTTGTGTATCTACTCCAATTGTTATGACATTGCCAGGATTAAGTTTTTCGATTCCCTGTTCACATACAAATTTCAGGATGCCGTTATTTAATCCTGTCCTTGTAATATATGGAATATTTCCAGGTGTACTATTTAATTTGTTGTTGTTTATAGACTTCGACATTTTCACATCAAATATTTGATCAATATGAAAATCGGCAGTAGCTTTTCCTACTATTGTTGGCCTCGGAATATTTGGCTTTGGCAGAATACGAGTTTCTAACTTTTCGATTTCCTTTTTTAGTTCTTCCTTTTCTTGTTGTTTGATTCGAACCATTTGGTCTTTAATGTATGTCTCCATCATATCCCAATCTGGATTCCCAGCAGATGTAACAGGAAGTGGAATTTCGAGTTTTGAAATTCGTTTTAGAGTAGACTTATAACTATAGTTAAATCTTTGTTCTAAAATTTGCCTCAATATAACAACGACAAATGCAGCTTTGTAATTATTTAATTGGCTACATTCCAATCTCATAACATTCTGTGTGCTATAATAGTTGCATGGTTGATAAAATACCTCATGTGTATCAATGCAAACTGTAATAACATTTCCAGAATTTAATTTTTCGACACCTTGATTGCAAACAAACTTTGCAATTCCTCCATTTAATCCGGTTTGAGTAATGTATGGAATCTTACCATCACCTTGTTGAAGTTTGTTTCTGTCAATTGATTTTGAGTTTTTTATTTTAAAGATATCACCAAGTACAAATGGTTTCAAATTCAAATATTTAATTGATAACATATTTTTTTTAGCTTTGAATTATACCCATCAAATCTTTCACATAAGGAATAAACAAATCATCTGTAAAATTTATTTCTATTTTCTTTTGAGCATTGTATATCCAATCGTCGTTAAATCCTACTGTGCATTTAACACATATTGATTCATCCTCTATTTCTTCATTCCAGATTTGTAGAATATGTTTCTTTTTCTCTTTAGCTGAATGCGAAGCAATCAATCCCTGCTTCATTTCCACAACATATCCATCATCAGAAAAATCAATAAACTTAACAAGCTTATCTTTACTATGTGGTACTCCTGCGGTAAAGACACAAATGCAAGGGTTAACCCCAACTCCAAAGAAAGTTTGAGTGTTTAACGTAATCACTCCCTCTAATGTGTGACGCTCAAGAAGCAAGCGTTTTGTTTTTAGTTCCGCTTTTGAATTTCCGGACATCGTAGATTGTGGAACAATTGCGATTCCTCTTCCTCCTGGCGCCAAGCAATCCATCATTCTCAATATGAAATTAATTTCATAGAGTTCTGGATTCTTTGCTGATCCTTGAGAATACGGCGGATTAATCATTCCAACACTGAAACCTTTGCTTCCCAAATCGTTTGCTTTTACTTTAAAGAAACTATTGCATAGCAAATTATCCGTGTTACAATTTCTCAAATACAAATTTGAAAATGCGATGCTGTACATATAGTCCTGCATCTCTATTCCAAAAAGTGAGTGGTTCTTTATTCGCCGAATCTCTACGTCTGACTTATCGCATCCTTCGATCATTCTATGTAAAGCTGCAACCAAGAAGCCACCAGTTCCACAACATGGATCAAATACGTTATCGTCAGGTTTTAGATTTACAAGATCACAGAACAATTCCGTGATATGTGTAGGTGTCAAAATAATCCCCAAAGTCTGACCATCACCTCCAGAGTAAGAGACAAATTCATTATAGAACTTGCCAACTAAATCATCAGTTGTTGACTTGTACTTTATATTTTTGAAAACATAGTCGTAAATCAACTCGACAAAATACCTCAAGGGAGTTTTCCCAAGGTTTGCATTTATAGAATTGATTTGTACGTTTGTACTTATAAACGAGTACTGGTTGAGAATAGTTGAGTTTTCAATCCTTCGTCTCTTGAGTGCTGTTTTAATTGCCAACATGATTTTCTCACCATCGGTATTTTCAGAGTCCCCAGTCAATGATTGAATGTTCAGATTCCCGGATTCCGTTTCTGTTAATGCAATCAAAATACCGGAAACAATACCTGGCTTTTGTTCGGTAGTCAGAGATCCATAATTCCGGAAGTGCTCATGTAAAGCTGCAGCATCACGCCTAACTTCTGAGACACTCTTATCCACATCAATCTCCTCTTTCAAAACATTCATGCAATAATACGTTCCGATATTGCTATGAGAAAATGAGTTGAAATCATTGACAGGTTCAAGAATCATAGGTTTCGTTTCTCTTGATCTTAGAAAGAACGGAGTGATACGATACCCATCTTCATTTCCGGAAACTCCAAATCCAAACAGTTGCTCATATGGTGCGCTTGCCATTATCTTAATGGCATAATGGACAGCACCATTGAGTGCGTACTTCTTGATGGCTTGCTGGGACATATCAAGCTCTGTCTCTTTATCGTCAAGATACTTAGCGTGATCGTAAACGCTCGCCTTGTCTTCTATGACGAAGACATACCCGTTGACAATTCCACAATAATCAGGATAGCCTACATTACCTGTTCCGTTCTTGGATGCAGTTTGCAATGCATCCCTCAGATCAATATTTATATCTGCATCTTGTGATGAGAGACTGATCCCTGACTTACGCAATAAGTCGTTGACAAAAATGTCTGTTTTTCCTTCCTGCCTAGGCATTTCATATATACTTTTTGTTTCATAATGATCATCTTTTTAATTTGTTATCTTAAAATTAGACTAAAGAAAGAATGAAAAGTTTAAAAGTCAATCGTTAAATCTTCGCCATAGTCTTCTTGTGTGTTCTCGCATCTATCACAGAGTGGCACAATTACACAAATCAGTATGGTCCAGGTAATGAGAAAAAATAAATTGAAAGAGAAACCCTTTTTCAATTTATTGAATAATTTTTTCATATTGGATTTTGATTTCTTCATAGTTTAAACTTTCTATTCTATAATCAAAACGTATGTGAGCATTCGCTGGGGTTGTCAACATCAAACAAGGGATGCCTTTTTTGTTTAGGTCGAAAACATTAAAAGGGCTGTCGTCAATAAAGACGTCAACCCTTCCCTTTATCAATGGCGCCTTGGATAACCCAAAACCAAAACGCTGATATATCGGCTTATTCGGAAAATCGTTTTTTTTCAACCAGTTTCTCGTCCATCTCTTGTTGTTTACTCGAGATGTACAATACAATTCCGGAACAAACCCTACCAGCCTATTCTTGACTGGCAAGGTCTCCCAAAATTCCTGGTCATGCCTTAGCACATTCCAGACATTATGCGTAATCTCACTATCAGATTTTGGTATGCCAAACCTCTTGACGTACACGTCGTACCAATAGTTTATGGTATCATCTAAATCTAGCCCTATCTTTATCATTTACAATAAAAGTACATGAATGGTTTATCATTTACTAAACACTCAATGTCCCCGTTGCCATTTTTAATCATAAGAAGATCGGGGAAATCACAATCTTCAAATACTGCTCGGTCTTCTTTGATTTTCCCGTTTCTGATAATGGCACCATACTCGGATTTATTGCTGTAGTAATCCGTGATAGTTATCTTATCTTTGAAAATCTTGACCGTTGATTGCATGTAATCATTAGCGACATTGATCTTGTCTATGTTATATGCCTCATCAGCACAAAGCCTGTATTCGTACGGGACGAATGTTTCAAACTCGAAAGTTCTGAAACTTAACAAAGCAAAAATCAACACACCAACAACAGTAAAAATGACAAGTATCATAGCCGTTATTCTCATATTAAAGGTATTGTATTCCACCAATTATAACTCCATCGCATGCTGCGTCTTCAATTAGTTCATCATAGTCGTAGCTATGCATTTTTGCCTTTTGTGCAAACTCTCGTGCCCAGTAGTTATCAACAAGGAAATTCCGCACGGCTTCCTGTGCTTTCTCATTGTCTACGTGGTCAAACTGTCCTAGCTTTTGTACGTATATATGACCGTTAGTGTTATCATATACTGCTATTATTGCAATCATCCTTGACAAAACTTTTTAAAAGTTGAATAAAAAATTCATAGTCTAACATCGCAATTGTTCCGGGGCTGTTGCTCCCGTCTTTGGTTGCCTGCTTCCAGATAGTCACGAAAGGCTTATCGTCAAACGGGCAGGCGTTCTTGATCTTTGTATATTGCGGCGTGCTTGTTGTATACTTCGCTTGAATATATACCGGAAGCTTACCGCTTGGATCGCATACATCAATCTTTGCCTTATCCATAGCTCGAGAGTACTGACGAGAGGATACGCATTCCTCAAATCCTTCCTCTTTGAGCCTATTGATAATTTCGCGCTCGAAAGAGCAGCCTTTGCTTCTGTTCGCTTTATTACGAACCTTGCGGAGCATAGCAGGGTTGAGATACTCGCAAAGTATCCCATCTTTCGTTTCCTTTCCTGGATACTTGCAGCGCTTCTTCAATGCTGCGAGTGATACGCCGGTTGCTTCTGCTGCCTGTTCGATTGTCTCAAATTCCTATGTGTGACCATCGGGGAATGTTACCTTGCACGATGTGTCTTTACATGATGGTTTAAAAAAAGGTGGTCTCATAATTCATTAGTTTTTACATTATTCAAAATTCGTTGTATCTTTTTACTTTCTTCTTCGTTTCTTGCTCCAATGTGCCAGTCTATAGTTTCGTCTGGCTCTGCTTTTGTCTTCCAATCATACACACAAAAAGGCATATCGTCGATTGTTTTATGCCAGATACACCGACTTTTTCCGTCTTTGCTTGCATTATGATCAAATCCAAGCAATAGCTCAAGCTGTTTTTGCGTCGCTCTGATTGTATGACCAAAGAAACTATTTGGAACTCCTGATGTGTTTAACGTACTCATTGATTAAACTTTTAGCTTTTTCTACTCCGTTTGTTTTCACATAATCAGATAGATCTTTACAGCCTGAACATTTAGGAATCAGCGCGTAAAATAGCTCGGGATGTTGTTGCCGTATCTCTACGGTTCGCCTCATGCCGGTGTGGTCATTATCATATAAGACTACGATAGTCTTGAATCTACGCTTTAGATTCTCCAGTATCTCATCAGATACGAATAAGTGTTCACTATTAGGGGCGACTGCATAGATGCCAAACGATCTAAGACACAATACGTCTTTTAAAGATTTCGTAATGACACAAACATTTCCACGAGGTGGAAGCTCACGATATCCTTGTATCGTTTCATTTCCTGTATTGCAAATCCATTTCCATTCCGTCCTCTTTGGCATGTATATCTTCCATTTCTCTTCTCCGTTTTTCTTTCCGAAGTAATACCCATAGATCGGGTTTTTATCCGTACATTCGGCAAAAACTCTAGAGTTTAGGAAGACATACTTACAAGAATAGACATGGAACTTTTGCAGCAGTTCAACGCTTATGTTGTATTGTCCCCACCACGCAATATCCCGATCTGTGAAATCCTGCACTTCAACATTTATAATTGAAGGCTTCGATTCTTCAAATCTTGTATTGATTACCTTAATCGGTTTTATTGCTTCCTGACTATTTCTTTTTACAAGTCCGAAGTCTTCGGCAATCTTTCGTATCGCTTGGTAATAACTCAGCGAATACATTTTCATCACAAGCCCGATAAAGCTAACGTGTGTATTGTCTCCGAAATCCTTATAGATAAGTTGCCCATTACTCGTTCTGTAAAAAGCGACTGATGGTTTCCTATCCTCACGAAGCGGAGAAAGAAACAGGCCCTTCTTAATAGGTAGGCCCGTATAGTAGGACATATACGTTTCCTCGGTATAATGTCCAAGCAAGAAGTCCTTGTTCAGGATTGGTTCTATTTCAAAGTCAAGTGGCATAATATCATGATTTTGACAATGATAATATTAAAAAGGGAGGGGCGAACCCCTCCCTAAAATAAAACCATAATATTATGAAAGCAAACTGTCAAGATCGATCACGTCGTCCTTCTTAGTTTCCTCAGCCTTTGGTGTGATTGCGAGCGGATCAGCTGCAAGGTCAGGCATAGCTGTAGGCTTGGCATTCTTGAACTTCTGAACCTGGCCCTCCTCATAAGTAGAGAAGAACACACGGTCACCAATGAAGTTTGTAGATACATAAAGCTGGCCTTCCTTGCTAATGCTCAAGAAATTTGGAAGCACAGCATGTACGTTGCCGTTGGCATCAGTACGACCCATGAGCTTCAGCTTTGTCTCCTTACCAACTGCGGGCTCAAGGACCTTGATGAATGCGTTGGCCATCATCTCGAAATCCTTAAACTTGGAACTTGCCTCACAGAACTTCTTATATCCGTCGGGATTCAAAACCTCCATAACCTGAGCCATGAAGAACTTGGTTCTCTCCCAGTTGCTTGGTATCTCGCGAGTTGTTCCATCGGAGTTTTCAAACTTCCTTCTCTCAGCATCAGCAGGAGTAGGAAAGAAAATTGTTTCCTCGTAATATCCGTCAGCATTACTAAACCGAACACGAAGCGTCTTATAGTGCTGGCTTGGGTCTTTCTTTCCGTCAAACTCTACGATCTCGCTTTTCTCATATTTTACGTCATAAATTGCAAAAGGTGCGAGCTGCTTAATACTGTTTGATACTGCTGAAACACTACTGTTAATTGAAAAATCCAACATAATTTAAACTGTTTTTTTGTTTATACTCAATGATAAGACTAACCTAAACATAAAAGGTTTAGTCATTTAAAAGAAAAATCAAACGAACTCATAGTGAAATCGTCATCACTTCCTACAAGATCAAAAAGATCGGTAGCTATAGAGTTGTCGGTTTTCTCTGGCGGCTCTTCATCAGGTACCGCTTCCTCGATAACTTCGATAGGCTCACCGTTGGAAGTAAGGACTCCTATACCTTCGCTGTCTTCCTTAATAATGAACTCATTACCAAACTTGGCAAGCTGCCCATTCATCTTTCCACGGAAAGATACAGTCTTTGATTTAGTAAATTTGTTCCCTCCGTCTATGTGCAAGGAATCGGCAGACCCGATCATGGGCCTACCGATTGAATCAAACACTATAGCGATTTTATCGCCAACACTGACACGTAATAGGCGTATAGCCTCATCGTTCAATGTGAACTTGTTATCGCTCAATACAAGCTTCGGCTCTTCAGAAACAGGAAGCTTTACACTTACTGCATTCTTTGGAGCTTCAGCATCTCTAATTGTAAACTCCATCGTGTCAGTATCGATAGAGAAAATATAATTCAAAATCATGCTTTCAAAGAAGGGAATATTCTTTCCCAATGAGAGGTGAACGTTCCGTCACCATTGTTTTCTGCAACTATGATATCCTTATTGGCTAAGTGCTTAGGACGAGCACCAGCGGTAACCAGACCGCCGTTTTCAAAGTTGATGCAAAGATTAGAATCTTTGTCTCTGTGGCAAAATCCGATCCCGTCTGACTTGGCTGCAAGTATTCGACCAGTTTTACCACTTAGGTCGAAATCTTTAATGCTGCCAGCTTCCTTTCCTTCGGCATCTACGATAGCCTTATCCTTTACATGTCCTACGATCACCAAGTTCTCGGAACACTTTGAAACCATATCAATAACTTTCTCGATAGCCTGCCTGAGATACCCCCAACCCGCGCCTTGCGGCAGATTAAGAATTCCCTCAGCTCCTCCTGTGTAATTCTTACCCATTGGTGTTGACATATACAACTTAGCGGCCAATGGCTTACACATTTCTTCGAGTGCTGTGATGGTATCGAGAATAAGAAATTTATATGGTTTGCCAGCATCCAAGATAGCCTTGCATACTTCCGTTAATTCCGGAATCGTTGTTGCTTTTACTTTTACTGCTGACACATAAGAAGAACCGCCCTCTGTATCTATCAATAGAGACTCGGGTAATTCTGCTAACAGAGTAGTTTTCCCGACCTTGGGCGCTCCGTAAATGATAAGGTTCTTTGGATCCTGTGTTTCAGCTGCTACTTTCTTTGTTGGCAATACTACGCTCATAACGTAAAGTTTAAAGTTTTAGGTTTATCATCTTCATCTTCTTCATCTTGTTTTGGTTCCAATGTCCACAACGGACTTTGGAACTTACTGTAATCATAAATCTTGTCGGGTGTTGGTGGTTCAACAAACATCCCGATCTTTCCGTAGAAACAAATGCAATCAGCAACTTCTGATTCACCATATCGATTTTTCAATACGGTGATACTTCGGAATACATCCTGCAATTGTTTAATGTCATAGCCTCTATAGTTCGCGATCTTATCCCTAAACGGGTTATATATACCGATAACTATTTCCGCGTCTTGTGAAGGGCCAGCACTGTCTCGGATATCTGAAATCCTACAGTCGCCAGAGCCTAACATATCACGGCGAGACATAGACATAGAGTCCCTGTTTGCCTGCATGATAGCAACAGGTGAGATTCCGCACATATTCCTGAGGCCAACAAGCTGTTGACTTGCTAGGTCAATTTCTTGTTTGATTGTTCGCCCCATTGTATGTGTCAATAGATTCATATGATCAATGACCACGACGACAATTTGTTTGGGATTATTAGGGATGTATTTTTTCCTTCCCTCTTCCTCCACAAACTGCCCGGCTTTTGCTAGCTCATTTACGAGCGTCGAATATAAAGTCTGAGCATTCAAAGAGCCATCGAAAATCGTAATCATACTTTCTATTCTTCGCAGCCATGGAATACATTCTTCGACGATATGGAAATATTCATCAGACAAAAGTCCGCCTTTTGTACGTGATAGAATATCTTTCGTTGAGAGTTCCACGTGATACTTCTCGAAGATATAAATGGATAATAGTTTCGCCATTAGTAATTCGGCGCTGATCTCTAACGAGTAATAGATCACGTGAAAATCTTCGTCTTCTAAATGTTCCATGCATGGACGATAGACATAAGCATAAATGGCCAGTGAAGTTTTCGTTTTGTTATCGTGCGACTTTTTATTCGCACATCTTATAATTAAGTCCCGCGTACATATTCTCCCAAAATGGGAGGCCAACACTCTTGGGAAGGTTATATTCTTTTTGCAAAGGTTCACTTCCTACGCTGTACAATTTTGGTTGATATTACTCAATCAATTATCTCGGGATCAGCTTATGCTTCTACCGATATTGTTGGCTGATGATCTGCATAATTACTTATACAGACGGCAAAATTTTACCTGTCGAACTTTGGCCGAAAACAATGCTATATGTTTGTCTGGTTACTCCGTCAATGATGCCCTCCAATTTTGGCAGGCCCATACTTATCCCTTGGCTATGACCAGCTCGTCCATTTTCTATTTGCGCAAGTAGTGAATCAACGACCATCAGAGCATACGGATTGTGTCAAAATTAACGTTGCCCTGTTCGCCGTTTCTCATCGACTCGATGAATTCCCATCTATGGTCGATAATATAACTACTGAACACGCAGTTTATCATTTTCGTATTCTCAGCTGCCCATTTTGTAATCTCTACAATATGGTTGTGAGTTTCCGGGTTCCATCTAATCTCTCGACCGTAGAAATTGAATGCGTCTTCTTGAGAGTTGAACCGTTTGCTGACACCGGAAATAGAAACGCAGTTTCCATCTATTATTGCATACTTGGGATAGACATCGAAAAGTTCTTTTCCCATGTCAAACGCTGCACGATAGAAAAACTTAGTCGCGTTTTTATTGAACGGTATATCTGCTGGAACAATCTTCTCCTGTTCTGGATCGAAAGATTTGAGAATGATTCCCTTTTCTTGTAAGTTCTTCAACACTGGACGAACTATCTTTCTTGCGTCTTCTGATGTCTCGAGGTATTGATTCATATAGTTGACACCTATGCTTGAATCTTTACACATTAGGATCAAACGCGCAATATATAACTCGTCTGGTGTTATTCCATAGCGTCGCATCGCTGCGAGCTCGTTTTCAAATGTTAAAGTATAAGTCAGCACTGGTTGATTTGTTTAAAGTTTGATGTGCTGATCTAGTCCCCGCATTTTGGAGTCTATGGTTTAAATGCGGTATGGTTTTAGGAATTCTGCTTTTAATTTGTGGTACCTATCCCACATTCTGCTCTCTTTATATTCACGACCTACTCCTTTTTGAAGTATGCTCTGTAATATCAAAAGCTCAAGCATTCTTTCTGTTATCATCTTGTCAAAATCTATAGTTAAACTTTTCGAGTGGTCTCTTATAGGTTTCGAAAGGTTCATGCTTCAAAACCTTTTCAAGATTAGCCTCATCAATCCTGACCATTTCAGAATTCTTGTGGGCTGATTCACACCATTTCGTTTCTTGCGTATCATTGATAACAAGATTAAAAATTTCTGTGAACTTATCACCTTCAACACGTATGCCTCGACCTCTTGCTTGCGTTGCTCTTGTAGTGCTTGAATCGTGCCCGAGGATGATAAGACAATTAACACCTGGAATATCCGCGCCAGCTACTAATAGTTTGCTGCTATTCACAACTCCACTATCTGCTTTGGCGAATTCTTCAAGTGTTGTCCGGTTCTTCTTCTTCGATTCTTTACCACTAACCACTCCACCAATTCCGATAGCTTCCGCCATCTTTATATTGTTTGAAAAGGTTATAATCTTCGCATTAGGTCGTGCTTCGATTATCTTTCGTGTGAGCTCGATCTTTTTTGAATGGTTATTCAGAAATGTTTTCTTCTGTTGCATTGCTTGCATTGCCCCTATGGCATGGAGCGTTACAGTTTTCAGCATCTCTTTATACTGTGCGGGTTTAGTACATAGAGCTTTTGCGAACTCTTGCCTGCACTTAAAACCTTCTGGCCCATTCATTTTCATCATAAGCTGGAAATCAAACGAGAAGAACTCGAAGTGTTGAGTCCACTTTCTTTGTATCTCCTCGTACTCGCTAAGATTATCCACATCTATGAGAACCTCATATTCAACATAGTCTGCTACCCAGTGGTTAGCTATAACATCTGACATTGTTATTTCATCACATACTGGACAGTATCGATCCAGTAATGACTCCCTACCATCTAGCCTTTCATAGGTTGCGGTAAGGCCGAGTACGAGTTTATACTCGACCTTGTTGAATACACTGATGCGGTTCTCGCTAGGTATGAGATGTAACTCATCTATGATAAGAATATCACATTTCCACCTATGCATGATGACCGTATTAATCACACGAACGACACATGACTTTTCAAGATTCCATTGTCTCAGGTTTTCTTCCCATTGGTCTTTTAGGTTTGTAGAAGGGACAACCACAAGAGTTTTGAAGTCAGGATATTTTGTAAGGACGCGCTTAATTGCCAGGATAGCAACTCGTGTTTTTCCGAAGCCGGTGCTGCCCACGATGGCGGCCCGTCCTCCTGCGCGTATCCAATTGTCAACGCACAACTCCTGTCTTTCACTTCTCGTCATTAGTCTTCCTTTTCAAAGCTCCAACCATGAGAATTTGCGACAAGCTCCAACTCTCTCATCTTATTCATCCAGAAATCAATCTGATAGCTGATCATATTCTCCACACGGAAAAGGATCTTCTCCCTCAGAATAATAAGCTGGTTAGTTGTGAGGTTGTTGAATGTCTGTTCCTTTAACGTTACCATAGACATAAACTCCTTATATGTGAGTCCTGTCTCATTTACATGCAGACGGATTGTCTGCTTCAATCCCAACCTCTCACGGATAACTTCCATGCGATCACGAACCTTTCCAGTCTTCGGGTCTTTCTCTGTGAGATCTCGCATCTCATCAGGAGAAAGCCAAATTCCCATTCGCGTCAGGAACGTCAGAGTGATAGGCTTTTTATGGATCTTACCAAGCACACCTTCACAGGCATCCTTAACCATTGATATTTTTAAGTTAGAGAATTCAACAGGTATCCCTTCGGTAAATTCTGAAATCTCAATCTTGTCATAACTACCAGGCGCATACTTGTCGGTGTTGCGGCTGAGGTATTTATTGAGATCAGAGAGATACATAAACCGAGGATATCTTGCTCTCTTCTCATCGGGAAGATAGGTCCCATCAAGGTAACGCATATACAGCTCAGCGTTACATTTCTCGCGATCCTCCTGGATCATCTTAATCAAAACTGTCCTTCCCGGATTGTTAGAATCTGTATTGTACAGCATCGACTGGCAATGCTTGTAAAATATGGATAGCTGTTCATCAGACGCGTCAACCATTCTAATCTCTCCCTGATATCGTACACCTTCGATATCTTCCTTTTGTCCCTTCCACATGAATTTTGTAATATCCTGTGCTTCTGTATTCACTACATCATTACGAGACTCTTTCGCGCTGTTCAGCTTGTTTTCCATAATTGTCATAACTGTTTTGTTCATTATAATAAAACCTCTTTGGTATTCAGGGCTTCGCACTTCACAAATTTTTCAAAGACCACGTTGCTGTATTTATAGAAATTGTGCGCAGTCCCATCATACCACTCATCTACTCCTGCTCTCACCTCTTTATATTTTAGATATCCCTTGTCGCCAAGTTCTATCTTGTCCTGTTGCCAGTTCGGCCATTGGACACACATAACATAAAGAGATTTAATCTCATTTATTATAACTTCATCTAAAACTCGAAAGACATATGTGGTATAATCCGCATAGTCTGTCTCCTTAGCCACTAGCTGCGCATAACATATCATCGAACGAACGCAAAAATAGAAACAAGAGCAACGCTCAGAACTCCAAGAACGAAATTCTTTCGTCTGTTTTTCTTCTTGCTCTTGATCAGTTTAGAACTCATATCATCTATGGTCTTGTTCTGATCTTCTACTTGCTTTTTGAAACTTGACAACTGCTGCTTGTTTATGGAATCGATATTGTTGTAAACAGCAAGTAATCTATCCATCTCGTCAATTTGTTTGATCATGGCAGAGTCTCGTTCTTTGAGCTTTCTGTGTTCGAGGAATATAATGTTAGTTTGCTTTAGTTGCTTCGCCGTTATCATCACCAAACTGTCCTTGCAAATACCTTGTGAAAAACAGGTAGTCGGAATCGACAGGCTGGCTAATAATAACATCATAATCAGCCCGAAATTTTTCATCTATTCTTATTATTGAATCCCGAATCGTGTCGATCTTTTCTATCAGCATATCACGTGTGATATACAATGTATCTGTTCTTGGTTCAACCTTCCGCTTGGTATATGCAAGATGCAAGGTGAACGCCATGGCGATGTTGATAAGAACCAACACCACCACGGCGATTTTGAGCGATTTATTTTTCATTTACCAACTTGATCATTAGCTTCAGCTTATCTTCGTCCAATGATCTAAGGTAATGAAGAGTATCAAGTTCTACACTGGTGAGTTCCTTTTCCTGACTCTCGGTCTCTTTGGCTTTCTCATATGCTTTTTGCATATCGAGGTATCCGCTGATTTGAAACTCTGGGTTGCTGATGAAATACTTAGCAAGTGTTTTGAGTATCAACTCGCCTATCTCGCATGTCATCATTGACCCATGGCAAACCATAGTGAGTTTCTGGTCACCGCTGATAGCTTTGTTATATGCGATTTTCTTTCCAACCTCAGGCGAGAACTCGTCCTGTTCGTGGCAGACAGCAAAACCAGCGACAACATCACGAAACTCTTTCGCTAACTTTACAGGTCTTGATACAAGAGCGATGCAAAACGATCGCTCATTCCCCTTGAAATCCTTGAACTTATCAGTATAATACTGAACGATTTCTTTATTCATAAATTCTTTCTCTTGTTTTTATATACTTCACGATACTCTGGTCATCTTCTATTTCCTCGAGTTCATCTTCGTATTTGATGTTTGATCTGACGATGATTTCACTCATGGTACAGATTGACCCGTAGTTTTCCATACTTATAGTGATCTTGTATTTGTACATAATCAATGCCAAAATGGAAACTCGCCCGGAAAGTAAGTACGACCATTCCAGAAGTACTTGATGAGTTGATTTTTTCTCTTGTTCACGATCTCCGGAATGTCAGCCTGTCCACACTTGAATGAAACGGTAGATTTGAAATTCTCATTGTCAAGAGGTCCAGGCTTCAGGTACAGGATGACCTTTCCGTATACTGGAATCTCTCTCCATGGAGCGGAGGTCTTACTCTTCAAGGAATGCTTGTGGATCCTCCTCTGTGTCTTCAAAATCTTCTTCTCCTTCAAGGTCTTCGTCCAGACACTCGGATCCCTCGAAACATAACTCTCCACTCTCTCCACATACACATTCGCCATCTGTACTGGCTGACTCACTGGCTGCTGATTCTTCTTCTTCCTCGGCATAATCGTCAAAATTAAATTCGTTAATATGTAAGTTGGACATTTCGTCCATTAAAAGGTTTAATTCTCTCTCAATAAAATCTGACTCGTTCATAACCTGGTCCCGATAATGGCATCCTCAATAGCCGTATCTTTGCCATAGAGATCACCGTTTGTCCTCTGATTACCTACTGCCACATACAGCTTGTTGACGAAATCCTCGATCTTATCTGCCAGAGGTTTGGGATAAACCGAGCTGGCAATCAGATAGATAGAAGTGTTGTCGTCATAGATCAACTGCTCGATACCCTTCTCTGTCTTGTCACTCTTGGCAAAGAGGTCTTCGCTATACTTGAGTATGGCATTGAAGATTGCGAGCCAGTAATAGATCTTTTTGAAGTTATAGGTAGGACGCAGGAATCGGAATTCCGCAGTCTTGCACTTGTCATAACACATGAGGTTCAACAAGTTGACGCATGTGTATCTGCTTGTGCAATCCCACTTATGGCTTCTCTCCTCATCTCTTGGATGCGGCTGCTCCAGGCTTCCCATGAACTTCTGCTGTGCGATATTCTCATAGAGCTCGCCAAATGTCTTGTAGTTTGCGAGCTTATGGCAATAGTCCTTCCCGCTCTTCTTATACTTGGAAGTCTCGAAAGTCCAGTCGGGCAAGAACTCTGCCATCTCTTCCTGCAAGAAATAGCAAACTCTATATAAGGCATAGATCGCCATAGGATCAATAGGATATCCTCCCATATGAACATGAAGGGAACACTCCTTGTTGAAATAGGTAAATTTGCGCAGAGCCTCAAGCTGCTGATAGACGAGGTTAAGTCCATCGTTTCCCTGCATCACGGTTGTTGAATACTCCAAGCCAGAGATGGACCCATCCCTCAAAGGGATGAGACCATTTCTGAAACAAACATCCTGAGGAATATATCCCATAGACGTTTCGTACTCAATACCAAAAGTGTAAGGCATAAACTTAGCCAGCTCAAATTCGATATCCTTCTCTATCACCTCATGACCATTGAAGAGGTTGAAGCTGTCCATAGCTTCGTATCGCCTCTCGAATGTATACGGGAAACTGCCGGTCCCCATAGTGTTCATGAGATAGAAAAGCTCGTCCTCGGTATACTGCGACTTGATCACATATACACCCATCGTATTAGCAAATGCTATATACGGGAGAGTCTTTTCTGAGACTTCTACCAACATTTTTGTTGACCTCTTCTTGTCGTGCAAAAGTGCAACTTTGTTGTCTACAAACTCCGTTCCTCTTGCAATAACAGGAGCGCCATTCTTAAAATCTGAAATAATTTCTGCCATTTATACTTTCATTAAAACGTCTATATCTAACTTATCGTCTTTTGTTTTGTTATACGCTTCAAGCGATTCAACAAATGTTGATGTCCTTGTTGATACATAGGAACCATGAACATATCGCTTGGAGTATGTAGAAAACGGATAAAGTACATCTCCTGTGTACTCTTCACCGCCTGCGGGATCATTGGTCTTGAACATGAAGGGAATTCCTCCGATCTTCTTCTCGCGATAAGGATAAGGCGAGAGATAATAAACCAAGTCATCATACCATTTGAAACACTCATCAATACTAATGCCGCACTCCTTGCAGAACTTTGTGAGATATATGAACGCTTGCTCGTTCTTCATGAGTATACCATTGAAGAACCACATGGTCATATAATTCGATCCGTTCTGGTTGGCGTTCTCAGATATGTTGCCATAGGTGCTGATGCTATAGCTACCATGCAGAAGACTTGCACCTCTGCGACATTGTCCGGTGTGTGTGTCTGTGTTTACATAACCACTTGAATAGCAAGAAGTGCCGCGATTAGTGCTATGACTATAATTACCCGTACTACTTCCATAGTTGTTATTTCCGTAATACGTAGTAGTGGTTGCGACGTATGGCTTAGTCTGAAAGCAATTCTTCCTGTCATATTCTTCAAGTGAAATAAACTCCTCAGTCTCTGGGTCATACTCTATCAGCAAGTTAGGAGTCGGCACCAACTTTGTTGATTGTCTCCTGAATGCGTCGAGGTATGTATCAAGAGATGAAAACATCATCTCGCCTTTACTCTTCAAGAAGAACAGCGGGCGTTCTTCCTGCTGGCTGGTTTGTGAATACTGCGTGTTCTTACTGTGCCCTTGCCAGAACAGATACTTTGGCTTTTCTCCGCGGTAATCGATAATGGCAAACACGGCACCACCGATATATTCATTGAGTGCATCATATCCTGCTTTGTAGAATATGCGCGCCATAACCTGGGAATCAGTCATCCCTTTGATATCCACATCCGGAATATACTTTTTGGCTAGATCCTCATAATTATAGATGGTGCCATTGTGCATAAGCACATATGTGATCTTGTCATCTTCTTTTAACACTACGGGCTGTGCAGTCTCAATAGATACATTGCCAATGGAAGCTGCACGGTCATGACCATATGCAACTTGTGCAACCTCTACAGACTGCAATAGCCTGCTCTTGGAGATAAACTCCGAGAACAGGCTATTGTTCTTACCCTCACAATAATACTCAGTTTGTCCATCGATATAAATACCGACAGAATCTTTTCCTCTTGTATCGTTATGCACTCCTAAAGTGCAGAACTCCATAAAGTCAAACGGTTCTGGTTTAGACTTTATGTATCCAAAAATGCCACAAATAATAGACCTCTCTTTCTTTTCTAAAAGTTAAACAAGTTTGTAGTCATTGATGAGTTGGGTTGCGAGATTAACGTCTCCTGTATTGATGCAACGCTGAACATCATCAGCACTTGGGAGTCTATAATCATAGAACCAAGCGCCAAGGGCGTGAAGTGTTGCCTTGTACATGAACTCTTCAAGATCTGTGTTTGCCAGGAACCGGCCAGACAAGGGGCGATATTCCATCCCATACCTGGTAAGCCTGAAACATCCAGCCTTCCCGTACAGTTCACGACGTTTTACTGCATCCTCTCCTGCATCAAGAATCACAGAAGGTATACCTACGAATACGTCCATATACTTAACCAAGCTTATACTCTTTACTTGAGATTTGCGTGGATATGAAACATGAATGTGACCATTTGTTCTATAGTGCTTTTTATCACTATCCCATATTTGGGTATCGGCGTACATTTTATCCTTGTCTTTCGACAAGGTGAAATCACTCTTGGGGATATTTTATTCTTTAAAAGTTTCAATCCCTACGCTCTACACTAGCAGAGGGTGTTATTCCTAACTGCTTAGCACGATATTGAAGATAATTAATAATTTTGACTTTCTTTCTATTTAAACAAACGATATTTTTACCATACAAAAAATTATATAATTTGCAGATCTTATCATATTTGTTTTTTCGATTGGCACAAAATCTTATTGTGTAATATTCACAAGTCTTTCCTCGATGTGTGTAAATTTTGTTAGTTAACCCAGTAAATTCAAAAACATATTTTCCAATTTGTTCTAAAAAATATTTAGAATTTCCTATAAGGCTTGGCGTAAATACGCCTTTTGACTGTTCAAAACTACCATCTCCATCAATTACTCCCAATATAAATGACCCAATGAATTCTTCCGGTATTTTATCAAACGGAAAAACAAAATCATTGTCATATGTTTTTCTTGAATGAATCCCATATTTGTCATTCAATATAGTCGTCATTAATTTAGATGTCCACCTAAATTTGGCCTGTGGCTTTCTATATTTTACACCATTACTATCTATGACTTCTGGACAAAAATAAATTTTTTGGTCTGAGTTTATTTCTTTTTTTAGTACAGGCAATAATTCTTTCCCATCATCAAAAGATAACTGAAAAGAAAATCGACTGCCAGATACTGAACCATCAGAAATAAATAGCCCAAGAAAATATGCTTTTTGTGCTGAGTCTATATTATCAAAATAGTGATGATTTACACAATTAAAATTTTTTGATTTATGTTTTAACTTAAATCTAGCAATCACAGAAGAAACAGAAGATATTTTCCTGTTTAATCTACGAGCAATTTCAGATACACATAAATCTTGACCGACTAAATCGATCACTTGCTTTTGAAAGTCTGTCATAATTATACCATTTGCCATTTATTATTTCGATCATCTGGTACAATTATACACTTTTTATTATTTCTTGTTCATCGTTTTTGATTTCTTTGTCCAATATATTGCTATATTTTGGGGCCTCACATTGACCCTGTCGATCTCAGGTTCGTAGCTTCTCCGCAAGGTTTCGGGTTTGCGTTTTCTGTGTATGCGTTGTAGTCAACACTGCACCCGAAAAGCTTCGCCTCTTCACTCTGGAGTTGATCGTCTGGCACCATTGCGCTTGCCTTGTGCGCGATGCCAAGATCTGGATTCTTAGACTTGACAAACTTGTCTATGTAATCCTTCATGAACTCCATGCTGTTGACAAAAGCCTCACAAGATGTAGCAGGTGGAATGTTGAACTCCGCAAGGATGTTGTCAGTCTCCAGTCCATAACCTTTGACCCACGACTCGTCCACCCAAGGCGCACCCTTCACTCCAGGTATCAATCCGATAGAAGACACAACAGATCCTGTCTTTGTGTTTATGATAAACAGCTCAGGATCGGATCCGATCTTTACCTTCTCCAGGAATTCACCGAAGTTGTCATCGGGTTCATCGTCATCAAGGAAGTTGTTAAAATTGTAACGTGAACTAACACCAGAGCCGAGAAGCTCATAAAGTTTTTCAGAAAAGTTTAAATCCATCTTTTTATTTTTTAAGAATGTCATCTATTAAGTTATTCAACATGTTCACCACCGGGCTATTGGGCGACATCATCTCAGGGTGTCCTTGTACTCCAAGACACTTGGGCAGTCCTGGCTTGTGATAAAGCACAATCTCAGGCTCGCCAAACTTGTGGTAGAGCGTCGGATCGATTCCGTCCCCTTCGTAATGCTTACTGCGTGGAGTACTCCAAAATAGAATGTCATAATAGTCAGGATTGAGATCGAAAGGATACACCATCTGATGATGCAGCGATGTGATACGGTACGACTCAGTATCGTTGTGTATCTCATGCGTACCGGAACACCAGTGGTCGGTAGCATCCTGACATAGGATGCCGCCGTTCATAACGTTAAGCAGTTGCAGGCCACGACACGTGCCGTATGCCAGAGCATCGGGACGTATACGCTTGAAAGCTTCAACTTCCATCTCGTCTCTTGATGTTGTCCAATAGCTCGTGGGGTGTGGAGCCTTACCATAAAGATAAGGGCTCACATCCTCACCACCAGTAAAGAGGACAATATCCGCATCTTCGATCTGAAACTTGGGAGTCTCAAAATCTCCGGTCAATTCAACATCACGGAACCAGTTGGCATAGCTTCTGCCCCATCCTACACAATACAATTTTCTCATTACTTCACAAATCTTTCTATAAGTTCAGAATAAATTTCCACTCTCTCCTCGAACATCTCCTCGTCGAACCAGTACTCCGCCTCTCTCACTTCTGTTGTGTCGAAGTATCGATTGTCGAGCCAGTCGCCGAAGTCGCCGCTATCACTTTCAGAATATGAGACAACATTATTGAATTCAGGAGTTCTTGTCTCTCCTGCCAAATGTGCCTGGCTCATACTCTCAATGCGCTTGATAAGGTCTGCCTTCTTCATAAACTGCGGTATGTTCCGATAACAAGAACAAACAAACTGATCATCACAAACTGAGATGTATCTAGTAGTCTTGAAGATATAGCCGACCATCATATAGATATTGAACAGTCCATACTCTCTGAACTTCGGGATAGTCATCATTTTGAAGGTATCGCGAAGTGCAAAGTTGAACGGATATTCATATAACGGGCGGACCATCTTCAGGATGAACTTGTTCCAGAGTACCGAGTCGTTGATCTTCAACTCAAGCTCATAGTACTTGTACTCAACATCATCGTCGTAGTCGTCGTCGCTATTCTCTATATCGTCTGCAGTTCCAAAACATGTGTCAAGCTTGAACTCAAAGGGTCTGTAAGTCTGGATAATGTGCAGATACTGGCGGATCTCGTCCTCGCTAAACGGACAATAGTTGTTGTTTTGATTGTCCCGTATGTAGTCAATGGTAGCATAGAACCGCACAGTGATCACATTGTTCATCATCTTCAAACCTGAATCCTTGGTGATGGTATGAAAACAAGAATCCTCACCCATCGCATGATCAACATCTCCAACACTCTTGTAAATTGTGTGATAGTTTGTATAACCGAACTCACTCATCTTAATTTATCGTTTATGATTTTCTTTAATTCGTTTTTATATTTCTCGATGCCCTGCTCACCAAGTGCTGGTGCGGAATTACTCTCCAAGAGTATAAAGCGCCCGTCTCTTGTACACTTGACATCGAACGCTGCGATGTCAAGCTGCATATGCTTGAGGGCTTTGATACAATCGGCGACTATCTCGTCCCAGTTAGTCGGCTTGTCAAACATCGGGTTTTCTTCATTTATGAAAACGGAGTTTTCAGAATGTCTGTGCCATCTCACAGTTGCGGTATTTCTCAGCATCTTTCTTGATGTATAGAAACATCCGAATTTGCTGACATGCACGCGGTACTCTTTCGTGTAGTTGTAATACCTTTCGAAAATATACTTCGTGATGTCGTCGTGGATCTGGTCCAAGTCTCCAACACTTTGTATAAGATAGATACCACGACCACCCGATGAGTTTAACCTCTTTGCGATGATGACATTCCAGGTTGGAAGCCAACGCTGAACTTTACCTTTGGCATCGACTCTGTTATGAGCGATGAACCACTCTGCAGTATGTACGCCACACTCATTGAAAGCTCTTTTCATCTTTATCTTATCACCAGAGATAAGACAGCCATGAGCTGTGTTTATCTCAAGATAACGTAAAGGGGAACGAAAGATTCGTTCAATTGGTGTGGCACTTCCCATTCTGTACAGAGTACGAACAGGAACCTCTAACTCTCGTAGAGGCCGGCATGATACATTGTGGCTTCTAACGGTTAAATGTCTCACTCTTCTCATATGTCTCTTTTCAAATAGTCTAAAGTTTCCATGATACAATTTCGCGCGTACTCCTGGTCTTTCGACTTATAATTGACAATGCAGATATGATATCGCGGTGTGATGTTATAGATGGATATGCTTCCGTCTTCTTCATCCACTACGACATACTTGCGTTTGTCAAGTTCGAGACTTGTGAAATTGTTTCTTCTCTTTCTACTCATCAAATAGCCAATCCTGATTGTTGTACTGAGCCACTGCTGACTGCTGCTCTTTCTTTCCGTACTCTTTGACGGGTTCTTTTTCTGTTTTTGCCATAATACAAAAATAGCCCGAGTGATACCCGGGCTTTACTTTTTAGTTTACGCTGTCAATAAGGGTTGTGTCAATCACCAGAGAGTCAACAACTGTCACGCTGTCAGCTGTCGAATCGTTAACACTACTTGCGCTTTCGGCCTTATGGCCACCGCATGCGGCGAGAACAGCCATCACTGCGAAAGCAAGAAATAACTTTTTCATAAGTTTTTAAATTTTTAGTTTATACAATTACAAGAAATCGACAAGTACGAAATAGTCTTCGTTGAACTTGAACGGACTCTTGTATATTTTATTAATTACATAAGGAACGGGGAAAATATATGTCCAAATATTACGACCATCAAGAGGATAGAATCCTTGCACATTCTCTTCGAACTTATCGCCTACGTAGAGATTGATCCAGCTAACCTTTAGCCCTTTCTTCCCGTACTTAGTAGCGAGAGGTCCCCAGAATGTGTTTTTGTATTTCTTCCTTACTCTCTGATACCAACTTTTGAAACAAGCCTTCTCCTCGTCCGTTGTCATTTTTCCTTCCCAAGTGACAGCAACATAACACCCTCCGAGATTGTCAAGCTCTGTGAAGATCTCGTGTGCTGTCTTCTCTGTTACAAACAAACCATGAGCGCAGTAATACTCGCGGCCTACCTTCTTGACTCTGATATCAAACATACGGCAACCTGCCTCATACTGCTCTTTGATTGTCTTGCTCTGTGTCTTCCAAAAAGGAGTCAAGAGCTTCATCCACCACGACATGGCTTTCTCACCTGTCGCTGAATCATGCGTTCCGATTTTTAACATATATCCTTCAATGATACATACGTCTTGTTGCGATACATCAGAAATTGTCTCCTCTGTCTTCCTGACTGGTTGATAAGTCCCAGATGTACCCACTCACTGTTTCCACTTCTCTCATCTATATACTGGTCAAACTTAATATTGTTTTCAGTCAGCCAGTCTCTCACGAATCTTTTGAATTGTGGCATCTTCCCATCTACAGGTACAAGATCCGCAGCTGCTCCTATACAATGAGCCGAACTTTTCGATCCCTTGACACACTTGTTGAGTGCGAAACCACGGAACCCGGAGGTTACCTTTATCGGTTTACCCCAAGCTTCACGTAATGGGTCGAGCAGCTCCTCGATAAGCCTGCGGAGATTGTGCTCCTGCTGTGGGTCCGGAGTATTATCAAGACCCTTTGCTTTAGCTGTCTATGAATTAGTCAGCTCCTGAATTGTAAAGTATTTCATTTTTCATTAAACGATTGGTGTCTCCTTTTAGTGTAAGGGTTACGATATCCATATAACGCTCGAAATCTTCTTTCTTCATGAAGTCAGTAAATAGTGCAGTCTCTGGACCTCTAGCTATTCCCGTCTGGCTTCTGAACAAAGTAAGCGGTGCGATTGTTGTGTACTCAATCCTAGGATTATATATCTTGTTTAATGGATCCGTTATCCTTACACGTATTACCTTGAACGCGGTTCCTGTAAAGTCAAGCACATGGTAGAACTCAAGCGGTCTTTCTGGGTGCCCCTTTGGAAAACAAGAGAGATAGAAATCATTAATCTTTATCTCTGCCGATTCCTCGAACGGCTTGCCCATGAAGTCCTTGAGAATGATAAGGAGCTTATCATAAGGAAGGAGAAACTGAAAAGAGTTCACTAACCTTTTACACCTTATGATGTTCTCTTTACTTCCATCAGTGATATAGGCGACATTGTACATGTTCTCTTTCCCTGTTGGTATAAATTGAAACTTCGTCCCATCTTCTACACTGAGTGTTGACTGTGTTATGGAATTAAAATTCTTCTGTTGTATTCGATATACTTTCATTCTTGTCTTATTCTATCCAACATTGCCATCGGTTCATCGTAATATGGATCTTTTACAACAGCCGTGTTGTCTGTTGGTTCAAGTATGTTAAGGTTGACCAATGCCTGGCCGAAGCGTAAGCTTGGGTACTTCTCCAAATAATCCTGAATAATCTCCAGCAAGCGCAAGTTTGCTTCTTGCCTTTGCTCTATCAGATTTTTCTCGCTCATACTCCCTGATTTTTTGTTTTAAAGTTCTATCTTTGCACAATATCCGGAACCTATTTTCGAAAAAGCCATCTTTTACTAAAGCATCCATGATTTCTTTATATACCTCAACGCATACGTCTGACATATGGAGAACCTTGAAAGCTTCCATCTCGAAGATATAGATTCCTTTCATGATTTGTTTTCCGTCTAGGTAGAAAGAGATAACCAACGCGTTACGTGAATAACCATGGCATATCAATTTCATCATACCTCAAACTTCTTAACTCCCAAGACTGTCAACACTCGGCATAGCGCATCATCATATTCTTCTTTTGTACAAAATTCAGAATAGACAGTGTCAGCCTTACTTGAAACCCCGGTCAGATCGTACTGAGTATCGAAAGCGGAACAAAACCCGATCTTTTTATACTCTACAGCAAACTTTGGAGATCCGCTTTTTGTTTTTATATGTACCTTATCAACGAGGAAATGCACATCGGAAGACTTCCTGATTTTCATAAAGGCAATATCAAATGTGACGTTGTCTTTCAAAAACTCCAGCTGTTCGTCTGTGTACTCATCCTCTCCTGACAGGTCAACACCAAACCGTCCTTTTGCTAGTTCCCATATGTGCGGGTTTTCTTTATAAAACCGAACATAGGCAGTTGGAAATTTGAACTGTTCTTTCTTTATATCGCACCCTGCGATATCGATGGCGTTAACAATGATCATAACGTATGTGTTATTGTAAGATATAACATCATAATCATTGCGGTATTTCATCATTTGGGATATATTCTCGCTGTTGTAATCGTCAACGATTATATACTCAAAGGATCCATCGGCATATTGGAACTGTTCATATATCTCCGCTGTATCTGGGATTGATATCAAATCATCGATACCATCCTCACATGTTTTGATAAAAATGTCTCGTACCATTAAAAATTAATCTTTGCTGCTGGCTTCAGCACGGGAAGGTTCCCGTTGGAAGCCAGTAGGAATTCGTAGACATACGCCTAGAAACCCATTTGATAGCATTTTTAATTTTTCTCATAGCATTACTTTTTTTATTAGCGTTTCAATAATACTATTTAAAATCCTAAAAAGCAAATCGCTTGAAAATTTCTTGACATAAATCAATAAATCGGTTTGTTAAAACCCGAAATCTCACCTGTATTTTCTTAGAACTTCAACGAGTCGCAGGAGGTCTTCCTTGGAATCGCATTCTGGGAATACTCCGTTCATCCTCTTTTTACCGAAGAGATCAGACGCAGCCTTTCTGATTGTCTCCATACTATCCAACCCAAAAGCGAGTAAAGCATCACCCTTGATATACCATTTGCCATTTCGCGTTTGTGTAATTTCAAGCTTGTGCTTATTGCAGATGATAATATTATCATTCACACTAAACTTTGAGCCCTCACAAACACAATATGTCATATTGATATAATTGATGAGCTTTCTGATATCCTCTTCTGGACCAACAGGTATTCCGTTACTCAATTCGGTATCAGGGATCACATAAGCAAAGTCAGAATATCGTATGTGGTAATAATCAAAAACAATCCTATCATGATGAGATAGAAAATGCAAATGATAGCCAGAAATCCTACCGATATCTATCGTATCGATTTTTGCTTTCGTAAACAAATCGCCCATTCTTACGGTGTAGACGTTCTTATATATAGTGGGTTTTATCACCTGGTTTTTGATGATGGAGTTGTGCATCTTCACCAGAACTTCTGCACCAAAACGGTCGTCTTCCTTGATGTCTGCATAACTGAAAACGGGAATAGTCTTCTCTATTATTTCATAATCTATCCGACCATCGCATTCGAAACGGTAAGAATCAAGATGTGTTACAATAGTGGTAATGACTACATTGTCCGCATCAGCTTCTTGGTCCAAAAAGTAAGCAGGAGAAATTCCGAATTTCTCAACGTAATATTTGAACATTCTCTCGTTTCTCTTGTTTATATACTTCAAGAGATCACCGATCGTGTTGTAATGCGCATCTCGAAACCATAGGTCAACTTCTCGTTCGCGCATTGGCATGGTGCCTTGAGGATGTCGTACGTTGTAAACTTCAACAGCCGACAACTGTATCGTATGCATTATTGGCAGCTGGTAGACTTTCATCACCATCTGGTCAAAGTATAGATAAGTCGGTTCTTCTAAAAGTTGGATTATCATTTCTTTATCTTCTCGATTAAAGTTAATAACTCCTCCCTGGTGTTGCATTCTGGGAATACTCCAGTAATCCTTCGCCCGAATAGCTTGATCGCAAACTCTCTGATCTCCTCCATACCTGAGCACTTGAACACCTTAGGGAAGTCGTCACTCTTGCCCTTTATGTACCACTTGCCAGTTGGCGTTTGGACTATCTTGAACATACACCCATTGCTTAGGATAGTATCGCTTTTGATAGCAAACGATGCATATTCCATAGCACAGCGCTTACTATTGATGAAGTCAAGAATTTTTAGGATGTGCTCTTTATTATCCGCAGGGATATAGCCATCTATCAAACGAAAGTCATGAGATATAAGAGGCTCGTATTCTGCAAGCTTTATGTTATAATACTTAAAAAGTTTTATGCTGGGAATCGTGAAAAACTGTAAATAGAAAGTATTATCAGCAACTCTAACAATCCTAGCATCATAAAGCGTGCCGTTTATTTTTGCAACATACCTATCGCAAAAATCCGAATAAGTCGCAGGACGTACTACGCAATTTGAAACGATGGAGTTATGCAATTTGATGAGTGTTTTAATATTAAACCTATCGCTAGCTTTAATTTCTGCATTGCGAAAAACAGGAACTTCTCCCTTTGCAATACACTCAGGAAGCTTGTCCCCATCTTCAAACAAAAACACAGCATAGTTTTCGCAATTGTGCGTTCTAATACAAATTGAATAAGTCGTGTTAAAAGTACATTGAGTAATAACGTATGGTGGGAAGATGCCATATTTCTCTCTATACTTTTTGCGCGTCTTCTCGTTCTCTTTTGATATAAAACGCAGGAGTTCCTCCGTGTTCTCATATTTCATACCACGAAACCATACAGTACTTGATTCGAGTTCTTCAATAAGTATCTCGAATTTTATATGTTCTATGTCAGTTGTCCAGATAAGAGGAAACTTATAGATCATCCGGGCACATGGATCGAAGTACAGAAGAACTAGAGAATTTGAATTTTCGCTCTCCATCTTTGAACATTTTAATCAAGTTTATCAACTCTTCTTTTGTGTCGCATTCTGGGAAAACTCCAGGTCTGTTCTTTGCTCCAAGATATAGCTTCGCTGTCTTACGTAATGAGTCGACACTATCAAGACCGAACATCAGAAGTATCTTCTCAATATTGCCAGACAAGAACCAGCCTCCCTTCTTTGCTTGTTTGAATGGGTATCTGGTACCGTTGAACATGACAGCATCGTCATCTATCCCAAAACTAAAATTGGCATTTGCAATATATGTTCTGTTCATATACTGCATGATCGCGTAGATTGTCGACTCGATATCCTCGGGCCATTTTCCAGTCCAGGAGTCCACAGTCAAGAGATCCTTGATGTTTTGCCTATTGACGTTGTAATACTCGAAGACATAATTGTTCGGAATATTAGGACTAAAATCCAGGAAATAGCAACCAGCTCTTACTCTCGACTTAGCAACATGAGCACAGAAAGAATTTTCTCCACAGTTTACAGTATAACAGAATTTGCCCCTGTCATATCCAGCCCTGAACACTACAGAGTTCAAAAGTGCAGTATGTAGGTTCAGCATATAGCGAAGATTGAAAATCCCCGGCTCTATATTACGAATACGTGCAAATTCTATAGAGTTTGCAGGTGTTTCTTTGCCATAAGTGAAATAATAACATCTGTCATTGGTTGAGATGTATATGTTGTAGTCTTCCCATCCGTTTATATAGAATTGGAGCTGACACTCTAATCTATACGGTGCAAGAATCTTGAACTTGCTAAAATACTTTTGAGCCATCGATACATTGAAATCACTAACAGCTTGGATAAACTCACTCTCTGCTTTGAAATACTTGCCATATAGCTTGTACTTATCGCCATCTGCTGTTCGACAAGATATGTTCTCCGAGTAATTACTCAACAGATCCAACTGCACCAAGTATTTGTTGGTTCTATTATAAAACAGATAAAAGAAATCAGTTTCTCTATTCATGTTGCGTTGCTTTGATTAGTTTAATAACATCATCACGAGAATCAAGTTCAGGGAATACACCAGCGCGTCGCTTAGATCCGAAAAGGCTATTGACCATTTGCTTCAACTCGACTTGGTCGTCAATATGAAACAATTTCAATATATTCTCGAGCGAGCCACTGATATACCATTTACCGTTTTTGCTTTGCTTTATTTCAAGCCTAGCAAAATCTGTGATGATTTCATTTCCGCTTATCTCAACTTTATCAGGATTAGTGCTTGAGCTTCTGCACTCGTTGATATAGTTGATTAACTCGTACACCTTGTCCTCGGTAGTCTCTGGCCAGTCTCCGTACCATTTGTCTATTCCGAGTATTTCAAGAACTTTTGTTTTCCCTATTTTATAATGATTGAAGACTATTCCGTTTGATATGCCTTGTATGTTAAGGAAGCAATGATCTAGTGAAACTACAACATCCGCAATATAGCTTTTGTCAAGTATCATGACGCTAAACATTCCGCTATTATGTTTGCTAGGACGTATGATCTGATTGTCCAAGATATACCTGTGAAGCTCTATCATATAATAGATGTTAAACTTCGAATGGTCATATTCAGCAAAGAATGAGGCGACATCATTATATTCGTCGACACGCATATACTCTTTAAGCAAGATCGACTTTCCTTTGTAAGTCACAATAGCGTTGAGCATACCACAAACGCCGAGCACATTTTCGATATAGTACGGAGGTCTGATTTTAAACTTCTCCACATATCGTTTATATGTTCTTTGGTTGTGTTTATTGATCGCCATAACTACTTCGCCATCATTATGTGTGAGCTTTCCATCAATTGTCAATGGGAACGTCACAAAAATAGCGTTGTCTATCGATAGGTTAGCGTTAAACAAATCTAATCTGATTATCTTTCCGTTTATACGGTCATAAAAAAGATAATAAAACTTATCTGTCATCTCTAATCGTTTTTAAAAGTTTTGTAACCTCTTCTCTCGAATCACATTCCGGAAAGACACCGTGCCGTATCTTGTTGCCAATTATCTTGTTGACAAGATGTTTGAGTCCCGTAATATCAGGAACTTTAAACAACAAGCATATCTGCTCAATATTTCCCCGAATATACCACTTGCCAGTCTTCGTTTGCTTTATCTCGAACTCAGCGAAAGATGTGATGATCTTATTGCCGTCTATCTTTAACCTGTCAATAACAGGTCCAGCCATACGGTTCTCGTTGATATAATCAAGCAGAACATACACTTTTCTTTCTGGTGTCTCAGGCCAATCACCTTGCCACTCATTGATACCAAGAACATTCAGCACTTCTTCCTCACCTATATTGTAACAATCAAAGACATATCTGTTTCCTGTTAATGGGAAAGAGAGAAAACAATGATCGGTACTTTCTTTACAAATATAAGCCTTGTAAATCTTGCCCTTTATCACAACATTGAAATAAATGCCTCCTGGTTTTGGATTTGGGCGCACGATTTGGTTACCCATAATGAACTCATGAAGTTTCTTCATATAGACACCGCAGAATGGCAGAGACTTATGCTTGGAAACGAAAGAATCAATAATAGGATAATCGTCAGGATTGCTTATCTTATTATCATAAAACAAGAAATGTTTTTTCTTGTAGAATATGGAAACATCAACACGTCCGATTTGATTATATGCACATTTTATGAAATACGGCGGTTTGATCTTGTACTCATCCTGATACCTGTTGTAGACTCTTCCGTTATACTCGTTAACTAAGTTAATCAAGTCCTGACCATTGTGCGCATATTTATAATTGAGCACAAACGGGAAAGTTACGAAACATGTTTTGTTTGGTAATTCAGAAAGTTCCAACAAGTCCAACTTTATCAATTCTTGATTTACCTGATCATAGAAAAGATAATATATATTATCCGTGTTCATCTATAATTGTTTTTATGAGTGTCATAAGTTCTGTTTTCGTTTCACATTCAGGGAAAATACCACTTCGTTTTTGTTTTCCGAGAATTTCATTCACACGAGCTTTCAAATCTCCTATAGATTTAAGTTTGAGCAAAGCAAGAATGACATTCATATTCCCGGATAGGAACCAGCCGCCACTCTTCTTGTTCTGCTTGAAATCCAAACGTCCAAAATTGGACACGATAGAATTTTCTGTGATTTTAAAACTCTCGTATACAAAATTTGCATAGTACTTTCTGTTGATATAATCAATAAGTTTGAACAGGTTTTCTTTACTTGACTCTGGCCAAGCTCCAGCCCAATGCTTCTGGTTTATCACTTTCAAAACTTCATCTTTTGGTATGTTATAATACTCAAAGATATGATCGTTTGATAGAGAATTTGGAAAATACAGATACCAAAAATCCGAATCTGCTCTTATCTCAGTATGATAAATAATCCCGTCAAGTTTTGCATTAAAAAAGCCGGGACCTATCGGTGCGATAACCATGCTACTAATGAAGAACATGTGAAATGCAATTACTGCCGACAAGTTGAACATTTTGTCTTGGTGTTGCTTGCAGAAGTTATCAAGTGGCACATCAATTTCCTGATTCCAAACTGCAGTGTTTAATTTTGGAAAGTTCAATCCATCGGCAACAGATAATCTGTGCCCGTGAAAAGAAAATGAACACACAACTTCTCCTCCGACACCAATAGAAGTATGAAGAACATATGGTGGTTTGATTCCGTAAAGCTCCCTGTACTTATTCGCTGTTGTTTTGTTATACCTTTCGCAAAAAAGAACAAGTCTAATTGAATCAAAAAAGGTTTTCGATTCAAACTCAAATGGAAATCTTACTACAGGGTAAAAGTCAAACTCTTCATTTTCAAGATAAAGAGCTAGAAGCTTTTCCTGTTTAATCGAATAATATAGATATTTTAAATCAGACATTTTTCACTTTATCTAGTAATTTAAAAATCTCATCTCTCGAATCACACTCGGGGAATATACCATGGCGTATTTTCTCCCCAAGTGTTCTATCAACAAAACGCCTAAGCTCTGCACAAGTAGATGCACCAAACAGCTGACATATCTTTTCCATATCACCTTTGATGTACCACTTGCCATTCTTCAATTGTGAAACGAAAAGAGAAGTTCCGAAAAACATAATTTCATTACCAGAAATTGACAATGTTGTTTTCGGACTGCAAAAAGCGTAGAAGTTGTTGTTGATGTAGTTAACAATCTTAGCCAATGAATCCAGCGTGTCCTCTGGCCAATATTGAGTAGCAACTATTGGCTTAGTCAGGAATCTTTGAAGACTTGCTTTTTCAATTCCATAAGTCTTGAAGATCTGATCATTAGTGCAGCCTTTGAGGTTGAGAAAAAAACCACTAAATTTATCAATCCTTGCTGTTGTTGTATCACCAGTACCAAGGGCAACATTGAACAGTATATCGTCAATTAGCCTAGGCAATGGTTTCCCATTATTCACAACTGGTTTAACAATTTTAGATTTGATAAGAAACTTATGAATGCGTGTCAGATAATAAATATCGAAACGCTTTTCTTTATTCATAAAAAGGAACTTCTCGAACTCCGTGCCATTTTCACAACCAGTAGGACCTCCTCCTGCTGAAATGAATGTACAGACCATATTATAGGCTGTTATACGAGTTGACAATATGTTCGTTACTGGCTGCCATGACTGCTTTACGTAATACGGCGGATCTATTAAAAATGTCCTAGTGTATGAATTAGCCGTTGCCTGGTTCATATCATTCAGACATCTCAAAAGCTCGGGTTTTGAATTAAATGTTTCATGGAAAAAATGATATCCAGTATGAACATTAATCCAAAAATCAAGCGACTTGGTTACTGTCTCACTTAAAAGATCAAGACTATAAACACAATTATTGATGTCGTTATATACATAATATGCAAAATTGCTCATGTTGTTATTGATGTTATGAGTTTCTCGATTTCCTCTCTTGTTTCACACTCAGGAAAGATTCCGGATCTTTTCTTCTCTCCGAGAATACTATTCACATATGTTCTTAGCTTATCTTTGCTATCGAGCCCGAACATTTCAAGGATGCTATTAATATTACCGCACAAATACCACTTTGAGTTTTTAGTTTGCTCTATGGTAAATGTTGCAGATTGATACTTGACAACATTGCCTTGAATAATTATTCCCTGAGATATTGAACAGTTCGCGTATTTTGTACTGTTTATGTAATTGATGATGTCATACACTGTTTGTTTTGCAGAGTACGGCCAATCTCCTGTTGTATCGATGTGGAAGAGATCGGAAAGATATTCTCGTGATATGTTGTAATATTCAAAAACCTCTTTGTTTGACTCTACTTTACTGTCAAAGTTCAAGAAGCAAGGGTCTTCTCTGCTAAGACGCCCACAAACTTCTGCAATACTTATGCGATCCCCTAGCTTCACTGCAAACCTAACACATCCAAAGGTCGCACGACATGGAGAGAACACTTCATTTGCCAGCGCGAACTTGTGAAACTGTGTCATCATCGCAGAATCAAACAGTTGACCGCGGTGCCTTCTAAGGAATTCGTAAATAGGAGCATCTTCCACAATATTCCAAATGTCTTTGTTAAGCTTAGGAATGACATGCATATCTTCAAATACAAGCTCACGATCTCTGTAATAAACATAATACATCATACTGCCATCGTAATCAATATATGGCTGTAAGAGATATGGAGGTTCTATTTTGAATGTTTCCTCGTACTCTTTCTCTACTTGTCGGTTGTGCTCAGCACAATAAGAAACAAGTGCATTCTCGTTAGTGAACCTGTGAGGCCCAAAAGAATCAGAAATAGTAATTGGAAATTGTACACGTGAGATATGTGAATCATCAATAGACGGGAATCCAAGAAAAGCAAATGTCTTTTGCTTCTTGGAATAATACCAGTATTTTAATGTATTCATTCTGTTACCTTGTTTAAAAGCTTTATAACTTCCTCCTTCGTCTCACATTCAGGGAAGACGCCAGCTCTTCTTTTTACACCAAGAATATTGTTCACATATACTTTTAACTCAGCAGCAGTGCTGAGATTGAACATGTGAAGTATACCATCGATGTCTCCTTTGAGATACCACTTCCCCTTTTTGTTCTGTTTTATGGTAAACATTCCAAACTGGCAAGTGATGACGTTATCCTTGATGCTTATTTTCTGAGATAAAAAGTTCGCGTATCTTGATTCATTTACGAAATCAATAATAGCGTAAAGCGTCTTCTCGTCGGAATATGGCCATAATCCTTCTCCAACAGAAAATAAGTCTGAAATAGTCTTGTCTGGTATTTTATAATACTTAAAGACTACATCATTACTTATCTTACAAAAGTGAAGAAAATGTGACTTTCCTGGATAACAGCCACCGTAAACTCTTGCGTGGTACACTTGGTTTTCAACCTTGACATTGAAATCTACTTTGCCATCGAGTGTTATCTCGGGTGTAAAGATCATATTTTCCAAAGCGAACTTGTGGAGCTTTAAGAGAAAAGAAACATTGAACAATTCGTCATCGCACTCCTTAAAGAAGTCATAGATAGGCGCATCATCTTTTGAATTCCAAAACTTCCTATTCAAATCTGGTATATGCTGCATATCCATGAACGCGAACGTGCGCCCTTTATAAATGAACAAGCATACCACATTCTCTCCCGTATAATCTGTGCATGTCCGAAGATTATATGGCGGTTTGATCTTATAGATTTCATTGTACTTTTTCTCTACTTCGCGGTTGTGCTTGTTGCAGAAGAAGACGAGGTCTCGTTCATTTTCGAACTTATAAAACTCACAAGGTGTTGAATAAGTAAACGGAAAACTTACAAGAGTAATAGCCCAGTCATCGGTAGACGAGAACCCAAGTTTGATGAGATGCTTAGATTTCTTGGAATAATACAAGTATTTTAAGTCGAGTATTAAATTGGGCATTTTGTTATTTCATTTAAAAGTTTCATGATCTCTTCTTTTGAATCACACTCCGGGAAGAGTCCTCTTCGAAACTTCTTCCCGAGAATTTTATCGACAAACTTTCTGAGCTCTGTTATATCTGACATCTTAAACATAGAAATGATTTTCGTGATATCTCCGTCGATATACCACTTACCATTTCTATGTTGCTTGATTTTGAAGATAATTCCGCAATATGAAATGCCAGAATCAGAAACTACAAAATTACCGTCTACAAATGGACAAAAAGCATAGTAGTGCTGATTGATATAATTGATGATCTTATAGACGGTTTGCATATCCGTTTCAGGCCATCTTCCGTGCCATTCAAACCCGGCATCTTCTAAGATCTTTAAGATCTCGCTTTTTGGGATATTGTAAGAGTTGAAAATCTCTTCATTAGCCATGCAATGTGCGCAAATATAGCAACGATTTTTGCATACGCTGCGCCAAATTATAGCAGTCGTAGTTTTTCCATCAGCATACTTAATCAGAAATTGATAGGCGCCAACTTGGCCGATGGCACTTTTGAACAATGGACTTATAACCATCGAGTTAATGAGAAAGTTATGCAACTTTATTATATACTCTATGTCAAAACGCTGGCCTTTTGTCTTTGTAAAGAATTTGTCAATCGGTTTATTTAGATGCAAATTTGGAACTATCGATGGTGTAAAACTTACAGCCAAACTTTTGAATTCAAAATATGTGTAAAGTCTTGGCCCGATGATTTTTTGATCTACTTTATACGGAGGTCTGATTCCAAAATCATCCTCATAATTCATAGCAGTCGAAGAATTCAAAAGTCTCAAATAAGATAGGAATTCATAAGCTGTCTCAAATTTCTTATCTTTGAATTCATACTGACAAGTTTGCATGTTATACGCATTAACGAAATCAGACACGAAAGCTTCTCTGATAAGATCAAGACATACAAGTCTACTTGAAAGATTTTCGTAAATGTAATATTTGTATTTACTCATCTCGTAATGATTCTACAAGTTTTATTATCTCATCCCTCGAGTCACAATTTGGGAATACACCATTCCTTCTTTTCTTTCCTATCTGTTTTGAAATATACTCATCGAGTTCAGCTCGAGTTTCTGCTCCGAACATATTAAGGATAAGATCAAAAGGACCAGCGATGAACCACTTGTTGTTCGTCGGGGATTGCTTAATCGAAAGCTTATTATCTCCATATATGATTTGATCTCCGTTCAATTCAATCTTTTCTCTATTGGTAAGATAAATAGATGAATTGAGTTCCCGGATAAAATCCATAAAAGATATTGTGGTGTAGACACTAGCTACTTTGGACTTAAAGATACCGTCGTCAATATAGTTGAGCTGATTTCTGAGAAGCAGCTGAGCGATAACGGCCTCATCAAAAAAATCTGTCAGCCTGCTGCCTACAAGATAAAATGCTTCACCGTATCTATAAATCATACCGTTCATAGAACGATTAAGATTTTCATTTCGCCCAAGTCTGAATATATATTTCCCTATCGTTTTAATAGGCAACATTCCAAGGAGCGTTTGATACTTTGTGAAAATAGAATCTGAAGAAATCAAAACTTCCTTAACGGCCTTGCTTAGATTATTCGCAACCGCAATAATCCCATCTTCAAACTCCTCATAGATCACTTGATCATAAAACGAAATCGTGAACCTACTACGCTTGTTGGTGGTCGCAATTTCCAAAACTGGCTTGTGCCCCATCGTTCGCTGATACTCAAAGAGCCGGCTTGTGTTCTCATCTATCAATACCTGTTTGAGTTCATCGTATGAATTCACTTCGTTATTTATGAACGTACACGGAAAATCTATCTCGTCGATATTCAAGAGGGAAGTAATCCTCCCGCTGCTCTCTGCGAGGTAAATTTTATTATAAGCTATAAAAAATCCCATTATCTACAATTTAAACGTTCGATGATTGCTTTGGCATCTTCTTCAGTTCTCACTTCTGGAGAGATGCCTTTTCTTACTTTGTATCCTACAATTGCAGATACGAAATCATATTTGTTTTGTATGCCTTGGAATGGGTCAACTCCTCGCTGTGATTTTATGTAATACATACCGAGGCATGTTTTGACAACCTCCAGATCTTCAGGATAATTTCCTTCCAAGACATACCATGTCATGAAATTCCTGAAATGAAGATTGTCTATTGCACCTTCTACACTCTCAAGCCATCTATTTACCAAATTCTTCCGCATATAATTGCAGAACGGATTTCTTATTTGGTCATAGTTGTACCTCATATTAGCCGACTTAATATCTTCTCTGTTAGCTAAATTGAAGAATTGCTGGCCATTTCCTACCATAGAAGTTGAGCCAATGAATTTGTAATACTTCGACGAGTACTTCAAAATACCTTGAAGTTTACGGATAAAGTCGATAGTATTAATGTACGGATCGCCGTCTGTTTTATTGAATAGATACCGGATTGGAGCACTTGATCTAGGTACATTGATCCGCATTCCATCCTTTGCTCTATAACTCACAGCAAGGGCACACTTCACACCAAAAATAGATATAACATTCTCGACATAAGGACTGATTGGTGCGAGTTTGTTTTCGTCCTCTCGAATTGTTACCTCATCTGATAAATTTCCAGTGAAGATTTCGACTTTCTCGGTTTCTATATCATAGACATGTAATCTACGGTATGTTTTCAAATATATTTGAGTCATCTTTCAATTTCAAAATAAAATCTATTAAATCCTCTCTTGTTTTAAACTCCGGGAATACTCCCGTCGTGCGTTTGTCTGGATACTGTTGCTTGAAAAACTCTGCAATCTTATGACTGGTGTTTTCATCAAATCCACGCATGTAGAACTTTGACATCCTGCCTTTTCTGATCTCAAACTTCTTTCCGTTAATGATAATGTTATCGCCTTCGATTGAGAAAGTCAAGCCATTATTTGGAATGTCAACATCTACGATGTTATAACACTTAGCGTTTACCTGGTTTATAAATTCCAGGATATCCTCTAGAGTCTCGCCTATGATCATTGACCCGTCCACGATTTGAACATTAGGCGGTGTTTCTCTTATCCTGTAATATTCCAACATCTTAGGTATCATGTCGTTATCACACACTATTTGAAACCATCGTGGAGTTTCCGTGATCTCAGCTATCACATGATGATCTCCAAAGTTCATGATAAACTGGCAATATTGAACAGGAACAAAGACAAGACGCTTTATACGACGACGTAGATGCTCAAGTAATCTATAGACTGTAAAATCTCGCTCTTCACAATCGTACAGTGTTATCTTGCACTTTTTCCTTACTGTGTCGTATTCGAAATTTGGCATCAGTATCTTGTTATCACCAATGATACGGATAGGCGGATCTATTAGGAACCGATATTTGTAATACCGCATAGCAAAATCATTTGCATCTTCCCAATGATCAGCACGATTAACCAATTCATATTCCCCAGTTATAAGATTAAATCGAAACCAAGTTCCAGCTCCAAATCTGAAGAATATCTCGAAGCCGGTAATGTCACCTATCTTTTCTTTCAGAAAATCGTTTATCATCTTTTATTCTGCTAACAAATTTTAACAATTCTGTTTTTGTTTCAAATTCTGGGAATACCCCCACGAATCTTTTTCCAGGAAAAAGGGCGATGATATAGGACTTGAGAAGAACACGATGCTCAGCAGCAGGGAAATCCGCCAGGTAATACATACCTTTCTTTGTCTGCTTTATCTCGTACTGTTTGCGGCCAATCGTGACTGCATCAGTAGATACAGAAGTTGTAGTCCCTGACTTATAGTTCTCGTTTATGTAGTTGATGATCTTGTAGACTGTCTCTTCATCAGGACAAAATGGAAACACATAGCTTGAAAATGTATGGCCAATAATCCGCGATATCTCCTTCCGTGCTATATGATAATGATTCCATATACAAGAAAGATAAACATCATCCATAGATATCAGTGTCACCTTATCCATGAAATGAGTAATGCGCACATGTCCGCTGTTATCACCAATCCAAAGTCTGAAATCATCACGAGAACCAGCCGGTACAAAAATTAGCTGGCGTATTCTCTCCACTATATACTCACCAAACCTTTCATCTGTCCATTCCCAACCAAAAAGATCACGGGCAGAACCAGGCACATTATGCCAGATGCTGTTGAATATCTCGTTGCCTATCTTAACATCTCCGTTTTTGTTTATGGAGATAATAGGAACTATGCCATAGTCATGTTGATAACTTGTAAAATTTATCCTGTTTATAGCACTAAAAAGATCAAAATTAATAGTGCCGGCTACTACGTTATAACGAGCATTGAGATAGTCAATTCTGAGGTGTTTGTTTGTATCAGATAGTGGGATGTAAAAATTACAGGTCACCATACTTTGCGAGTTTTTGGTACTCGATCAGGATTTTTGCTTTTTCTATCATCTCGTCAGCAAATCCTGAGACTGCGTTATCTTTAGCATTTTCAGCCAGGCAAAGGAGGCGATTAGCGAAATCCTCATCAAACACATACCGGGAATTATGAAACGGTGAAGCAAGAACAAGAGACACACACGGTTCCGTGATGTGCTTGTACAGCATATGGTTCACCATAATGTCATAAGATGGGTAGGTGCTTTGTTCAAACGTGCCATTGTGGTCCACTATGTACACGATGCCCTGCATCTTTTCACCATTAAGTTCAAAGGAGACAATGTCTCCATACTTATATTTTGCTTTCATTCTATTTTCCAATTAACAGATTCGAAACTATTATAACCGTCATAGGTATCATGCACTATGTCTTGGATTGTCTTGATTTTGTTGAGTGTCTCGATTTCATTATCGACATACTCGCCAAAAGAAATATAATCCTCGACATATTCTGTGTTGCTTTTTGCCAGTTCGTGATACTTGTGCAGTTGGTCTTTATCTCTGGATATTTTAGCCTCCAGATTGCCCACAATCCCATCGATCTTTTCCTTAGTCAATTCGCCCTGACTGTCTGTGGTTCCCTCGTAAAGTTCATCATAGACTTCCGACACTCTTGAATAAGAAACAAGCGACAGGTCCCCCTCAGACCTTTTTGGCCTGAGGGAGATCGTAAAATAGCTGCTCATAATATGACACCAGCTTTATACAGTGCAACATCAAAGCAAGCCTGAGCTATACCAGCAAGTTCTGACTTACTGATTACTTGCAGCTCTTCGTATTCGGCGAAGGTTTTGCATGTCGACGCTTTCTTTGTGTCGAGAACCAATCGCCCGGTGTTTTTGTTAAGCTCGAATGAGACAATGATTCCATCGAGGACGACATCATCGGACTTGTCTTCTTTATTAAACGCACGCTTTACGCGCATATAACACAGAAGCTCTGCGAATTCCCCGTGGACTTCATAAAGTCTCACAAGCTTTCCATTGAATCTTTCCATTTCTTGTTTTTTTTTATTCTATCGTTATTGTTTCCGTGTACCATCCATCGATAGATGAAAGGATAGCACTTCTGTTTTTATTATCCACGTCTTTTTCAACGTAGGTTTTAAGCATATCCAACATATCCTGTATTGAATACTCGGAATTTGAATAGCTTTCTTCCAGACTCTCGCCTCTGTTCCATAGTGTGCAGTATTTAGTCATTACAGCAACCACTGCCACATCTACACTTTTAAAAGGTTCCTCTTTCTGGTTCCATGGAGCCTTGGGGTCGTCTGCAGTACCCATAGGGTAGTTGTCCGTCATATCCTAAGAATTTCATATTAACAAAATATGATCTCGTTAGTCTATGATCTTCTCAATATGGCTTTTGTGTATCGCCTTATCTCGTGCATCTGCCGTTTGTGTCTTCCGATTACCTCTTTAACACTACCAAGATACACGGCAACCTCTCCATATACTAACGCCTTTTTGACGTTGGTATCATTGAAAGCTGTGGCGTCAATCATCAGCCATTTGTCACTGTTACAGGCAGGGTAATCACCAACGATATACCCCTTGCCTTTAATCTCGTATACGTTTTTCATCTCTCAATACCTGATTTTTGCCATTTGCTGGCTCGTAGAGCGACGATCTCGTCTTTCTAGTGTAATTGTTCACCAGAAGAATTTAACGCGCTCAGAACGCGCCAAAACGAGAAATGTATCTGTTAAGCTCTTCGGCTTCCTCTTTCAACATCTTCCCGTTCAAAACAATCATTTCCTGCATACTGTCTTTTGATATAACTTTTTAACAATTTTTTGACTTTCTCATTGGCTGCGTGGTATGTCTTGCAGTTTGGGCATGACTCAGGTTTACAAGACCCGAACCTCAAACTACGGACACACCACTCAAACCAGGTTTGTGAGACTCTATCTCCTGTGTAATACTTCACGGCTTGTAAAGGTATTCATGATTATTTTCTTGGATAATCTCATCTTTTGTCCAGGTAATTTTACCTTTATCAGAAAGAGTGATTCTCCCAGAATTACCAGGAGGAAAGATTTCTTTTTCCAAAATTTTGATATACCTTCTTTCTCCAGTAGCTTTGTTAATCCTGAGAATTTTTCCTTTCCTTTTCATCCTCGCAATAGCAAAGATAACAGGATCAATATCTCGACATTTATCAGCAATTTGCCTGAGAGTACTCATGACGCATTTGATAAGTTCGATTTGCTCTGGTTTGGCACATTCAAGTTCTTGGTCTGACTGAAACCTTAGATAACCCATGATACGGTCAGCCAAAATTCTTGAATATTTACCTGGATAACATTTCGACATAATTATCTGACTTTATGGCTTGTAAAAATACTCATGATTGTTCTCCTGGATGATCTCATCTTTGGTCCAGGCAATCCTGCCTTTATCAAGAAGAGTAAGGCGTCCGGAGTTTCCGGGTGGGAAAATCTCCTTCTTCCAGACTTTGATGTACTTTTTCTCTCCTGTCTCCTTGTCGATCCTTAGGATTTTATCCTTCCTTTTCATCCTCGCTATGGCAAAGACGATAGGATTGATGTCTCGACACTGGAGTGCGATCTCTTTAAGTATGTCAGCTGCCTTTTTGACAACCTCCAACTGTTCAGGTTTGGCGTATTCGAGTTCCTTGTCCGCCTGATACCCTAGGTAGTCTATGATATGGTTAGATAAGTCAGTCGAATACTTACCGGGATAATACTTTGGCATCTTTCAAATATGTGATAATTTTATCTAAATCTTCTTTGGTGTTTACTTCAGGAGATATTCCCCTCTTCACAGGATAGCCGACAATCTCACTATACAGTTTATAGATATCGCTAGCGATCAGATCACGCGGATTTGGAGAGGTAATGATCCACTTGCCATTCTTCAACTGTTTAGTCAGCACGTTACGGTAACATTTGATGTCTTGCTCAGTTCTTGAGTTTAACATTTTGAGCAGAGCGTGGAGCTTATCCTCTCCTTTGCACGCTGGAATAATCCCGTCATCCATAGGTTTAAGATCGAAGAGTTCGATAAGGCTATCATATCCTCCTGGAATTTTAAAATCCAGAGTGAGATAACCATTCGCTAACTTAACAGGAAATGACGTCCTAGTTATTGCACGCCCGTCTGCCCCTATCATATTCAAGCAGTAGAAAGTGCGTTCATCTGGCCAGTCTACCTTCTGTGCTGTTATACGAATCGGGAGAGAGGCGAGAAACTTAGAAGCTTCTGTCGCTATGTTCTGTGCAGCCGTCCAACAGGGAGGTCCAGTGATTCTATCTTTATAAGTATTACCATGTGAAATTTCATAATTATAGCCCCCAAAAATCCAATGACTAACGTAGAAGTAAATAGGGCATAGTATCCTTTCGAGACATTTAACTTCTATATTGTGTTGTAAAACTTCGGCGAAGCTTAACACATTCTGACATCTATAAATTCTAACGTCAGTTCTGTCATTGTTGAAGGTTACGTATGCATTGTACATCTCGGTATTATCCTGAGATAATAGATACAGCTTAAACATTATCTAAAAATCTTATGACTTTTTTGATGTCTTCAACATTTGACACTTCCGAAGAACCAATGACTCTTTCATACAGTCGCGAAAGCACGCGTTCTGTTATCTCCCATTTGCCATTTTCGAACTTATAGTCTCGCATGTCTACGTCTTCGTAGTTATTGATGTTGTGCAATACACGCAAGAGTTCAACCCTATTATGACAATATGGAATAAACCGACCGTCATTCTCCGGAATTGGGAATGTCATAAACTTAGTATAACATGGGAGAGACTTGGCAAGGTCAAAGTCGATGGTTTCATAAAACGATCCGTTTATGCATACCCTCTTCGCTGCCTTGACTTCCGAAGTGTCACCAACTACAAGTTGAAACATGTTGCCGTCTGGGGTAATAGTGAACGGTCGCTTTTCCATCCAATCATTCAGTATATCACCCAATTTGAACCAAGAACCCATAAACTGTTTATCGTCCTGGTAGATGGTACCGTCCTGGATGAAATAAGCATAACCTCCAAAATAGATTGTGGTTTCTATAATGGAAATAGGGCAAAGCATACCCTCAACGTGTTCTCGCATCATTGAGTTGTTAGCTCTCACCTCGTCTATTGTCATATCTGTCGCGATAGTGTCGACATTCATCCGACAACAAGTCTTCCCATTTTCCCATGTTATATCTAAAGCGTAGCAACTCGTGCTATCTTTAGATAATAACAGGTATGTCATCATATCGTCCTCTGCTTGACTAATACCGGACGAGTGAGAGCAGCCTTTCCTGATTTGGGCAATTTGTCCCACCAGCGTTTTGCTAAACGTTTTTTGTACTTACTCATATCATTTTTAATTTAGAAATGTAATTTGGATCTTCTGCATATCCTATTCTCTCGAGAAAGGTGTAATAACACCCGCCTTTGTATCTGGACGAGATAAGGCGTTCGTAATCATCCACGCACTCCGTCCAGTGATCATAAGATCGATAGACTCCGTTCTTTCTCAAGCCAAATAGGTTGTTTGTTCTCTTGTATACTTTTGACTTGCCAAGTCTCGACTCGAGCTTTGCCTGCTTAAACACCACGTCATGGTGCGGCAATCTTGCGAGCTTCTCTTTTAGGTTCTGCTCGTTAAGCTCTGGTCTCATGGCAACGATCGTGTCCCTTTTCACCTCGGTTTTTATCAGGACCTCTTGCTGTGTAGTCACAGAGTTGAAGGTACAGGTCCCGATAATACCGAGAATGGCCCCCACCATCAGGTAGAAGCCATTCTGATAAATCTCGCCTTTGTTCATACCTCATCATTTGGATCTATTGCCATTGTTATAATCAATAGCAACAAACCGATCAAATAGATCATTTTCTGGTTAAAGACTTGATATATCCTCTTTGAACAGGCAGTCGATGTAGGCATACCATGTCCAACGTGTTTGTGATAATCTCCAAATGCCGCTTGGCTTCTCTCTGCATGTTGCGGATATCATTTCTGAACCGCATATATGCTTTGTGCTCACAACGAGCACGAGCCAGGCGCTTACCTACTGTCTCATCAAAAGCATCAACATCATCTGTTTTTGCCACTGCGTGGACGTGGTAGTTCTTGCCAGTCTGCCGGCAAACAAAATCACCAGAGCAAACCACGATCTTGGCCTCTTCCTTTACAGTGAAGCGCAACCCGTTGCACCTCAACTTCATACGTTCTAAACCTTTTAACATCGTTTTTTAATTTTTGGGGTTATTTACTTTTGATAACTTCCATATCTCCCTGATCGCTTACTTTGTACAATGTGGCGGATTCTGCCCTATTATACATAGCATTGACTGCGTGGGGATCCTCGTAGACTTTATTGTCATTACCCGTTGCTAGTATGTAATACATCAGTACGTGGCATTTACAATAAACTCCTCAGACTCATAGGTCAGGTGCCCATGGTCTCCTGCTTTCACTTCTGACTTCTTGTTTAGCGTCTTGAAGTCTACCAGTCTTGTCACGGCATCCTGAATCATAGTCGCCAGGTTGATCCCGTTAGACTGGATGCTGATGGTCTCAGTGCGGCCATCACTTTTTCGGAAACTTAAAACTGTGATCATAATTTACCAGTTATCGTCCTCATTACCAACCATACCGTTCTTTACGCACTCCTCGATCTTATCCATGAAAACGTTGGAATAAGCGTAAGCCATCACAAAAGCCTTGGATGATGCTTTTTTGTGCTTGTCCTTTGGAATAAAAGGAAAACATTCATCAATAACCCAGTTTTCGTTTATCTGAGTTCCTGCATTACCTGTTGTTCCGGTAAGTCCATTACTAAAACTTTTGGCAAGCATTCCAACAATACCACCACCAGCCATTTTTTCAACCTCATAATATGGCACAGAGTAAGTAATACGAACTTTACCATCCTTAATCTCAGATTTAATAACTGGACGAATACTTACAAAATACGTATTCATTCCTCCGGCATGCCCAGCTATATCAGAAAGGTAACCCTCGCCAATAATAACACCAAGGTCTTTGTCATTCAACTTAATGACAGCGTTAGCATCGTTGAATGTCATAGTGTACCAGTGATTAAGCGCAATATACAGCTCATGCTTACTTTTACCTTCAGCATTGATGACTTGAACAAAAGTTAGGGCTTTATTTTTATCAAGACTACATACTTTGCCAAGACTATCGGCTGCATCTACCCACTTTTCACCGTACCTTTCCATTGCGTATTTCTCAAGCTCTTCCGTACGTAAGATTTGAGAATTCGCAGCACAGCATCCAATCAAGAAAGCCGTGGCTAACAGAAAAATTTTTTTCATCTTATTTTCTTTTTGAAATCTTCATATTGCTCTTTCGTAACAAAGAAAGGCCCAGAGTCTCCGAAAAACTCGCCATCTACTGTCACTATAATACCATCGATTTTTTCGATGTATTCCTCCCAAGGTAGAGCTGTAAACCCTGCGAAAAAATGGCTCGCTTCCTGGCAGATTATAACATTCGCCATAGGAGTGTCTAATACGTGGATTGTGTCAAGGACATCATCGCCACGTTTTATTTCTGCAGTGTGAATCATCTTTCTTTTTTTTAAAAAAAGGAGCCCTCCCGAAGGAGGGCATCCTTAGTTATACCTCAGGAAAATAAACCAAAGGTGCGACGCTTGTTCCGGCCTCACCGTACAGTGTACCTTCAGTAGTCCACAGGCGGGCGCTCATACTGAGTTCATCAGCAATGAAATTCCTGATAGTTCTGAGCAAAACAATCTCGTGGTTGCTCACCAGCTTCCAGTATCTGAAGGCTGTATTGCGAGATGCTGCCTCACTAGATGTGCGCTCCTGGAGCAGATCCTTCTTGCGAAGGTAGCCAACCAGGCCGGCGGAGTTGCTGATGGGCCAGCACTTGATCTCATTGCCGTTGGGGTCTGATACAGTAGTCAAAGCACCGATAGTGTACTCTGCAGAATCAGGAACAGCTGGTTCGTCATCCTCTGGAACGGGCGCATCGTCCTCTGTCTCGTGTCTGTCGATGTTGGTTGTTGTTGTAGCGGTCGAAACTTCAGGTCCAGGAGTTGGTCCTGCCTCTGGTCTTGTATCTCCAAACTCAAGATGGAACATGTCATTCTTGACTCCGGCGCCCTTCAGGGAAAGGGTAAAGTCCCAGTAGCTGATACCAACCTCAAGGTTCTCGTCTACGCCTGCCAACAGGCTCTTCAAATCTCTTACTTTCATTTTAGTAATGTTTTTGAAATTAATGAATAAATGAATGAAATGAAATGAATGAAAATATGAAAACGGCAGTTTGCCGATTTTACTTTACGAAATAAACAAGGGGAACAATCCCTTTGTCGTGATAAGTATTCCAATAGTCTTCCTCTTCTTCTTCGTCATCGAATTCTGGATAATCATCCATAGCGAAGTACCAGTCATCATCTAAAGTGAATAGAGTCTGAAACTCTTTCCTGTAGCTGTCATACTCTACACAAACAAAATCAACGATTGCTTGGAGGAGCTGATCCTCATGACGAGAAACTCGTTTCCAATACTTAGAACCTTTTGTCCTCGCTTGGTTCTGGTCGCATATCGATATGATATCTGTTTTGCGAAGATAACCAAGGAGTCCGGCGGAATTATAGATTGGCCAACACTCAACATTCAAACCTTGAGGATCTGTTATGAATTTTGCATGACCAAAAGTGTAATTTCCACAAGTTCGGTAGTTATCGTGGAACTCGTTTTTGTGAGTCTCTTGATTTTTAGGAGCTTCTTGTTGGTATGCGATTACGAATTCAACCTCGATATCGTCATCAAGATGCTCCAATATAGGTCTTAATTCTTTGACTTTCATGTTTTTAAATTTATCAAACCCAGAAACTCTCATCGTAGGAATCATCTCCTCCAAAAGGGATCCACTCGATAGTTTCTTTACTTTCATTATCCTTTTTGTTGGATACGATCGCGAAGTTAACCTCAAGATCATCGTCAAGATATTCTAGGATTGGTTTGAGCTCTTTAACTTTCACAAATCTCGATGTTTTAACATTCGCCTAAGCTTTCTTAAAGCTTTCGACTCAATACTTCGTATATTCTCACGTGTGCATCCCATGCTTTCGGCAATATCGCATTGGGTCCGGTTATCTACATACCTTTTCCTGATGATATCCTGCTCTCTTTTCGTGAGCTTGGAAATCAGCTGCTCGAAGGTGTACATAGTCCCTTTTTCTTCTTCATAGGAACCAACCATCCAATCCTCAAAGCCAACCTTTCTTGGGACGCAAGAGTCATAAAGGAATTCATCCTCCTGACTTTTCTTTTCGAGCTCTCTATGTTCTGTGTTAAGAGCTCGCCACTGGTTGATAGGCATACTAACGATAGAATTTTTGACATTCGCCATGATAGTTTGTCTAATCCACCAGACAGCATAGCTGATGAACTTGAATCCACGCGTAGGATCCCATAGATCAGCAGCCTTGACAAGACCAATATTCGCGTATTGGATTAGGTCCTCAATAGGGATATTGGTATAGGCGTACTGCTTGGCAACGCTAATAGCGAAGCGGAGGTTGTGCTCTATCAACTTATCCCTACTGAGGCTTGCCTCTTCCTCCGCAGAAACTGGTTTGTATTTGTTAGACTCATGAAGCCACCAGTCATCACGAGCAAAGGAACGCATGTTCCCGATCTTTAATTTTCTCATTTTCTCAATTCGTCCTCCATATTAATCAATAGGTAGAACTCAAGCAAAATAATTGCTATAACAAATAAAACGATCATATCTTCTATTTCCTAAACCGATCATCAAGACGTACACTTGTACTTCATAATTTTTCGATTGAATCTTTAATATTCAAAGGCGGAGTCGAGAACCAGGTGTCAATTGATTTAATGTAAACGTAAGTCTTATCTTGTAAGATTACACTTACGAAATCATTAGAATCAAACAAGGTTACATGCCTATTAATAGTGACAGGCAGGTCAAACCTCACAAATCCTTTGACAGTTACCTCTTCCAACTTGGCAGAGCCACCAATAAAAGCATAGTCCATAATGGTGCAATTCTGCCCGATCTTAGCAGAATCAGTAACAATAGCATGATCACCGATTATTGCATAGCTGTGAACAAGAGCGTCGCCACTTACCTCAGCATATCCTCTAATCTTAGCATGACCACGAACCATGGCATTACCACATACAATGGCACTATCACTGACTTTGGCATTTGAACTGACGAGAGCATGACCACACACACGCGCACTGTTAGAAACTTCAGCGCAGTTTATGACCTTGGCATTGCCAGATATCATAGCGTCATTTTTTATGATAGTATAGCCAGAAACCTGGGCATTCTGACATATGCAGGCATTATCCATAACCTTGGAACAACCCCTGACAATAGCATTACCATAGACCTTAGCATTGTCACGAATAGTGCCGTTGTCAAATATCCTAGCATTGCCAGTAACGACAGCATCGCCATAGACCAAGCCGTCACCATCTACCCATGCGTTCTCTTGAAGGTTTGACTCCTTCTCAATCCAGCCACCTTTGTCTCCAGGTATGACGAAATGATCGCCAACACTGAAGCTTTCGGTAGCTTCGATCCTATGCAATGTGAGATCACCCATCTTGAGGGTCTCATCAGTTATCTTGTATCTCATAACAAAAATACTTGATTATATAAATCTAAGAACTGAGTTCCAAACTGCCATGCACGTTCACGTGTTTTGAAGCAAAGTCGAGGACCGAAACTTTCATTCACCTCAGTAAACATACAAGTTGTAGAGAGCTTTAATCTCTTAGTTGAAGTTGTCTGTCCAAACAATGGAGTCCATTTGTTTTGTGACCAATTAGAAAAATCAGGCACAAAGCCATCTAATTTGTTCCACGCTTCAGCAATAGTGAATAGCTTATTCAAAGCAATCAGTGCATCAAGATACTTTGGATTTATCTCTTTTGCAAATCTTGAAATCTTTTCATGCAATACAGCACTATCCCTTCTTAAATCCTTAATAACACCAAAACTAATGTTTGGTTTAAGTTCAAGTACTTGTCTTGCTTTTTCAAAATCTGTTATGCACTCGTTCACGTCCTTTATATCTACCTCTTCGACTATATAGTCTTCAATATGACTATCGTCTTCCACATAGTCCAAGATAGCCAACCATGCTTTCTTGCGAGTGTCATAAAATTCAGGCATTTCTGTCTGCTCACTACCGTCTTTATTTTTGATAACATATTTTTTCATAACAAAAACACTTGATTGTAAAGATCAACAAATTGTCTCCCGAACTGCTCTGCTCGTTCTCGGGTCTTAAAACAGAGCCGGAAACCAAAACATGCACTCACGCTACCAGTTGCATAAGCTACAAACGCGGAACCAAGCCGTATACCACCCTTGCAATACTCAAAGAATGGATACCATTTGGCTTGTTCGTAATTTGCAAAATCGGGAACAAAATTATCCTCTTTATTCCATGCCTGCGCAATAGTGAATAGCTCGTTTAGGGCAATCAATGCCCCAATATGACCCATATTGAGTTCGATATCCGAAAAACGGAGCGACTCCCTTGCAAGAACAAAATTTGCGGAGCCAACAATCAACTTCGCTTCTTCGAAACTTAAGATTTCACTATCTTCTTCTTCAATAGCAAAATCAAACAAAGACAGGAAACAATCTGATCTTTTGTTGTGATGATGAATATAATCCATCAAGGTTTCCTCAGCTTTCTTGCGTGTATTATGCATAGCAGGCATTACTGTCTGCTCACTACCGTCTTTATTCTTAATAACATATTTTTTCATAACTTATTTTTGTTATTCAAACGCTTTGTTGAATAAATCAACAAATTGTATTCCAAATTGTTGTGCGCGTTCACGTGATTTAAAACAGACATGAACACCAAAATCTGCAGTAATACTTACTGGTGAACAGCTTACGCCAGCATACACAAATTTTTCGGTATTCTTGCTATATTTGAACCATGGAAACCATTTCTTTTGAGAACTATTCGAGAGATTAGGTACGAACTCATCCAGCTTATTCCATGCTTCAGCAATGTTAAATAATTGATTTATGGCAATCAAAGACGCCAAGTGTTTGTAATTAATCTCAACATCGCGAAAACAAAAAGACTCTTTTGCAAGAACAAATTCGGCAGAGCCTATGACCTGTTTTGCTTGTTCAAAGTCTGGAATGATTTTACTTGGTTCATCACATTTTTCTACTTCAATAATGAAGTCAAACAAAGACAAGTATTCCTCAGTGAATTTATTGCGGCTATGAATATAACCCATCAAAGTTTCCTCAGCTTTTTTCCTTGTATCATGCACAGCAGGCATCAAGTACTGCTGAGTCCCGTCTGCGTTTTTTATAATGAATCTTTTCATATTTCACAATTAACATCTGGATTTTCCTCAAAATCATATCTCACGTCTTTGTTCATCTGGAAAGCGATAGGAGACTTATCAAAAATTTCAGCTTCGCAATCCTTGATGGCATCAACACAAGATTGATAATCATGAAACTCGCGTTCTGCACTCTTCCAGATTATATTTTCCCTGTTACTTTATAACAAGCGAAAGGGTTATGGTATTATCGGACACATGAGCACCCAATATACCATAACCCAATGGCTTACCATAGACTCTATACTTCAGGTATCTATAGCCCGAATTTCTTAAAGCCTTCATATCGTTTTTATTATCTTTTTAATTCTCTCAGATTCATCCCTATTTGGGAATTCCACGAAAAACCGGTCTTTTGATTTGACATACAAGAACTTGCCAGAACCACAACAAACATATACGAAATCATCGTTGCTTTCCAGTACTAGTTTTTCAGAGATGCTGACACTGCAATCAAAATCCACGTCTTCACCAATAATGACATCAGAACCAAGAGTACAGCTGCCTTTCACTGATCCGTAGACAACACCAGCTACAACAGCACTGCCGCCCACTTTACCACTTATACAAGCATTGTTATATATTATAGCATGATTGCTAATCCTCGCATTCTTGTTAACACGAGCATTGCCATATACCATGGCATAATCCATAACCTTACCGTAAACAGTGGCACTATCGCTAATGTTGGCGTTTCCGCCAATAGCAGCTTCACCACAAATAGTGGCTTCATTAGTAACAACAGCATGGCACAACACCCTCGCCTTATCACTAACAATAGCAGATCCCATAATAGTGGCAGAGTTATAGACAACAGCTTCGTCACTAACGATAGCTTCGCCTATAACTCTCGCATTCCCGAAAACCTTAGCATGGTCACGAACGATGGCCTTATCGCTAACTTTCGCATAACCATACACCTTTGCGCAGTCTTTGGCAATAGCATTGCCATAGATTATAGCATGGTCACTAACAACAGCGTTATCGTAGACCATGGCATTGTCAGCAACCCAGGCAGTTTCGCCCAGGTTGCTTTCACTCTCAATCCAACCACCTTTTGTTCCAGGTTTGATAATAAAATTACCAAAACACATGGTACTCGTGGCTTCTATTCTGTGGAGTAGATGACCGTTATGCACGGTGCTCTCTATTATCTTATACATAGTTCTTTTACCTTTTGTAATACGGCAGGATTACCAAAGCCCTTGTTCATTGGCTTGATGTACACGTAACCCATCTCACCGTTGGTAATGAAGATAATGTCATCGTTGCTCTTAATCTCACACTTACCTTTTAAAGTGCAAGGAAAAGACAGACGAAAATCAGGATCCTCACCATTGATGACCAAGTTGCCTTCAATATGGGTATAATTGGTTATGTAGCCATAACCCTTAACAATAACCCTATCCTTGATGATGACGTGATTGCCTATTGTAACATTACCTTCAACGATTACGTTATCCCTAAGACTTGAATCACCGAAAATACAAGCATCACCGCTAACAGTGACAAAATCGTACACTTTGGCGCCACTATATACCTTAGCATTGCCACATATTACAGCATAATCCATAATGACAGCGTGATCACTGACTCTAGCATTACCACACACTACAGCATGACCACTAATCCGCGCATCACCACCAATATTTGCATTGTCGAAAACTCTGGCATACTGACCAATCCTTGCATTCTTCTGAACGTAAGCATTACCAAATACCTTGCCCTCAATCAATGCATTACCATCGGCTACAGCATCACCATATAGGTAGCCAGTAACCCATGCATCGTCTTGTAGATTGTTGGGTTTTTCAACCCAACCACCTATATCACCAACCTTGACACCATGAAACGGCATGTCACGGTCAGCCTGAATCCTGTGGAGGACATGACCATCCACAATCATCTCACAATCTTCTAAAATCTTCATCTTTGTTTTTTTAATCTATTTATATCTTGAATTTATCTCTCACACTGGGAAAGAAATATTCCATGTTATAAGACATACCATGAATAGGACGCATCTCCCATTTTAACCATGGACGATTACCACCTAGCGGATCATTGTTATATCTGACCTCACCAATGGCTTCTTCGTAACACTCATATTTCTCACCTTCTGAATTGGTCAATAATATACCACACTGGAACCAACGAAAATCATCGTAATAATAACACATAAGGTTGTACGTTAAACCGTGAGGACTACGTACAACCTTAAAAGTGATATCTTCCATGCAGTAATAACCAAACATGTAGAACTTCCTAATCATCCATAAATGCACTTAAAATAAACGCAACTATAAATGTACCTACTACAAGAAAAAACCAAACACAATCACCCATTTTCGTGAAATTTAAAATCAAATAATATATTTAGATTCTATAACCTCGAAATCACCATATTTTGCCTCGGTGATAAGCATTCCGAAATACTTTCCAAAGTGTTTGGCTATCTCCTTTGTCGCACAACCAAGGAAACTGACATCACTATGGCATTTGCAAACACCAGTCTGATAATTGAAATCACCCAAACCACTATTGATATCATAAGTAACATAGCCACTAAGGACGCCATATCTAACGCCTTCAATCTTAACCATACCTGTTACTTGAAGAATACCAGAATTGAGCTGCTCTTTGTAATAATTATAACCTTCAGGTATAGTTACCAAAGGGTTATAAGGATAGTAAAGAAAAGAATTTCTCGGATTTTTTGCAAAATGCATATCATAGCCCAAATTCAAAGCGCGTCTGATAATGTTCAATTTGAACATAGCAGCAGACGCTATACTTATTGTGGCAATAAAATCAACATCAGAAGCACCATGATGAAGACCAAGAACTTTACAAGCCTTTTCGAAAGTCGTGATATCCCTGAAACTACCCACTAGCGCATCTTTATCAAATGCCTGAAGAGCAAGTTCCCTGAGCTCCTTATTCCCACTCTTAAACCAAGATCTAGCCTGATCCAAAGTGATAGTTATCTTTGTTTTCATATCTTAAAATTTTTAAATCTTCAAACAGTATAGATAATGATACAATTAGCCTTTTTTAGATATTCTTGTCATACAAAGTATGACAAAAGAATATCTAGCACAAAATACAAGGACCAGATGCATTTTTGCAAACGAAAAAAATTGCAGAATTTTCGCCACGAATTTTTGGGGCCGAGGTGGGTGTAATAGTAAGGTAGTACACCGAAAGGAGAGGTGAGAAGTGGAGAGGACTCTCCACACGTTCTTGCAATTATACTATTTTTTTATAAATTGCAAGTATATATAATAATGTACGCGCGTACATTATTATATAGTGTTGCCCTAGAAGAGTACGATTCTCCAATTACAGAACCAAAATCTGTCGTGTTGCCAATTACACCATAGGGCAAGCCTTTATACGATTTCAAGACAGGGCTATCTACCTTAGAGTCGTTGTCAATTCTGCTTATCTAAAAATGATAACTTTTAAGATTCTCCAATAAAGTTATCGAAAAATGCTGACATTATACGATAAATCTAAGTTTTGCAACATTAGACTCACTCCTCTATTTACTCTCCGATTACTTATTACGTAATTTTTCGTCAGATTTCTTTCGGATTCAGCACACCTGTTTAGCTTTACATCTTTTATTAATGCAAGAGGCTTGTGTGGAAGTTACGTTCGGTCGTTAACCGCAATAATTGTAGCGAGAGCGGGACTCGAACCCGCACGCTTTACAGCAGAGGATTTTCAGGGTTTTCCCTTGGACTATGTCATTGCCATATTTTTCAACTTAGGCAGCTGGTATATAGTCTCTACACGTTTTATTTAGCTCGGCGTTCTTTTACTTCGCCGATTTAGCCAGCTTCTACATAGCGGTTTCCCTTCTATGCACTCAAATTAATGTTCCTACCTCTGTAATGATCAGTAAATGCATGACAATTAGGGCATAGTATCTGAAGGTTGGAGATTCTCAAGTCATCCTTTATACCATTTACATGGTGTAATTCTAACTTGATTGGTTTTCCTAACCATTCAGTTCTATTACAACATTCACATTTATGCTCTTTGATGCCAGCTTTAAGAAGTCTCATTCTTAAACAACTGGTATTTGTATAATCTGAATGCTCTATTAAGATTTCAGACAAAGGCCTTTCTGGTTTTATTTGTCTGTATCTTTTTCCCTAATTCCATGCCATCCCAGTCATATGAGAGGTGTCTAGATTTAATTCGGAAATTTTTCTTTTTACAGTTTCGTAATTACTGCCTGCAACCTTTAAACCAATCTTTCGTAATACCTAAGCATACGAGAGACTAGTTTGTACTGCTTCAATGAAAAGTTCATCGGTCCATTTTCTTTTTCTCATATATCATTTCTTTTTGGTGATACACAATAATAAGATAATAAATCGAGATTTCCAAATTAACCTATTCAAACTTTTTCTCAAAGTCCTCAGCGGCTACCGATTACGCCATCTCGCCGAAAAACCCCCGCTCCTAAGAGCTAAGGGGAAAACAAAGAAATATGTGAACCTGGTCGGACTCGAACCGACGCCTCATAGCTTAAAGGGCTATTACTCTAACCAACTGAGTTACAGATTCCCACAATTATACTATTTTATTACAACTTATAATAATCTCTCAAAAAATCACTCAACTTTACTTTTCTAAAACTCCAAACATTATTGGCATACTTAAAGAAAGTCATATCGACAAATCCATTTGTTATCTTAATGGATGCGTCATCAAAACTTGTCGGTATTACAACTTTATTGTTTTTCACTGCCCAAATCCTGCATTGGTCTGCTTTTATATCAGCATTATAAAGTGTTGAGTCCTTTACTACACAACCGAAGAAGCTGCATTCTCCGATAATATTGCAGTTTGTGATTGTTGATTTATCGATACTACAAGAATGTCCGGATATCTTACAATCCTTTACAACACTATTTTCAAGAACTACTTTTCCGTCAAGCTGTGTATTATCTATTTCTGTTCCAGCAATACGGATTTTTGATTTGGAGTTTATTGTTGAGTTGCGGATTACTCCGCTCTCAAACTCTAACACATCATTGGCAATTTTTGTATTTATTATCTTTTTCATTTTATCATGTTTTTGATTCACTCCGCGCGTGCCGCCGTCCCGAGCCTGCCCACTCACGCTGACGCGTGAGCCGCCACGCCGGCGACGCGCTCCGATTGTAGAGAGGGTGCGCGAGATTAAATATACGTTAATATGGAATTCCTATACGTTAGGGTAACATTTTTGCACACCGGCGTTTCTATTTTTGCACACTAGTGTTTCTATTTTTGCATACCTACTATTAAATTCTGCATTCGTTTTTCAAAGAAGTTTCGAAACGAGCATCAGATTATAACGAAACGAGCATCGATGACATCGAGATGGACCGATAGGTACATCGACATGTCGGGAATCTACGTTCGTTCTAGTATATCTATGTTCGTATACCAAAAATGTTACATACCCCTACCAAAAATGTTACACG